GTAAACCCCTTAACAACCCAGTTAAAAGTATAATGATTTTCAAATCTTTTGTCAAGAAAAATTTTTTACTCAAATTATTTCTAAAAAACTATTGACAAATATAATAGCTATAGTTTATAATATAGTCAACTCATAAAAGAAAGGATATTACATGGAACTAATTACGGTAGAAAAAGCACGACAAATGAGCAACGCTGCGCTAGAAAAAAAGAAGACCGAACGATTTGAACGTGCCAAGAAATATGACTATTTTAATACTGTAATGGAAGAGATTACCGCAGCCGCCAATAGCGGTAAGACAAAGGTAGAACTTTTCCCGCATGATTCAGATTTCTATGATAAAATCATTCAAAGCGGTAAGCTAGTGCCAGCAGAGGAAAAGGATTTCTCCAACCAGCAAAAAGAAGTTTTTGGAGCTATTGAAGAGTCTCTTGGCTATAATGTAGTATGTAATTCAAATTATCAAGCTACATTTTTCCGTGGCATTGACCGTATTGATATTACAATTAGTAGGTACTCTATTTATTGGTAGGCTAAAATGAAGCATACTTTAATTTTAATGTGCGGTGTACCTCAAAGTGGTAAATCTGTATTTGCAAAGGCAATTCAAGATTCGCACGAAGATTGTATGACAATCAAACGAGACAATTGCCGCATGTATAATTCAGAAGATGCTGATACAGTTAACAAACGTTTCTACAATGCAGTCAATGTTGCTCTGAAATCACATCGATATGTTGTGGCGAATGACCGAAATATCAATCGCGTTGAGCGCGATAAGTTTTTTAACAACGTCAATTATAATGGTTGTGAAGTGATTTGTGTTTGGGTTGAAACTCCACAGAATGTAGCAGTTGCGCGTAACAAGAATCGTGATAAATATCATCGTCTAAGCGAAAAAGAAATTGCAGATATGTATAGGTGCAAGACGTCTCCGCAAGATAATGAGCCGTTTGACAAGATTGTATTTATTTCAGAGCAGCAAAATTACGCTATCGGCACAAATAATATGCAAATCTTGCCAATCATTGACCAACTAAAGTCAATCTAGTTTTACAATTAAATATTAAAATCAACTACGATGAAAGGTTATAATGTTTAAAATTATTATTTCTATTATCGGTGTACTTGTTGTACTTGCGGGAATTATCGCATGTCTGTCTTTTTTCCGTGAAGACGAACACGAAGAGCGTGTCAAGCTAGTACGACGAGCAGTAGTTATCGTGCTTGGTCTAATTGTCATTGGCATTTGCTGTGTTTACTCACAAGACGTAGGTGAAGTAGTCGTTCTTCGTTCTCTTGGCGGCAATCTAGCCGGGTCTACTACAGATGCAGGCTTTCATTTTACCGCACCTTGGAACAATATAATTACGTTTGATACGCGTAATAACTTAATAAACTTTTACGGTAAAGATACAGAATACTCCTATGATGGTGGTTCTGCTGAGGGTCCTTGCGTAACTGTAAATGATAAGTCAGGTTCTTCTGCTAATGTAGACATCCAGATTAACTACAGTCTTGACCCGAAGACAGCCGAGTATCTTTACACTGAATACGGAACCCAAGAGAACTTCACCAAGAATTATGCAGCTAATGACCTACGTTCTGTTGCACGTGAAGTTTCAGGTCAATTTGATACTATTACAATGCTGACTGACCGCGCTCAGTACACCAAGGCCGTCCAAAAAGCTCTTGAAAAGAAGTGGTCTAAGATTGGTCTTACTGTTGAACAGGTAAGCGTTCAGGATATTTCTTATGCTAAGTCCATTACCGATGCTTATGCTGATTCTCAGGCTGCAGAAGTAGAGAAAGCTAAGGCTCAGAACCAGCAGGAAACTGCAAAGATTAAGGGTGAGACTAAGGTTATTGAAGCTACTAAAGAAGCAGAAGCAAACCGTGTACTCAACGAGTCTCTAACTGATAATGTTCTAACACAAGAGTACATTGATGCTCTAAAAGAAATGTCAAAGAATGGTAATACTGTCGTTGTGCCGCAAGGGTCAACGCCAGTAGTCAATACAAAATAATATAAATTAGTCCCAAAGTTTTTATTGACTTTGGGACTTTTTTATTATATAATAGATTCAAATAAAATCAAAGAGAAAGAAGAATTATGGGAGTTGATGCTATTACAATTATCTGCATCACTGTTCTTGTGATTGCGGCAATTGCTGGGAAATGTTATATGGAGCACATAGCTTTAGAGACTCGAAAGATTCGCTCCAAAGCAGGTCCGCAGCAGAAAAATCTTGACAACGTTCCATATACATGCGAGAATATTTGGAAGAAGAAATAATGATTGGCTTTGCTATTGGTTTCTTTGTAGGCTACATTGTAGCATGTCTTATGTTTAATTCTAGGGAGTAGTAATGGCAGATTGTCTGTTTGTACTATATGTACTTTTTATGTGCGGCTATTCATATGTTGCATTTGCCGCACGATTTGAGAAGTTTCGTTTTGAAATCTATAAGGCATTTCTTGATATGATTCAGATTCTAGCTTAGGGATTGTATTATGCGTGATGTAAATCGAATCTATGATATTCTCGTGAAGTTTCAAGACCTTTGGGAACAGTATCCTGACCAACGTTTTGGGCAGATTATCTCTAATTATCTTGTAAATGACAAAGAAGATATTTTCTATATTGAAGATGATGAACTGTCCAAACGCCTTACTGACCAGCTTTCATTGATTGAGTGGTAAATATGAATGTTTATTGTCTGTTAGATGCTATTGATGATGATATGCGAAATAACTTATATATTTCATTTGCGATGTATAACATTCCTGAAATGAGCACTCCTTCTGTTCCATTTAATGAATGGATAAAGGAACAACATGACGCGATTTTAAAGGCAGATGTGGTTACTTTCAATATTAAAGTTGATAAGAACTATGGATATTTAATACTTACTATTCTAGTTAATATGTAAAGGATATTATGATTACTCAGTACTCGCATGGTATCAATACCGAAGCAAAGCCTAGTAACAATGTAATTGACATTTATAAGAAGTGGTCTGCTGAGGAAATTCGTGCGGCACTTCAACCTAACCGTATGCCGCTAGTGAATATCTGTATCAATCTCGACCACGGTTTCAATGTAGGCTCAATCATTCGTGCGTCTAATTGTTTTCTTGCAAAGGAAACCTATGTCGTTGGCCGCAAGCGTTTTGACAGAAGGGGAGCGGTTGGCAGCACTCATGTAGAGCGTGTATATCATGCGGATAATTTTGATGAAGTCATTGAAATTCTTCATCCTCTTGGATATAGTATCTTTGCTGTAGATAATATTCCTAAATATAATCCTCAGAATATTTTCGATGCAGATATTCCAATGAAATCCGCATTTGTATATGGTAGCGAGTGCGATGGTTTGCCGCAAGAAATCATTGACAAGTGTGATGAAATGATTTATATTCGTCAAGATGGTAGTATTCGTTCATTAAATGTTGCACAAGCTGCCGCGTGTTGTATGATGGAATACTCTCGGCGTTATAGGATGAAAGGTTAGTATGCGTTATTGTAAAATTCAAGCTGTTGTAAATGATACTCAATATACTTTATATGGACAATTTGACAATCTTATTTCATATGATGAAATTGAATATTATATCTCCGAAGCGATTGACTTTAACATCGAAGATGATGAAGAAGAACCTGACTTTGAAATTATGTTGATGGACGATTTTGGTGCAGAGTTTAAGTGCGAGGACATGTCTTTGAACGATTGGCTTTCAACTGTTATCTGTGATTACAAGCACGTGCGTCCTATCCTTCAAATCTATGTTTTAGGAAATCTCATGGATAACATGGTTTCTATCTATCGTTCATATGAGGAAGATATTAGTAAAACTCCACAGTATCTTTATCTTAGCGGTGAAGTAAGCAAAGAAGAAGGTCGCAAATATTCTGCTGCATATGTCGTAGCGCCAGACAAACAGCGCGTTGAAGTGATTGAGGACGGATGGAAAGACCTGCTTAGTCGCATTAAGCGTGATGGCAATATTGGTGGAGTATATATTAAGACAGGTATCTTTACTGTATTCGATGTGCCGAAAGAAGATTATGAGCGATATAAGAAGAATACGGAACTAGTATTAGATTAAAGGTGGGATTCTATTGAAAAACAGTATCCAAGTTAACGTGTCTATTCCTCGTGGTATTGATGCCGTCAATGTGCTAGGCCCATCAGATAGGTATGTAATGGCAGTAAAAGAGCAAATTGACGATACGCTGCGTGTTAATCTTGGACGATCTAAAGAAGAAAATAATATCGTAATTTTTGGCAAAGAGAAATCTGTCCATCAAGCCCAAGAGGTGTTTGAAAAGCTGATTGAAATTGCCTGTTCAAAAGATGAAATCAGTACAGATGAAGTATGTCTATTAGCAAAGCAAAGTGCAGATGGTGGTATCTTTGATAATTCTGATTCTTCTACCACTATTCTTAAATATGGTAAGAAGGAAATCAAAGTCCGCACAGAAGGTCAGCTTGAATATCTGAATAGTATGCGGCACAACGCTATCACTATTTGTATAGCCCCAGCTGGCTCTTCGAAGACTTACACAGCAGTATGTTATGCACTGTCTCAGCTTATCAGTAAGAACATTGATACTATTGTTATTTCTCGTCCTATGGTTTCAGCAAAAGGAGAAGCAGATTTAGGCGCTCTTCCAGGCACTGCCGATGAAAAGTTTTCATTATATGCACTTCCTATGATGGATGTATTTGAACGAGTTCTCGGGCGTGAGAAACTTGATTCATATATTGAAAAAGGTAAAATCAAAATGCTGCCGCTAGGATATATGCGTGGATGCTCCCTATATAAAACTTTTCTTCTCGTGGATGAAGCAGAGAACATGAATACGATTCTAGGAAAACTCGCAGTCACACGTATAGGAGAAGATTCTAAGATTGTTCTATGCGGTGATTTGGTTCAGCAAGATTCCAAAGGCGAAAGCGGTCTTGAATATCTTGCCAATAGTCTAAAAGATGTATCTGGTATAGGCGTAGTGCGTATGACAGAAGCAGATGTTGTAAGGCACGCTCTTATCACTAAAATGTTAAATGCTTTTGCCGCATACGATGAAAAATAATTATTGACTTTCGAATTATTTTATTCTATAATATATTTAGTTTAAGAAAGGATGCGGTCATATGAATTGGAACGATTTATCACCAGAAGCAAAAATCTATATTGAGTTAAGCCCTGTAGAGTTTGCAAAAACTTCTATGGCCGCTTCTATCTCTCTATTGGAGAATGCCAATAGCACTAAAGAGTATGAGCGTATTATCTCGAATTGTGTAAACTTGCTTACGTTATGCGGCAAGTCGATTGGTTATCATCCTAATTTTACTTTGGTGAAATAAAGTTCTTGACGCTGGATACATCTTATGATATTATATATAATATAAGATGTGAAAGGATTTAATAAATGGCTGAGTTTAGTAAGCATGATATGAAGATGTTTGATTTGGCGCGAAAGGCGGCACTGGAATCTACATATGAACCTTTTAAACTCGGGGCGGTAATCTCATACAAAGGACGTGTCATTGCTACTGGTCATAATAGTCGCAAGACTAATCCTTTGCAAAAGAAGTATAATCGCAAATATAGAACTTTTAAGTATAATGGAAAGCCTATTCATGATTATTTGCACGCTGAAATGGGTTGTTTGCTAAACATTCCAAAGTGCATTGATATAAATATCAATTATAGCAAGGCAAATATTTATATTTATCGTATCTCGCCAGGCAAGCCACTTCTAATGGGCAGAAGTTTTCCTTGTGCCGCATGTCTTAACGCTTTGCGAGACAAAGGAATTCGCCATATCTATTATACAGATGATAATGGTTTGGCTTTTCAAGAACTTTACTAAGGTGATAACATGTTTATTGTAATTATAGGAATTGTTTCTATTTTTCTTTTTTCTGTATACGCATATTACTATGGAAAGCGATTTAAGTAATGAATTGTATTATTATTCCTGATAAGGAAATGAATTCATATATTACAAAGCTCAATCCGAATTTTGTATTTGTATGGTGTGAACAGTATACCACACTTGTAGATTTCGTTAATGGCAAGCGCGTTCCTGTTCGTGATACATATGACGCAATTGTTCCGCATTTTATTCTTGCATATGGCGATGACGAAGCTAAGAAGACTGTTGGCGATGCTGTACTGCACAACAATTTGACAGAAGCCACTCAAATTTATCACGACACTAGCCGCAAGGTCTATATCATCACTTATTAGACAAGTTCTAGACAATCTGTTTGACGGGCTATTAGCTCAAATGGATAGAGCAAAAGACTTCTAATCTTTAGGTTACAGATTCGAGTTCTGTATAGCCCACCAGACAGATTGTCAGACTTATATTAGACAGCATTTTTCTTTGAAAGGATTTATTGTGAAAATTCGTGACTGGGACGAACTTGAGTATAGCAATGATGATACTTTTGAAAAGTTTTCCCACAAAGCAAAGCTAATTCGTCAGCGCAAAGACGATACTTATAAAGCAAAACGTAAGGAAAAGTTAGAGCGCATGGAATTTGAAGAAAATGCTACTAAGGGAGAGGACTAGTTCCTCTCCCTTTTTTTTGTATGAAAAAATATTTGCCGCACAGTTATATATATGATATAATATTATTAAACTAATAGAGAGGAAGATAAATGAACGAAGTCGATATGCTGCGTAACAATCCGCTCGTGCGCGAGAAGCATCTTGCAAACGGAATCTCGTCCTTTAATTTTTCAAACAAGTGCTTTTTTGATAAGGCATGGGACTCTGTTAACACAAAAGCGCGAGGACTTTTCGTAAAAAATAATAACGTTGTTGCACGTTCGTACAATAAGTTCTTCAACATCGGAGAGCGTCCCGAGACTGAAATGGATAGCCTGCGAGAGAATCTTGTGTTCCCTGTGTGCGCATATGTCAAGTCTAACGGATTTCTTGCGATGATTTCTGCTGACCCGACCGATGACGGCAAGCTGTTCATCGCATCCAAGAGCACGAATGAGGGAGATTTCGCAGGATATATCCGTGACGTTTTGGATAAGACGTTGACCACTGCACAGCAGGAGGAATTCGCAGAATATCTGCACAAGAATGACTGCACTGCTGTCTTCGAGTGCATTGACCCTATCCATGACCCGCACATCGTTGAGTATAGCCACCCTCACCTTGTTCTTCTTGACTTGGTGTACAATGATTTCAACTATAGTCATGCGGAGTATAACACTCTTCTTGATGTAGCTGGGCATTTCGGATTATATTGCAAGATTCTTAGCAAGGTTATTGCTAATTGGCAGGAATTTGAAGTCTTTATTGATAAGTGGGCCGCACGTGCGAATATCGAGGGCTTTGTCTTCGAGGACGCAGACGGTTTCATGGTGAAATATAAGACTCCTTGGTACAGGAACTGGAAGCAGGCTCGTGGAGTTTTGCAGCAGGTTTGGACTGGACGCGACATTGATGCTATCAAGAACATCAAGACCAAGCTGGCATTTGAACCTCGTCTTATGGATGCAATTCCTGAGTTCGTGGAAGAGTGCCGCGAGCAAGGTCGAGGAACTTGCCCATCGGTAATCGAGTTGCGTAACTGGTTTGAAAATTAATCTTGACGATTGGTTATATCATATGCTATAATTATAGTGTAGCCAAGAGAGAGGAAAAGATATGATGGCTTCTTACAACACTGCTATTCTGCATCTTGCAAATTATTATCTTGAGCATCATGACGAGATTTCTGGGTATTATCTTGATGGTGCGATTGATATGATTCACAACATTTATGGCGTTCGCGTAGAGCGTGTTTCCGCAGACATGTATAAGATTGCCGACATTTTGATGGAGGACTAATAATGCTGCACATGGACAATTCTGTGGGCAATCCCATGATGCTTCTTGCTGCCGAGGAAGAGATTGAGCAGAAGGTAAATTATGTAATTCAGACAATTGAAACTGAATATGATGGGCACGCTTCTGCCGATATTGTTTATGACCTCTTGGATGATTATGAGGTCGAGACTTCTGATTTGCCACAATGGTTGTGGAATCGTTTGGCCGCATATCTTTAATGATTTTTAGGGTGATTGTCTCTTGACAATTGCCCTTTTTTGTTATATAATATAAAATAGGTTATTATGAAAGGATGATATATGATTAAATTGGCAATTCCATTTCAATTGAATGGCGAATTGAACGATGAAGTTAAAGAGTTTAACATTCTCTTTTACAAATCTCGCAATTCAATTGAGGACCTAATTGACTTTGTGCAGGAGTATGAGGATACTCGTATCAATCTTGAATTCCCAGAAGGTATTCATATGCCTACCGTCAAGTCAATTAACAAGGTGTCAGACAAGATTTATATCCGCGTAGCACCAACAGACATTACAAAGGCCGCAGAGCTTAAAAAAAATTCATATAAGTTTTTCTTTAATCAAGATATGAAGGTTCCAACTTATTCTTGTCTTGAGTCTTTTATTAACCTAGGCGTATCTGATGTATATATTGCTGATGATTTATGTTATAATCTAAAGAATGTTCATGATATTTGTCAAGAGAACAATGTTCAAATGCGGCTAATTTTGAATCAGGTTCCGTCAATGACACTTGACCGTGGTATTAATCCAAAGGCTCCAATCTTTATGCCAAAAGACATGGATACTATCAATCCATACTTTGATGTTTTTGAATTTGAATGCGGCCTGCCATATGATTGGGCGAAGTTTGATGTCCTATATCGTGCATGGTTCATTAATAAATATTGGCACGGTCAAATGAGTGAAATCAATGAAGATGTAGATATGGATTTTCATTGTGATGCAATCCATCCAAGTTTCACTACAGGCAAGATTGATTGTGAGCGACGTTGCTGCAAACGCTTATCTAATCATTGCCGCAAGTGTGAAGATTTTCTGTCTCTTGGCGATGTCTTAAAGAAGAAGCAGATTCGCTTTACAAATTAACTAATTGGGCAAATGGTTATAATCTTTTGCCCATAATTTTCATATATTTTTAAGCAATCGTCTTGTCGTATAGGAATAGAAAGAGGAATTATCCGAATGAAATTCAGTAAAAACAAAACGAAAGCATTGGCTATGTGCTTTTCCGTAGTGGCACTTGCTGGCGTGACAAATGCTTTTTGTGTGAATAAGGCAAACGCAATCGTCGTTAATGACGAAATTACAAATGCGGTTGTCCGCACAACTACACTTGATGCTATGATTCCATATAAGGAAGATGGGTATGACAACGCTCAGACATGGCTAGTGGATAAATGTAACATGAAAGACTCTCAGCACGAGGATGTTATCTTTATCATTCAAAATTACGGAGATTATCTTGAACAGGATAACATTCTTGAGATTCAAGATATTATGGAGAAGCAATCTGTTTGCAATACTATCACAGAGCTAAAACAGTATAAAGCTCGACTTGATGGCTGGAAACAGTACGGCGCAGATAAGAAACAGAAAGCACTCCAAGAGAAGAAAGAAGCAGAAGAACGCGCGGCCCAAGAAGCTGCCGCACAAGCAAGATACCAGAATCAGCAATCTAGCTCATATAGCGCAGCTAACTATTCATATACAGATTACTCTTGGAATGGTTCAGCACGTGACTTTATTGTTTCTAAGGAAAGTGGTGGTAGTTATAGTGCCACCAATGGACGCTACTATGGCGCATATCAGCTTGATATTTCTTATCTCAACGGAGACTTATCCCAAGAAAATCAAGATAGAGTCGCAGAGCAATATGTGTCCAATAGATATGGTAGTTGGGAAAATGCGGCCGCATACTGGCAGTCTCATGGATGGTACTAAAATATTTTCAATAAAATAGTTGACTTCTAGAAAAATATTTGTTATAATATTAACGAAGTTAAATGAACAAAAGAGTTAAAAAGGAGAATGTTAAATGGCAGAATCTTATGGTCTAAACTTTAATCTAGCTATGACAGCAAATGAGGATGGTGTCGTAGACTTTGGTGTGCATGTAACAGATTCTAACGGTCTTGACCTAGACCATAAAGCTAGTGGCAAAGATGCTATGAAGGTTATTGACGAGCTAACTAGCACTCTTACGCGCGAGCTTATGGCTGTATCCAATGGCCGCAAGCAAAAGAAGGACAAGGAGCAGGCTGAGAAGATTAAGAAGGAGCGTGAAGAGCGTGCGGCTAAGCTCGCTGACCTAAAGTCTCAGGCTGAGGAAATCAAGAAGCAGATTGAGGAAATTGAAAAGGATACCAAGGATGCAAAGACTGTCCACACAAGCAGTCCTTCCTATGAGTCTCTTCTTGACCAGGATTTTGCTCGTCTACTAAAGCTATTTAGTTAAAAAAAGTTCTTGCCAAGAGGTTTAAGAAGTTATATAATATAGTTAAAGAAAGAGAGGAAGGTATCATGGATTTGTTTGTCAAAGATAAATATTATAATATTGGCTCGAAGCGCGACTTGGACGTTTGCTTGAAAGAGAACGGCTTCAACTATGATGAACTAGAGTCCATGATACTTTTCAATTATCACAATACGAACTACGCAACTGGCATTGAAGGTCTTATTGGCGATGATTTGTATGAGGTACAACACGCTATCAATTCTGAGTTGAGCGATTTGGAAAACGAGATTAAGAATCTCAATGGTCGTTCGTGTAAGAACAACACTCGTGCGGATATTGCGAATCGACTTAGTGATATTTACGCCAATCTTATGGACTTAAACCTTTCCTGCCAAGTATATGACAGGGATACGATGTAAGGAGCTTTTATGGGACAGGACATTCATGTTTATCTTGCTCGAAAGACTAACGAGTATGCGCGAAAAAATGGATGCGAGGAGTATTATCCGGTAGAGTTGTTTTATCAATATTGCGATAACGAAGACGATAATATCGTGTATGAGCATGCTCAACCATACAATGGTCGCAACTATGAGTTATTTTCTTGGCTCATGGACGGCAATGGCCGTGTATATGTAGATGAATCTGCTTATCCTATCGGTAAGTATTTTGAATACGATGACCTTGTGCCGCAAAAAATTCTCAAAGAATGGGAAAGCTGGGAAGATGGCGGCGCATATGGATATAATGCTGTTATGCTATCTGATATTATCAATCATTATAATGCAATTAGTTCTACTAAGTATGCGGTCGATGATATGCTTGAAAGTCATTCCTCTAACAATGAGCTTAAAGATAGTATCGGTGATTTCATCGAAGACATCAAGCGTTATTGTAGCATTGAAGGAGCATATTATCTAACTCCGCAGGATATTCTTGTTGTCTATTGGTTTGACAATTAAAAAAAGTTCTTGACAGACTTTATATCAATATGGTATAATAACTTTAGTTACAAGATAAAAGTTTTGGGCAAAAAGTTATAATTTTTGTTGCGCAACTTTTATATTGTAATAGTGGTGTTAGAGCCTGCAAGATTTCTAGAGTATTGCAGGCTCATTTTTCTTTTTGGTAAAGCCAGCTTAGTATAACAGTAATACATCGCTCTTGTAAAGCGAAGCAGACAGGGCAGCACTGTCAGTTGGCTCCCATATTTTAGAGTTCTATTAGAATAATATAAATCAGATTCAACCATTCCAAGTAATGTGTTTGTATTATTCTTATAGAGTGCTAATCTTAGACACTCTCCAAGTGATATAAGTAGAGCGAACTTTGAACTCGTCTGTGCTTATATCCCAAGTCAATTTTAGCGGTTTGGGCAGTCGCTATATAAATTTGCCCACTTTTGGCTCTTAGTTCAACAGTAGAACATATGACTCTGAATCATAAAATTTCTGGGCAGCACAGAAAGAGCCAGCCAAAATCATTAAAAAAAATTGCTTGACAAATACAAAGTAATTTTATATAATATAGTTAACAAATCGTGATGGTGAAGATTCGGGTTCGACTCCCGGACAAGTCTAGTTAACGGCGGTTAGTTTAATTGGTGAGAATAGCACCTAGCGATTGTGTTATAGCTTGGGGAGAGGTTATCGCTGCAAGGTAAATGTCTCCCGACTTCTATAATCTTTTGCAGGGATTATAGATTAAAGGGTTGGCGGCTTCCCTAAAACCGCTCACGTGATTATATTATCTTGCTTGCAAGATTTTATATATGCCGTCTCTGTAGCCGTAGACAATGCGGGCCAGCGTATACTTGAAAAGAAACGCCTAGGGGAAGAGGAATCTGGTATATTTTGGTAGTTTTCAAACCTCGGCAGATGTGAAAACTACTACTTTAATTGCGGAGTAGAGCAGTCTGGTAGCTCGCTTGGCCCATAACCAAGAGGTCGTAGGTTCAAATCCTTCCTCCGCGACCTATTAAAAAAATACTTGACAGATAGCCAAGTAATTTGATATAATATATCTAGAAGAAAAGGGAAAAAGGATAGTCAACAGTACCGTCAACAAACCAGTGACCCTGCGGCTTATTGCCAACACCCAAAAGTGTAATGCTCAGTACGCTGTTAGGTTTGACCATTTGTTTTCTTCTAGTGCAGTAAACCAAGAGAAAGGCAAGAAAGTATGGCACAGTCAATTGAGATTATGGAGCAGCGTTATCAGATGCTACTTAACCGCAAGGGCAAGAATTCAGAAAATGTCGGTATCATGCGTAAACTGCGTCGCAAGATTAACAAGGCAAAGCAGGGTGTCATTCTTTCATAATTAGTGATTTAATATGCGTGACGAGGGTTCAGTTACTTCGTGAAGATTTATGGTATGTTTAAATGCGGTACGCCGCATTTGTTAGTCTGACCCCAATTTTTCCGCATATTTTCCCTTGACTTTTTGTTTATATTATTATATAATATATATAGACCAAGAGAGAAAGAGGTTTGTTATGAAGCAGTTCGTCATTTGTCGTGAAAAGACCTGCGGTATCTATTCAATTCGTGTCAACACTGATTGTTCTACTGTTCGTTTTGAGATAATCAAAGATTTCGACACGTTTGAAGATGCAGACAACTACCTTCATAATATTCTTCTGTCTAAGTAATTCATTCTATTGGAGTGTAATTCAGTTGGTAGAATGTTGTTAACTCAACGTGTCGCAGGTTCGAGTCCTGTCACTTCAATAGAACAAAACGTGGCTTATCTACCCTGCTGGAGTGTAGCTCAATGGTAGAGCACGCGGCTGTTAACCGCGCTGTTGTAGGTTCGAGTCCTACCATTCCAGCAGAGTAGATAGCTACTCAATTTATCCAAAAGCAGAAAAGGAGCTTTGTAAATGTCGTATCCTTATAAAGATGAAGTATTGGCAACTAAATACGCTTATATCCCTGACGATGCGGCTAATGCTCCCGCTCGTAAGCAGAAAAAAACTGTAAAAAAGGCTAACCATAAGCATGATTATGGTAAGAGTATCATTATTAACTATTATGATAAATATGCTGGCAAATGGACTTATGCTTATAGGAATGTTTGCACTATTTGCGGCCGTATCGGCAATTTTGTTGACAACGAGGGAATTATCAAAAAGACTTTCCCGCATGTCAAGCCTAGCTGGTTTGGTTTTGCTGTTGCTTTTGGATATAACGATGAATTTGATGAATTTACCGAGTGGTCAAAGACTTGGTATCCTCTGATTATCTGGAAAGACTATCAGCCTTTGGATGACAAGTTTATTCCAGACGAGTTTTTTGATATGCTTGGGGTTCAGGAACAAACCAATTAAAAACGCGTCGGCACTCCGATTGGCCTTGAGAGCGGGGACTCAAAATCCTTTGGCGGTAACCATTCCGCATGTCGGTCCGAATCCGACCCGGCGCACCATTGCCGTAGTATTCCTTTAAAGACGAGGGGAAGACTGTAAATCTTCTGTCTATGACTGGCTAGGGGCGGTACCTAGATGCGGCACCAACGTTTATTAGATGCGTGATTAAGATTCAGTTACTTCATTAATTTTGGTATGTTAATATTATACACTGAATCTAACTTTTCCGCATTTACTTACTATAATGCGTGATGATAAATCAGTTACTTCATTCTGGAGAAATGCGCTTGCAGGTTCGACTCCTGTTCTGTGTTGGTACACATTCACTGATTTAACTTTTTCCGCATTTATTTTATTAAAGTAGGCGATACGTGATAACGTTTCAGATACTTCAAATCTCCATTCTGAGCTGATTACTCAAACTGAAACACCTATTTCCGTATCGCTTTCTCTTGTGCGGCAAGTGATTAGTAAAGAGTTCCTTCGTCATATATTTAAATAAGAGCAGCTTTCATTAGAAAGTAGCACCCACCCTCTTTACATTTTTTCCTTGCCTTTATTTGTAAACCCCTTTCTCGCCTATATAGTGTGCGAGCTATATAGACTCAAACGTGCGTGATTATTATTCAGTTACTTCATATAGCAATTTTTATGGCCGTTCAACACTGAATAAACTTTTTCCGCACACATTGATATTTTATAGGGACTCTCTTGAGTCCCTATTTTTTTGTTGACTATTGGCTATATATTATGTTATAATATATTTAAGAAATCGAAAGGAGATTCAATGAGCACCTTTATAGTAAGTGACACTCATTTTTCACATCAGAATATTATTAAGTTCTGTCCAGAGTCGCGTCCGTTTGATACGGTCGAAGAAATGAATGAAGCTATTGTCAAAAACTGGAATTCCATTGTATCTCCTGATGATACTGTCTATCATCTTGGCGATTGCTTTATGGGGCCGCTTGAGACTGTAGCTAAATATGGTTCTCGTCTCAATGGAAAGGTTCATGTGATTCCAGGCAATCATGATACCAAGAAGCGCATTGCTGAAATGGAAAAGCTCGGCTGGATTATCGAAAACAAGGTATCTTGTCTTGATTACAATGATGTCAGTTTCATTATGATTCACGAGCGTCCCGAGGAAATGCGTGGAGACAGCGCCAATGTCATTCTGTACGGTCATGTTCATGATGCGGCTCCCAAGGGCCTTGTTGACTGGACATATCACGTGGGCGTTGACACGAATAATCTTACCCCTGTCAACATCCACGACATTTGGCTCGATGTCCAGCAGAAGAAAATTGAGCTTGGAGAGTAAACATGTCTAAATATGGGCCAATGAAAATCTGTTCAAATTGCCGTTATTATGTGCAAAAAAGTTGTTATCGTTTTCCTCCCCAAGTAGTTCTCGACTATGATTATAATGTCCGCACTGTTCATCCTTCGCCGCAAAGTGGAGACAGGTGCGGCGAATGGGCAATTCATCCTAAATTGGAGAAGCATGAGCATGACTAAAGAAGAATATGAAATTTCATGTGAAGGTTTAAGCCATTGTCCGCAGCATAAGTATGGTAAGAAACGCTGGGGTGAGAAAGATTACTTCCATTGTGTCTGCAAAGGTCAACTGCATGATACTATCGGCGAGTCTTGTTTTCTTTTTTGTGATGTAGATTCTGACCATACATGCGGCGAATGCGTTCATTGGCTAGGTCATGTCACTTCAAAAGGAAAACGCCATGAGAAATGCGGTTATTGCTTTTATAGAATTGGTAGCATTGGAGCTTGGTGGCCTACGTGCTGTCCTAAGTTTGTAAAAAATGTTGATGGTATCAATCATTATGATTTCATCGAAGATTATGTTTTCCAAGAGACTGGAAAGAATGACTCTTCTCCCGAATGCCGTGAAGCACGAATGGCCGCACGTGAACTTTGGAGACAGAAGTATGAGTGAAATGTGTAGTATGCATCTTAATAAAATGACTGCTATGATTCTTGATTTCATTGTATATCTTAGTCAGCAGAAAGATATTGAGAAGATTGTCGATGAACTTAAAAAAGTTGACCGTGCTGTTTTCTGTGAGCTTGTTGTAAATGCTATGGCTAAGAATCCTTCTCATACTAGCATTTATTGTGCTGAGCAGTTATGGAACATGGCTCCACTTTCATCTTTAGCTCTCTTGGATTGGCTAAATGATTTCAACGAATTTTATGCTTAATTTTTCTTGACTTTTGGTTAAAAGATATGCTATAATATAGTTAAAGAAACCAAGAGAAAGAAGAAATAATGGTTGAGCCAACGAATATATGCGGTAATTGCAAGTATTATAAGTCTACAGACCTTTGGTATCTAGGCATTTGCCGCGAGCATCTTTTTGAAGATGAACCTGAAAAGGTATGCGTTAATGATTGGATGTGCAATGATGGCGAGTATGACGAAGAGGAATACAATGGAGACTAGTAAATCTGACCGTGACGCATATCTTGATCTGCTTTATGATATGTACGATGCCGACTTGGTTGATGTTGCTTTAGAGACTCTTGGCGAGAATGAGCTGCTTGACGGCATTCCCGCTATGCTAGAAGACTATTATTTTGACGAAGATTGCTAAATGAAAGTGCTGTTATGAATTTTAAGACTTTTGAAGGAAATTCTGGCGATGTATGGAAGTATGTCTTTACAAAAAAAGATATGGTCGCTGAAGCAGTTCTATATAAATATAATAGTTACTATGATAGAACTGTAATTTGTTGTAGTGTTATGAGCGGTTGTCCTGTTGGGTGTCGCTTTTGCGGCACGGGGTCTAAGTTTGTTAGGAATCTTACTGCTGATGAAATTGTAGACCAGATTGTAACCGTTTTAACTGATAAAGGTTTAATTAATGACATTAACGAAAAGTGTAAAAAGTTACAGTTTATGTTTATGAGCATGGGCGAGCCTATGTTAAATTGGACAGAAGTTGAAAAAGCAATTATCAATCTTCATCAACAGTTTAGTAATGCTCAGTTACTACTTTCGACTATTGGCTGCGATAATGATGAAACTTTTGCAAAGATGATTGCTCTATCTAAGAAGATAGATAAAATTGGTTTGCAATTTTCTATTCATAAGTCCAATGATACAGAGAGAAATGTATTAATTCCATTTAAGAAGAAGATGAATCTTCAAAAGATTAGGGATGCTGGAACTATCTGGTGGAAAGAGACAGGTAGGCATTCGTTCTTAAATTACTGCATTGATGGAACGAATAATGAAGATAAGAACTTTAAAGAACTTACAGACCTGTTTTCTCCTGTAATCTTTAATTTTACTTTTAGTGTAGTTTGCGCATCTGATGAAACCATGAAAGATGCTGCGTTTAGGAACTTAGATATTATTAAGAAGTTTCAGGATAAGTTCTTAGAAAAGGGTTATAATGTAAGGACATTTGACCCAGCTGGTCAAGATGATATTGGCGGTGGGTGCGGCCAGCTTTGGTATGTTCAGAAGTGGCTAAAGTCTCACCAATAGTTTAAAAGTAGTTACAGTAATGCGAAATTCGTACAACGGTTAGGACATCCTGCTTATAACGGGAAGACGAAAGTTCAACTCTTTCATTTCGTACCTCTAACTTTTATGGTTATTAAACTCGTAAAAATTTTTTATTGATAAGTACATATCAGTTATGCTATAATAAATATATAAACTGATATGCTCTGGTGTAGTTCAGTTGGTAGAACGATTGGCTGATAACCGGAAGGTCATTAGTTCAAATCTAATCATTGTAACCTTATATGCGGCTATGGCGGAACTGGCAGACGCGCTAGCTTTAGGTACTAGTGGGGAAACCCGTGCAGATTCGATTTCTGCTAGCCGCACCAATTATATGGGATGGATAACCAACGGAGAGTTGGGCGAAACTGCTAATTTCAGCGTACTCTTGATTGAGTATTCGGGGCAGAACCGAATCATCCCGCCTTGTATTTTCACGCTCCTATTGGCGGTGGCTTTGAAGCTGTGCCGAAAACAGCTTTTGCGGTAGAATAGGCAACGCCGCATATTGGCAGTGGTGTTAAAGCAGCGACCGAAATGAGCAACGACTAGGAAGCAGAGCGCCGCCGCCATAAGGAAGCAGAACCGAACCAGTGTTCGGACTCGCCTCGAAAGCGATGTGTCCCGTGAGGGATGGGTAGCGTCAACTCCTGCTTCTGCCATATATTATGTAGGGTAACTTCTTTTATAGGAGTTGCCCTATTTTTTTTATTGACATTCCGCATTTGAAAATGCTATAATATATTTAAAGAAAGGTCAAGAGAAAGAATACAAGATGTCTACTTTCATTTGCACTGTATGTCAAAATAGAATTAAAGAGCATGGTAGTAATGTAGATTGTGGGTATTATAATGATACTCGTCCAATGATTGAAGATACTACAAAACTATATGATAAAAGTTTTCTTTGTCCTCATTTTGTTCATGTGCGGTATCACAATATAGATGTCTGTAAGTCAAAAAAGAAATATTCTAGTAGATATGATGCGCTGTGTGCCGCAAAGACAGTATTTATCAATAACTCAAAAGTTTTACGTCCGTATAAATGTAAGATGTGTAAGTTTTGGCATTTAACACATCAGTGTAATAGTAATTACAATCCAGAAGAAGAATATAATAAAGCAAGAAAATCAAATCGACTGTACGATTAGGAGATAAATATGGCTAACCTTTATATTCTAGCAGGAATTCCTGGCTGCGGCAAGTCGTTTTGGGCGCACGAACATTACGCCGAGCTTGGTGCTAAGATTGTTTCGCGCGATTGTATCCGCTTTGAGTATATGGCGAATGACCCTGATTTCCTTCCTTCTATGGATTATTTCAAGTATGAGAAGGATGTTATTCGTGACTTCTATAATCAGATTAATGACAATCTCTGCAATGGCACCAATGTGATTGCAGATGCTACTCATATCTCTTGGAAGTCGCTTCGCAAGACCGTTGAGAATTGCGGCAAGAACGCCAACAAGATTATCCTTGTATATTTCAACCGTGGCCTTGACATTGCTTTGCCGCAAAATGCTAAGCGCGAATGTGTTGAGCGTGTACCCGAGGATGTTATCAAGCGCATGTGGGCTGGACGTTACATGCCTGCTCGGGCAAAAGCCGCATGCCTTGTAGACGAGTATATGATTGTATAGAAGGAGATTAAATGGCAACTCAAATTACACTACCAAAAGACGCCGAGGGCCGCGAGATTCCACTGGATACCGAGGTGATGTATGACGCCAACGGCAAAAAGGTACGCATCACCAGCTTTACGTACAGATGCGATGTTCTCGGTCTTTGGGCTCAGTGGAAAGTGTTCAGCCCGGATATTAGGGGCGAGAAAGACGGAATGCTCCCGGCAGACAGCCTTTACCTAACTCCGCATGACAGTTGGGGAAAGTTGGAAGAAGATTTAGATAAGTGTATTTCCAGTAATAACATCTGTCGTTACCTAAGCGAATCTGGAGAATGTTATAATTGTACTGTCGCGCCAGATAAAGCATGTCGTGGTTGTGATTCTGTAATATTTAGTTCAATTAAAGAGCGTATCAGCAATCTAAGAAGCAAAGAGTGAGCCTGCAATTATGGAGAAAAATACCATATATGACCTCAAACAAATTTTAGATGCTATCCAACGGCTAGAAGAATCTGATTCGCCTATTGGTTTTGAGTATTGCGTGTATGAAATGCCGCAAAAAGAATGTGAAGATATATGTATAATTTTGCAGAAACTTGGGTATAATGCAACCATAGGACACAGACTCGGCAGCGAGTCTACAATTATAGTTAAGAAAGAGTAGATATGTGTACATTTGATTATCCAGAACATTATAATTATCTTACAAAAGACCAGCAAGAAAGCGTTCTAAGCTGGTTTAATACCACGAAAGACATAGAACGCAGTATTATCAGCACTTCTGTAAAGAGCAAGTCTGAACGTGAGCTAAAGGCTTTCTCCGAAAACCGTGAACGTTATGAGACGCAACTTCGCGGTGCGCAGTCCATGCTACGCTCGATGGGTATCTTCGTTGAATATAATTGGCCCGGCCATGAGCATGAGTATTTTTTAGCTACTGCGGCAGATGCTGAGCGCTATCGTAAGGAGCATAAGTAATGTCCGAATGTGTTCATGGCGATGTATGCCGTGCATGGATGCGGCATACGGGTAATATTGCACCATTGCGTGCTTCTTGTCCTAATTGCCCTTGGTTTGAGCCTAAGTATCGCTCTTGCGATACTTGGTTTAATAGAGATTGTATGCGCGATTGGCAAGGTCGCCCGGTTGTAACTTGTCGCGCGATGATTTAGAAAGGTATTTTATGATTGCTAATGATGCTCGTACAATGGTATATGATACTTTATATAAGTATGATTATGATATTCCCCAAGAGCTAGAAGATAAAATTAACGAAGAGATTATTGCTGCGGCAGAGCGTATGAAGTTCCGTTGTAAAGTCGAGCTTTTCCCTTGTGATGATGAACGAGCGCAGGATATAGAATTTCGCCGCAGTATTGTTGTGTATTATCATAGCTTAGGTTATAATTGCTATGTGATTCCTCAGAATGGTTATTTTGTTCTAGTAGTGGAGTGGTAAATATGTTTTTTGTTATGATGGACTGGTTTGAAGATGGCGTTGATTCCTATCGTGGAATGAAGGTAATCCCTATTCTAGATAGTGATGCAAAGATTGCACTTTTCCTAGCACATGATATTGCCTACAATATGGACACTTGGAAAGAGTACGAGAAGCCGCACGATGTATATGTCTTCCATAGCGATAATGGTATCTTCGACGAAGATGATAACGTTATTTGCTCGTTCCTTGGCTGTGATAAATTTAATAAATGCATCGAGCGCAAGTTCAATGGACGAATTCCTAAGTACGAATAGTAGGGCTAGAAATAGCCCTATTTTTTTCTTGCTGTAAGCCATATGAAATGATATAATATATTTAAGAAATGAAGCAGAAAGGATTTTATATGGCTTCTGAGTTTGGTTTTCGCCCGTGCAAGATTGAAGATTTGAAAGGACAACCAAAAGTTCAAAAGATGCTGCGAATCTATATTAAAGCAGCACAGATTAAGAAGGAATCTTTCCCGCATACGATTATCACAGGCCAGTCTGGATGTGGAAAGACAGCGACTGCCAATGTGATTGCACATGAACTTGGTTACGGATTTAAGGCTTTCTCTGGACCTGCGATTAACGATAAGAAGGTAATTGACGAGATTCTTCTTAATCTTAAAGAGAATGATATTCTCTTCATCGACGAGATACATCGCATTTCGCAAAGACTGCAAGAATCTCTTTATTTCGCAATGGAACAGTTTGAAGCAGATGTGGTAGTAGACGGTGTAGCGACAAGGGTGAGCCTGCCGCATTTTACTCTTATTGCCGCAACTAATCTTTATGGCGGTCTTAATGATGCACTTTTGAATCGTTTTCCTATCCAAATTAAGTTGGCCGCATACTCTAAAACTGATATGGCATCTATCGTAGAGAAGATTTGTCAAGAGAAGAAAATCAAGATTGATGAAGAGAGTGTCTATAAGATTGCGGCAACTACTCGCGGTATTCCACGTAATGCCAACTCTTATGTAGCCCGTGTATATGATTTCGCATTGGTTATGAATGATGGCGTAATCAATCCTGAAATCGTTGATGAAGCTCTATATGTAATGGGAATCAATAAGTTTGGTCTTAATCAAGATGATATGGATTATATGAATTTCCTTAACAGCAATACTCGTGCTGTAGGTGTGGATACAATTTGTCTTACTCTTGGTATGGATAAAGATACTGTACAGACGAAGATTGAGCCTTATTTGTTATCCAAGCGTTATATTCAAAAACAGCCACGTGGTCGTGTTATCACTGATTTGGGCCGTTCAATGATTGAAGAATGTGAATAATGAATACAGAAGTTATTAAAGAAATTGCAAATCAACTTGGAATTGCTGTAGACGCTGTCACAAAAGAAATTATTCCAGCATATGCTTCATATGTGATTGCGGCACAAGCTAGTAGAATTATTGTCCTTGCTGTTCTTGCTATTGCTCTTTTGGTTGTAGCTCGATTTTGTATGGTTAAAAGTAAGGAATATTCTGATTGGGAGAAATTACCATTAACACAGTATCAAAAAAGTGACATAAGGACTAAATATGAAGCTCTTGAAATTATAAGTTACGTTTGCTATTGCTTAAGTGCAACTTTCGCTGGTATTGCAGTTATAGAACTTACGATTATTATTCCTTGGATTGTATCGCCTTATGGTGCTTTTGTACATCTTCTGATGCCGCATTAAAAAATTCTTGCGTTTCACTATATATTATTATATAATATATATAGACCAAGAGGGAAAGGAAATTACATGATTGGCTCCAAGGTTCTTTATAAGGCTCTGTACGGCGATGTATATGGCGTAGTCATTGATGTTCTTCTATTCTGCGATAGTCTTGTCATTGTTGATGAAGACGGCGTGTTCCACACTGCCAAGCATGAAGATGTCTATTATCTTTAAAGGAGATTGTATGTGCAAGTATTGTAATTTCAAGATGAACACCCGCTGGGGCGAGAGTATCAATTGCAATGATTACGAGAATCCAGACGAAGAAGTTGGACTTTATCTCCATTATTCAGATGTAGATAAAGCGTATTTCCTCATGGGTGAATATTGTGACAGTGAAGGCTGCGGTCTAGGTTTTTCGCCTGAGATTAAGTATTGCCCATTCTGTGGCCGCAAGCTCTAAGGAGATTTAATGAATTGCAATCTTATCTCTAACATTTTGTCGGCTTTGGATACCATCGCATATAATGAGGGTTGGCTTATTGGTGAGTATAACGGAGAAACGCGCAGCACGTTCTATTATCATGGTATCAAGTTCACAGTAGTTGGCCGCAAACAGGTACCTATCTACTTTGATATTTATTGTGAATATCAAAATGGGAAGGATATTACGTATAGCAAGATTGGCCGCACATATCTAGGCGAGAAGGGCGTGATGGGCGAAAGTCCAGTACAGAACTTCGCAGCAATGCTCTTCTGTGATATGGTAAAGGAATCGAAAATCCTTACTATTTTCTAGTTGACCTACGCTCTTTAATATTATATAATATTATTAAAGAAAGCCAAGAGAAAGAAGAAAGATATGCGCTACGTTGTTGAATGTGAACTTAATCGTTTTCAAGCATGGTCTGGTGGCAAGATTTGGTTGAAAGAGCTGATTGACCATCCAAAGGCTTACGATTATATCGTTGACCTAATTGAAGAAGCTGAATTGTATGGAGATGGTGAAGCTCGCACTGAGACTGATATTAACGATTACCTTTGGTTTTATATGAAATACGATTTGGAAGAAGCCGGTTTTTGAACGAAGACCATGAGTGGGTTGAGGATAACAACGGAGAGGAAGAGAACGAAAATGATTAAGCTGTCTGTTGGAGATTACGTTACCTATACTGGTCCTGCTGGTCTTGTAAGTGTCGTTAAGATTCTGCATTTTAATAGTAATGGAACAGTCCTCGTCAAGTATCTGAATGGCTCTACCGTTTACGTACCAGAGAACAAGTTGTCTCTATATTAATTGTAAACAGGGGCGCAAGCCCCTGTTTTTGTTTTCCAAGAGAGGAAGAAAATGAAGAGTGCCAAGATTTTGTTTGATACTATTCACGGCAAGTGCAGCAATGGTGATATGTATAATTGGAAAGCATGTAAACCAAAAGAGCATGATAATGTAGTGTCATTCGATGTGCGGAAAAAGGCAGACAATCAGCTTCTTTGCTCTTGCGCAATAAGTTGCTTTGAAGAGTACATTGAGCGTGACCCTGACTGGCCTATTGGTCGTGTACATTTTTTGTTCTATGATGATTGCGATTCGTTAGAGTTTAATGTGGAGGATTATAAATGCGAGGTCGGTAGCATCTACATGAATGACATTATCGACATGGCAATTAAGATGCTCTACCGATAATTTTATACTTGCGGCCAGTCTTATATTATTATATAATATATATAAAGAAAGACAAGGAAGGGATAAAACATGACCCAGAGCAGCAAGAAGTTCAAGCAGACTATCAATCAGGCTTTCGCTAACGTCAACCACGTGATGCAGATGTGCCATGAGGATGTGGCAATCGCAAGCATGGACGAGCAGACTTATACTTATTCTTTTGGTGATAAGCATGTGACCGTCACAGCTTGTGTTGCCTGCGAGGATTTTGAGTATGTGCCGCGATTCACTGTTGCAAAGCTCGGCAGTGATTATGTTAAGGATATAAAGGTATATAGCGCGAATTATATGGAGGGTGCGTGTATTTACGCCACTATTTGCGATATGCTTGGAGTGTAAGATAAACAAGTTTATGAATCAGCTTATCCACGATTTCATGTATGACAACGTTTCTAAGTATTCTTGGTATATACTTAATATTGTCAAGAAGCAAGAGGATAATCTATATGTCCGTGTAGCTTCTAGTCTTTCATATAAGACTGCTGATTGTAATATTCACATCTATCCTAACGGTGGTAGTTTGGATGATAGCGATTCTGCTGCTTACAATTTTGTACTATGTTTTCGAGACGGTGAAGGAGAATGCGCTGGAACTTGTGTGTGTCTTTTAGACCGTGTTTCAGATGCCGCGCACGTTCTTGACTGTCTATTGGCCGTAAGTGATTTCGATAAGGATGAATAATGAGTAAAGATTTAGCCAAGGAAATTGCCAAGAGTCTGAAAGAGTATGCCGAAAAGGTTGACAAAACATACCACGAGCGCCCTCTTTGTCATTTTGATTGGAAACCTGCTTATATTGCTATTGATGAAGCCCATCCGAACAAAGTGACGTTTGACATGGTTTATCTTGATGATGAATCTCTTAGGGCTGTGTTTCTGTTGAGCATTTGATAATTTATGAAAGTGTGCATGTAACGAAGGACAAATTAGCTTTTTCTATTTGGGAGCATCAGTCTTTGGGCGATACTTCAACAGCTACGTTCGTCATTCCATATCGCGGCGACAATGACTGGGACTCTATTGGTCAATACATCTATAGCTTTGTAGATGAAGTTGATACTTTAATGCGTTGTTATTAGGAGAGCTATGAATGATTCAAATTCTTTAAATATTCTAGAGAAAATCTATAATGCCTTAAAAGTCTATTGTTTTAATACAAACAGCGCGTGTTGGGAAGTTGGCGCTATTAAGTCTTATAAAGATGAAGATGATAATTTTGATACGTCCTGCTCTTTTGAAATTATTTTTAAATATGACAAAGAACCATTGGGATGTTGTAGTATTTTTTTGACTACAAAACCAGTGGAAGGCAGCATTGTTGTTGTATTTAATACTTATAAAGCAAACAAGAATGATGTTGTATATCCAAGTATTACTTTGCCGCCAAATCGTTGTGAGGATGATAATGATATACTTGGACATTATTTTTATCTTTTAGTTGATAAGCTGTATCTTATGACTGTTTTTTAAGCCGCACGCTTAAAATTTTTCTTGCAGATGGTGAAATAATAGTATATAATATAAGTATATCAAGAGGGAAAGGAAAGTATATGAAGCGCAACGATTACGTACAGTATCTTAACCCCTATACTCGCAAGTTCATTATCTGCCAGATTGAAGAGATTTATGGCGATGGTCATGTTCTTCTGTATGCGGTCGATACAAATGAGGCATTTCTTGTCAACACGTGGGAACTTTTGTCCTATTAAAAAGGGGATAATTTATGATTTTACCAAACGAAGTAAAAAGAAAGTCTCTTCAAAATTCCAACCTTGAGAATTATTCTCATACTCTTGAAGCGAAGATTGATGACGCTCTTAGGTATGACTCATATAAAGATCGCGTACATTGTGACATTGCTCTTAGTTGTCTTACCACTTACAGCGTTAATACTCTTTTTAAATATATTGATGCTGGATATGATGTTATGATTAGAAACGAATTTAATAATAACAATGTGACCTTGACTGTCTATCATTATTTTGATAAGGAGTAAATATGATTCAGCCTTTAGAGTTTAAGCGTGAATATATTCACAATAATCCTTCTTCTACAAATCAAAATACTACCCTTGAGACTATGATTGATGCATCTTTAAAATATAGCCCATATGATAATACTACGTATTGTACTCTTTTTCTTATTGGATTGACCGCACCTGATATTAAGGTTCTTGCCAAGTATGTTGACGCTGGATTCAGTGTTGTAATTCGCACTGCACATCATTGTGATGATACTGATGATGTAGAAGTAACTGTTTGTTATCATTATTAACATTAGTTTTAAAAAGTTCTTGCATCGTGCCTGAAATTGTTATATAATATAATTAAAGAAAGGGCAAGGAAGAAAGGTTTTTCAATATGACTGTGTGGATGAAGGCCAACATCGTTTTTAACAAGTTCTATGAGGGCGATGGTCGTTTCTGCGGCATCGAGTATACTGATTGCGTCTTCAGTAGTCTTGAGCAGCTTGAACGCATTATGACTGATATTGTCAATAAATATCAGCGCAAATATCATCTTGTTTATGAGTGGTATGTCGATAGCATTGAGAACCTTTAATCTGATATATTAGTTATCCAAGAGAGGAATTAGAAATGGGTTGGACTTATTTTTCTTTTAAACATGCGCTTGAGGATACGTACGGTGACGAGGTGCCTTGGCATGAGTTCGTTGGGCATGGTCAGGATGGTATCACTAAGTTTGTTACATGGATTCGTATCGCAATGCTGTGTGAGCTGAACGATGACCTCTATAAGTATTTTAAGCAGGTCCAGAAGGACTTTGGTAAGGAGAACTAGAGTGATTGGTGTAGAGAAGTGTAAGACCCCTGATACTGCATTTTATAGGAGCGATGCTGTGACTCATTTAGATGTTAAGGTAGCCGATCTGGCAAAGGCCGCACACCAGCTTGCGTCTTTTAATTCTAAGTTCCTTGCCAAGTTTAATTATGCTACTGACTATAATGGCAATATCATGGATATGGAGCTGTCTGATGATTTGCTTGAATTCCTTTATCCTGCGCTTATCGAAGGACATGAGAAACTAGTCCAAAAGAAACAAAAGCGTGAGGAAGAGATTTGCCGCAAGTTTAATCAAAATTCGGTCAATCAGATTAAGCGCGTCAAGTATGATAAGCCTTGGACTATTGTGTGGTGGAAAGACGGTCAAATTACTCGTTCTAAGTGTGCGGAGAATGACGTGTGGAGCGAATCCGCAGGATTCAATGCGTGTGTCGCTAAACGTTATTTTCAGACTGCTGGCGCGTATAATAAAGTCTTAAAGACTTATTGCAAGAATGATAGCAACAGCGATAAGAGCTCGTATGAACAGGGTTATCAGACGGGTTATGAAGACGGCATTGAAATTGGCTCTAAGGTTTCTGATTCATTGGTTGACCAGATGAAAGCTGAAGCATATGCAAATGGCCGTAAGATGGGCTACGAAGATGGTTATGATGATGGATTTGCGGCTGCTGAGGTTGATGCCGATAACGAAGGATATGATGAAGGTCAGAAGTATGAGCGTCAACTTCAAGAAGAAACTAATTTTGAAAACTAGATTGGCCGCACAAGGAGAGTAGAGAAATCTATTTTCCTTTTTGCCATTGGAGGTTTATATGGATTATATCTATAAAGATATTTTAGATGCCCTTAATACCACTGATGATACAGACAGTATCGCTGATTATGTCAATAAGATTGAAAGCGGTAGTGGCGAAACTTTCTATGATTGGCTCGGCAACGTGATTGACGTGTGGGACGATGAAGATTATGATTGATGAAGTGTTAGGAGTTGTCTGTCTTGTTTTTGCAATCGTTGGAGTATGCGCTGTCTTGTCTTTTATATTCTCCTGCTGGGGACATGATAATGACGCTGGCGACATTGATTGGTAGTTCTCCTATGAGCCTGCTTATCTTCACTGTCCTATGTGTTATTGGCTTTATCGCAGGTATCCTTATGATTCTATATGCGGCTAAAGAGATTGTGTTCCTTGTGCGCGAGGTAATCCAAGAGAAGAAAGAATAAGGCCATTGGCCGCATAAAATTTTTCTTGCAGTCTATCTAATAATGTTATATAATATTATTAAAGAAAGGCAAGGAAAGGATTTTAAATGACTAGCAAGTATGATAATATGCCGCTTGGCTATCTCCTTGATAGTATTGATGATTTGGATATTCTCGCTGATATTGCTAAAACCATTTGCCGCATGTACGAAAATAAAGAGAGCATCGACTATATTCATGTTCCTCTTAATGGTGTGCAAGATGTTATTTATTCAATTGCTGCTTTGAATCATATTCTTATGTCTTTTGGTTATAAGGCTTCTTGGGATTGTATGTCTTATTCGGCATCTGATGGTAAGCATTGTGTTTATCTTTGTCTTGATGAAATTAAGTCTTAAAAAGTTCTTGCAGTCTGCTCTATAATATTATATAATATATATAGAGAAAGGGAGAGGACAAGATAAAGTCTTCCAAGAGAAGGAGAAAGTATATGACCAAGGTTGAGACGATTCTTGCACAGGTTGACGGTCTTCTGGATGCGGCATATGAGGTTGTAAATGGCAGCAAGCTGTGGAAAGAGGTAACGCCGCTGGTGAACATCGCTTCTGAGATGCTTATTGAAGAGCGCAATGGCAGATACGATGCCTACTGGGTTATCTGCGAGGGTAGCGAGAAGGATATGCTCGATGCAAAGAATACCCTTGAGGACCTTGGCTTGTGCGTCTGTGATTACTACTGGCATGATGCTGACGAGTATGATGCTGCTGGTGGTCATTTGAGCGTCTATTGGACTGTCAACGATTGGGATTAGGAGCACATATGCTGTTGAGCAATGAAAAGTATGCAAAGGAAAATGTCTATTGGACTTTGGACTTCATATTTTCTGCTGCATATTATATTTATATCTGCGCTTGTAATCAGGTTTCTATTCTTGCGGCCAATAAGGATACATGTGATGATACCGAGCTACCTACTATGTATGACTTGATTGATGATGCTTTAGCTACTGGCGCAAATGACGAAGGTGAGTGCTATAATTATTGTGCTGTGACAGATAATTATCTAGCGGATATTCCTTTTGGTTGTATGATTGTTGAGAAAGACGGCAAGACTATCCTTGAGTGTATTGACTGGATTGATGGAGTGTCTAATGGCTTGGACTGATAATATCTGCATCCAAGAGAAGGATAGAAATAAATAGTGTGGTAAAAGACCTGCGGCCTATGGCCGTGGGTCTTTTCTTTTATTTGATAAAATAGACGAAGTATGTTATACTATAAGTGTATTATAATACTCTATTTAGAAAGGTTAGTTTGAAATGTATAGAGTAGATTTAGGTAAGAAGCTGCTTGAGAAGGGATATAATCCTTTTCTGGCCCTTGCGGCGCAGGAAACATCAGATTGGGTAAATCAGCGGGGTGGTAGCGGTTTTACGATGGATGATATTTTATGTATATATGGCGGTAATAAAGAAGAATTACAAGAGTCATGGGATTATGCCGTTGAGAATAAAATGCTGATTCCATTTGACGATAGTGGTTTATATAACTATAATTACAATTATAGTGTCAACAATAATTATTTTGCTCTTTTGGGTGAAAAACAAACAAGTGAGTTCTTTGGGAATTTTTGTTTTGGTTGGACTCTTGAACACGCTACTCAGTTGACCACAGCCTACTGTTGTCTTGCCAAGATGTATAATTATCAACATGATGTGAAGCATCGTAATTATATTTTCTCTATGAAGAACGTTTGTGATATGTGCTATATACCATATAATAAAACGAATTTAGGATTAGTGCATGGATATGTTGAATGGATGGCTGAGCATGATTTAATTGAATATGAGCCTTATAAAGATGAAAAGCATCCTTATTGCAAGTTATTTGAGTTGACGGGTTTGGCGCTTAATAAGCGTTAAGTGATTTGTATGGTTAGTTTATTGGCAACACGTAGTGTGCAAGTGAAACAAGTCCAACGGACAAAACGTGAGTCGAAACCGGACAAAACGTGTATCTTTAGCGGACAAAACGTGAGTCGTAAGCGGACAAAACGTGAGTCGAAACCGGACAAAACGTGTATTCCTATATTAGTTGTTATAGAGTTGTTTTATAATTGTTTATATAGTTGTTATATAGTTGTTATTAAACACGCTCGCGCACTCGCGTGTTTATGCAATTGTTTTGAAAAATTCAAAGAGCATATGGAAAATTATTGTTGGAGTATAGAGTGATGCCATATGCCGCAAAGATTGATATTTTTCGACAGACCTTGGAGTGATTCAGAATATGCTGTAGATTTCTGGTTTCAGCGCAATTGTTCAGTAGTAAAAGTGAAAGAAGACAATGTAAGCTATATAAATGGCAAAGTCATACCGTGGGATGTGGCACAAGAAGTGGGTATGAGTGACAGAAACATTCGCCGCAGTGTACGCAAATTGGAAGATACTATATTGAATCATGCGGATAATCCCAGCGAAATAAATGATATTGACATGGGCAAGTTCGATATGCTAGAATATGATATAAAAGAAGATAAGACATATTGGCATAATAAATTCGATGAAGGGTGGAGATTTGCCAAAATAGATAAACAGGTATATGATAAAATATATGACCATCTTATTGGTCGCAAAGATTTGGTTATGGTGTTGAGGGTATACGGTGCCTGCAAAGCAATAAATAGTTCTTTTAAAGAACCTGAGATAACCAATAAGGTTATTTGCAAAACTATTGGCGTGAGTGACCACGGTGCCAGAAGCAAACATGTCGGTAAAGCAATCGAAGTGTTGTCTGATATGGGTATTATAGAATATAGGTATAAGGTAACTAAGGTGACTGGCGAACAGGACTGTAGGTTTAGGAAGTTAGTCTATATAGAATAAAGAAATGGTGCTATATTGGTTTTTAATACGGCCTAAAAGCTATAAAGAAAGCCCATATAGCATCAAAAATGATTACATGCATTCACGGAGTGAAGTGTGCATTTTACCAGTTCAGCAAACCAATGTCAAGAAAAAAATCTAACCAAAGCATTTTAATTTTCGATTCCAACGCCGCAAATGACTTATTTACCGTGTATTTTCCATCTGCTCTTGGTTGAACCTTATCAAATGATTTACACGGTCATACTTTTAAAATATCTTCTACTTATTCATGAAAAAATATTAAAAGGCTGTAGAGTCCATTTGAGAGGATTCCCGTGGCATATGTAAATCATTTTCATTTTCAATTTTGGTTTTAAATTTCATTTTCAATTTCATTTCTAGTTTCATTTTCAAAACCAAATTCATTCTGAAAAAGTTCTTGCAGCCAGTGAAAACTTATAGTATAATATAATTAAAGAAAGGGAGGGGATAAGAAACCTCCCACGGGTTTCAAGAGAAAGAAGATTAACATGACCCAGTTTGAGATTTACAACACTATCAAGTCTGCCATGTCCGACAACGCCGAGGTGGTTGAGTTCTGCGATAAGCAGCTTGCGGCTATTGAGCGCAAGCGTGCCAAGGACGATGAGAAGTCCGCAGAGAAGCAGGCTTTCCTTGACGAGATTTACGCAGCTCTCAAGTCTTTTGACGAGCCTGCCACCTCTAAGGCTGTGGCTCTGCACATGGGCGAGGATGTCAGTTCCCGCAAGGTCGCAGCCAACATGCGTTTCCTTGTTGAGGACGGTCGTGCCGAGAAGGTGGCTGTGAATAGCAAAACCTTCACGTACAAGGCTCTGTAACAAAATATTTAATAAGTAGGGTCTACTTATTAGAGTTTTTAATTAGAAGGGCTGTGGAGTCCATTTGACGAGACTCCCGGCCTATTCCAAGAGATAGAAGGAAGTAAGCATATGCGGCACACCTACTATGATATGAATGGTAACGAGCATACCATAGAGATTCCTGACGAGTATATCGAGTCCAAGAGACAGCAGGCAATACTCAAAGCAAGTGCGGCCAACCTCTATCTGCTAGAGCATGGCATCGAGTATGACGCAGCTTACAGGCCCGATACAGACAAGAAGGAGAATAAAATGTCTGAAAAGCGATTGATTATGAATTCCATTGCGGATGCACTTGGAGAGCTTACCATAACTATCGGTGACTGGGAGGATGCGCCGCATGGCATCGAGGTCGGCGATGATGGTAAAATCCGATTTATTCTCAATTCCAAGACGTATGAAATGTCTATGGTATGCAAGCGTAAGCCTAAGAATAAATAAATGCGGCAAAAATTTTTGGGCAGGAATGTGTAATTTACACTTTAGTAAAAACATATATTAAAAAAACACTTTTTAAATGTAACTAATTTAGTCACATTTCCGCATTGATTTTCACTTACAAAGGCATGTGCCGCACACTTCTTTTTCTTCTGTCTCTTGGTTTATACGAGTCTATTTTATAATTAACTTTGAGTTTCTACTGGCCGCAGGAATCAATATAAATTGACTTATTTTTCTTATGCCGTACAGTGGTATGCAAAACGATTAAAATTCATTTTAGAACGTTCTCTTGGTAGTGCTAGTTCTATCCCTTCTCGCCATATAGGCGGGGAGGGATTTTTTTATTTAATTTTGTGATTGACTTTCGTTTTAGGATTTTATGGGCGCTGGGCTGGCAAGCCCCATTTCTACACATTTTCGCCATATAGGCGCACCGGCGGCGGCAGTCCAAATATGGTATTATTGTATAGTATTCCTCTAAGACCTTCACAAAACCAACACGGAATTTTCCCAATAATAGTTAGGTACCTCACAATGATTCGAAGTTAACCTAGGGTAACACTTGCTCGGGTCGCTCGGTACCTAACTTAATTTTTTTCGCGTGTGCGGCCCTGTAATGGCCCTAGGGCGGGCGATGGCCAAAAGTGCCTAGGAATGCAAGGGTATAGGGCGCAAGGCCGTTAAAACGCGTTTCAGGAGGTCAAAAAGTTGTGTAAAAGTTGTGTTTTTGTTTGAAAAATCTTGACAATAAGGTACCTAATCGTGTAAAATCGACCCGACTATGGAATTTCTGTGAATTTTTTCAAAATATCTTGACTTTTCTGCTCATTTGTGCTAGGCAGGGCGATTTTTCCCTACCTTTTCAGTAGGAATTAAACGCAAAAGTAAAGCGCCCTACTTAAAAGTAGAGCGTTTTTATTTAATTGTGTTATTTTATTGTAAATTGCGCTAGTAGCATTTGCGCGCACTCTATGAGCACTTGCGCGTTATCGGTTTCGCCGCTCGCGTAGGCGTTGCCGCCTAGGCGCGTTAGCGTGTGTATTAGTTCGTGAATCTCGACCGGGACTAATACAACTTTACCGCTTTTCATGCAATTGTCGTGATGGGCTTCTAGTCCGCGCCCTAGGCGCTGTAGCTCCTTGTCGGGTAGCTCGCCAAATGCTGCAATTAGCGCGTTACGTCTGTAGGCTTCCAAACGTGCCGCCGTTCTCTATGCTGTTATGTAGGTGCAAGGTTGGGAGGGCTTGCGCCCCCCCCCTAGCCGTCTACGCTACGATAACGTAGGCGGTTTTGTTGTTGATGGGTGCCGCCTTGCGCACGCGCTTTTCGGCGAGCAGAACGTTCACGACTACGCCCGCCTTGGAGAACGTCATAACTTCGTTGGGGTGCTTAATCATAACATCGTTGAGCGTGAACGGCTCACCGTCCGCGAACTCGGCGGCTACCTGCTCAGCGAGAGCCTTATTCTGCAAGGCCGTCTTGGAGGGTGCCTTGGGCTTGGCTGCGTTCTCCTTGAGCACGTGGAACTTGTGGGAAACCTTGCGGGCAAGGTTCTCGGGCGTGTGCTTCTCGGGGTCGTAGTTGTCCCCCAGCGCGGACTTGATGACCTCGGGCGAGACCTCGCCCGCCACGCTCATCAAAGCGGCGAACATCTGGTAATCGGTGAACTGGAACTTAGTGCGAGTGGTAGCCATAGCTAACCTCAATCCGTCCCCGGGACGCGGGTGAACTCCCTTTGAGTTCTTTTTTCCCTGTCCCCTTTGGACAACTATTACTATACGCTTGCATAAACTTTTTGGCAATACCTAATTTTAAAATTGTGTAGGAATCATGGAAACCCCAGGTAGATGGCCTAGTTTTTTCAGATTCTCAAAATATCGGCACTGTAGTTAGATAAAGCAAAATGAATAGAATCAAGCCATTTGCGGCAAAACTTGCATAAAAAAATTTGAGTTTCGGGTTGTGTTATGTTTGTGTTTTTCTGAAAATTGTCAAAAGATTTTTCTTGACAAACCTATTTGGGTGGGTGTAAAATTTTGGCCCAACCTCTGGGCTACGGTTGTTTAAACAAGTGCGTTTAAAGCGTTTTAATGATTGAAGCGTTTCAATCAGGATTTGTGAAGGAAATATGTTTTCAAAAAAGTTGAAAATAATGCTTGACAAAACAGCTCTGACGTGGTAAAATTTTTGCGTCTTGGATAGTTTACCTGGGTAAACTATTTTAATTAGTTAGGTACCTAACAATGATTCACGGTTTACCATAGCTAACTTCTTACCGGATAATGCGGTACCTAAACAAAAAAATATCGCCATAGAAGCCATGAGATGCGTTTTAAGGTGCCATTAGGCCAAAGTCCTTATTTTAATAAAGGCGTTTGCCGCACGCCCTAGAGCGCTAGAATAGCTTTTGCTCATGGCAAAAGAAAAAGGAGCCGTTAGGCTCCCGATTCGTTTAAAGGTCAAGCGCTTTAAATGCCGCGCTTGCATCTCGCCAACCTTGACCACGCGAACCGTGGCGCGTCTTTTTGTGTTTAGCCTTTGCCGCAAGCAAAATAGCGGCTTCGATACGTGCGTCTGATAGTGCGGTATGGTCTTCTGTAAAGTCGTGTTCGTTATTGATAAAGCGGTAAACGCTTTCAGCGCTAGTTGACGGGTTTCCGCTAGGAGTAAATGCGCCCGTTGCTACACAATACTTTAGATAGCGTTTAGAACTAGTAATATTACTTGCGTAATCCCAAACGTCTTTCAGTCGTAGCTTAAAAGGCATGAACCACGTAGCAAAACCGTTTGAATACGTGCGCAACGTATTGTTTAGCGCTATTTCGTCAAATCGACAATTGTACGCCCACGCGCTTCTAACGTTGCACTCTTTACAATCAGCCTTGAACGTGCGCCAAACCTCATTGAAGGACGATTCGACCCATTCACCAGTTTTAATTCCCTCAAGATAGGTAGGAATCTTATCGGCGTAATAAGCGCTTTTCATGAGGTCAATTTGATAAAACGTATCAGTGACCACAAACGAACGCTCACGAATGGCGTTATTGTCGTTGTCGCAGATAGTGTAACCAAAGTCGTAAACCAAAGACGTTTCGGGATGCGCCTTGTTATCCTTATGATTGACAGTTGGCGCGGTCTCGGTATCGAGTACAACAAAATTAGCCATTGGAAACTCCTTAATCGTTTGGGCTAATCACTACACTTATAATAATAGCTGTTTGCGCGGATAATGCAAGCATTATTTTAAATTATTTTTGTTTACCCTAACTAACTGCCAAAGTTTACCACGGCTAACTCAAGGTACCTAACTGTAGAGAACGTGTAGGTCATAATGAGTAAGCTATGTTCGATGCCGTTGTCCTCCCGACTAAAGTTAGTATAGCACTTTCAGGACGTGCCGCACGCGAGAAAAAAGAAAAAGTTTTTCTAATTTTTCTCTTGCTTTTGGTTGCATGTTGTGGTAAAATCGCCGCCAACTATGGCGCAACGGTTTCACGTGACGCGCAAGCGCGCCAAAGGCGAAACATAAAAAAGGGGAACGTTACCGCTCCCCTAACTCTATTCTAGCTCTTGGATAATAAGAGATTCTAGCGCGTCTAACAAAGTAGTATCATCTTTAATACGTACCGCCTTGCCGCTTGACGTATTGCGTTGCCATGCGTTAACGTTGCCGCTTTCATCGTCAAACAAAATACCGCCCTTGTAGTTTGATACGCGCCACTTATTAGTACCATGCTTGACCACGTGAACATTATTCAAGTCGATAGCAGGGTAGTATTTGTGTAACCATGCGCGTTTGTTCTTGCGTACCGCGCTATCAAACTGTTTCGTGGTCTTACCTTTTGCCAACCAACTAACGACCTCGACCGCATAACCGTAGCCCTGTAAGGCGGCTAATAGGCCGTTTAGCTTCTTGTAGTCGCCTAATGGTTTAGCGATTAGATAAGGCGCGGCGTTTTCTGCTTGCAACATAGGCAACCATCCGTTGACGTTGTAAAAGTCAACAAGAACGCCATCCAAATCTAAAACAATTGCTTTCATTATTCCACTTTCAAAGAGTGGGTAGGGCTTATGCCCTACCCTTTGACTAACTAAAGACGCTTACCTTTGCTAGTAAATTCAAGTTCGGTTTCGTACTCGAATTCATCGCCCAACTCACGCACTCGCCAAACAGCGCCGTCAAGTTCGTTCGTCTCCATACCATACAAACGGTCGGCAACGATAGCACGCGCAAGGTCTTTTTCGTCTTTGGCGCTAACAATAAAGTTCTCATAATCATCAAGAGAAACACCATCGTCAACGCCGCTAACAGAAACAAAATACAGCATAGTGACCTCCTGTCCCGTTCGGGCGTGCGACCACTTGCCGCTCCAACGCCCTCGCCTTTGGACAACTATTATTATGCGGTAAGCACTCTAGTTTGGCAAGTATAAATTTGCCGCACACAATTCCTCCATAAGTCTTTTGGGATAAAATTATTTTTATTTTTCTCAAGTTTTTTCGATTTGACACTTGACAAACGTTTTGCGCTCATGTAAAATTTTCTGCCCAACTATGGGCTTTTGGATAACGCAAAACAAAAAGGCGAGATAAACCCGCCTTTTTGTAATAATATATAAGCTTTAGACCGCGCAACACAAACGAACGGTATTTTTCAAAAAAGAATCTTGTCGCAAATCATTAACGTCATAGGCCATGTCAAGAAACCTATCATTACGCAAGTAGCCAAAAGATTGTTTCTTGTAATGTTCACGTAAAGCGTTTTCGATTGCAAGAGCTCTATCATCACTTGGCGCAAGAAATAACTTATTGATAACAGCATAGGAAACATCAAAACCAGACTTGCGATAATAGGGAATTTCGTTTTTGAGTCTTGCCAAAGGCGTATCAGATTTGCCAATCTTTAGAAATTAAGGTTTGCCGCAAGAATTGAAAAAGGTGAATACATAAGCATAGGAATTACCTTTTTCATAGTTCTTGGATACGCGCTCAATGATAGTATCATTATGCGCCTTAGCTTCAAAACGGTTTGGTACGTTTTTAACGTACTTAATCGCAGGTTCGACTTCTTTCAATGCCTTTTTAGTGACAGCAAGAAAACGCTTTTAGCCTTGCTCAAAAGATTTGCGAACTTGTAAATAAAAGTCTTGACAGTTGAAAGCGCGTAACCAGTGATTTTTGCAATGGTCTGTTTATCAACACCATTGTAGTTGAGGTAAACTACCTGCTCATGGCAAATGGTCGGGTCTGAATACTTCTCAAAAGCGCTAATTTTGCACATGACGAAAATCCCTTTCGTTTGTTGATTCGCTACGCTTGTTATTCTAACAGATTATGGAGGTCATTGCAACCGCCATAATTTCTACAAATCCCAATAGGCCCGATACATTTGCATCGGAAACGCCCACGCTGCCGCGAGCAGGTTGGCATTTACAGCGGAGTTTGCATCCGTGAGCAGGAACCAGATGAACGTGGCCGCATAGGTTAACCATGCGGCAACCTCGACAACATCGTACCACTTTGCCATCGTGCTATCCTTGAACATCGCTAACTCCTTTGAGTTGGTGCCTTGCGTTACAACTATAGTATAACGGGACGTTGCATCGAATGCAAGCATTTTTTTGAAAAAGTTTTTTTAAAAAAGTTCTTGACAAAACTGAATCACGGTAGTATAATTTTCTGCCCATAAATGGGCTTTTTGTGGGCTTTGCCCTTTTACATGGTCAACCAGAAGAGCAACTAAAACAGTTGCGTGATTATGCGGCGCTTGATCGTGGTTTTAGGATGCTATTAATGTTTCACGTGAAACATTCGCCGCAAACTAATAAAGTAGTTCGCACACACGCGCAAGAACGATACTTGAATACGCTTACCCTAAGCACGTAAATATTAAAGCTACTAGAAACTTTTTTAAATTGTTGTACCTAATCGTTTATTCTTTTGGTATAATGTTTTTAACGAACAAAACAGTTCGCGTCCGCTTTTAAGTTTGGAGCATAACATGAAAAAGTCCACTGTTCGTCTGCTCGCAGCGGCTAAGCTGTTGACGCGCTAGAATGTTAGCCCCCCCCTATGGTGGGGGGGGCGTTCCGGGTTCGTGTCCGGTTTTTTCCCAGGCACGCCCCGCCCTGCACAAATTACCGACCTAAGTGAAAAAATAAAATACCATAACACGGCACAAATTACCGACATCAGTTATTTTTTGAAATACCAAATTACCGACCTAAGAGGATTTTTCAAATTCCATAAAACGCAACGCTTTTCTTCTTTATTTCTTCTATTGACTTTCTTGACATTTCCGATTACGGCATTAAAAAATTTTCACGAAACTATTGAAAAGCGCTGAATCTTTTGCTATAATATATACAAAACTAACCATAGCGCCGTTCCCAGTCGGCTTAGGAGCTATCCTAAATCAAAAAGCCCCAATGAGGTGAATAACTGGGTCTTAAACGTTGCAGATTTATTCTGTCGTGAGAAGTATGGATGTACTCTCACTTGCAGCAGAATATTTCTGTAGCCAAGCGGTCTTGCGTTGATTTATTAGTTTACAGGAGACGAACGGTATCTCTGCCGTGCCGCATACAGAGGGGATAGGATACTCTTAGAAAAGTAGCACATCCAATAGGTTCCATGCAAGGGGAGAGTGAGCATGGGTAATAGTGCAGAATTTTCTATACGTCTTTATAGGTACATCTCTATAGATTTTAGTTATAGGCGATATGCGATGTCCGTTACTATGTAACGTTCATCGCTATAAACTTTCGCTACGCTCAAGTTTTCCAAGAGAAAGATAAATAGTATAATGTTGGCGCCCGCTACACATAGCGGAGCGCCGACCTATAACCACACAAAATAGATGTAATCATTTTAAGCGAACGAGCTTGCTAGTGTAGCCATTTTATGGGCAAAAAACGGTAATTCTATTTGCCGCATCCTTAAATATAATATACATAGAAAATTTTTAAAATATTTAAAATTTTTCCTTGACAGACTTGCACTTCATGCTCTTTTATGGTATAATATAAATGCAATAAACCGATAGAGAAGGAGAAGTAAAGATATGGCACTTGATTACACATTGAAGACACAGGAAGAACGACTTAAATGTGTGCGGGAAACCATTGCAACCACTTCTCAAGAGAAATTAGATGCAAATTATCTACGTGTAATGACAGATTATCTGCTTTTTGCCGCAGATAGAAATCAAACCAAAAAGGAAAAGAAAAAAGAACGCAGTATTATCACAAAGAATAGAGAAGCAACAGTAAACAAACGACAGATTTCTTTTGAGGAAATGGTTGAGAATATGGAAAATGGCGAGGATGGCATTTATGCACTTGTCAACAACGATAAGAATCAAATTCTAGATAATAAAGATAGTATCTCAGAAGAAGACCTAGAGAATATTCCTGGTATGCGGGAATTCGATTCAATTATCACATCGCTCAAACGACAATTTCTTTCTGCTACTGGAAAGCAACGTTATTATCTGAAAAAACAAATTATCGAGACATATCAGCAGATGTATCTGTTAAAACAATCTGTCAATGGCTGGCCTGCCAAGTCAAAGGTTTCAGCGCAGCTAAAGAACATGGCGCATATGGACTTGTCCGAGAAGATTTATTTCGATTCCCGTGGGTATCCTGTATCTGATGGAGTAATCTCATTATTCAATCCAGTTCATATTTCATTCCTACTTACATACTATTCATCAATTAAACAGGAATGTTATACTGACCTCAATTGTGATATGCACTGGGAGCTTTTAGACTTTGAGAATTTAATTGAACAGACATTCAAATCTAAAGACCAGACAACCGCTATGTTATATGACCTTTTGATATGGAAGATTGACGGCAAATCGAATGACGAAATATGCGGCATGATGGAAGCTGAGTATGGAGTTTCACATACCGCGCAATATTTCTCAACGCTGTGGCGCAAGAAGATTCCAAAGATGATTGCGGAACAAGCTCAAAAGAATTATGTTATGTGGTATTACACAAATGTGGAATATGGACAATGGAAAAAGTGCGGCAAATGCGGAAAGACAAAATTGGCACATCCTTTATTCTTCTCAAAGAATAATTCCGCGAAAGATGGCTTTTATTCTACATGCCGTGAGTGCCGCAAATCTAAAAAGAAATAATATTATTGACCCCACTTCTTCCTTCTATTGGTTGGAGTGGGTTTACTATATAGAAAGGAGATTTATGGCAGATGTAACTATGAAAACATGCGCGAAATGCGGCAAGACTAAGAAAGAAACTGATTTTTATAAGATACCTAATACAGATGAAAGATGTGACCTTTGCAAGACTTGCTTGACAATGTATATTGATAATCGCCGCCCAGATACTTTCAAATGGATTTTAAAGAAGATGGACGTGCCATATGTTGAGAAGAAATGGGTTGAGCTAGCGAATAAAAGCTATATGAAAAACCCAGCTACTTTTGGCCCAATGTCGGTTATCGGAACATACCTCCGCACCATGAATATGGAACAATATAAGAATCTTAAATATGCGGATTCTGAGAAAATCAACAATGAGAAATTCCAGCAGGCTAGGAAAGAACAGCAGAACATCAAAGGTACTTCCTATGATGAAGAATTCGAAAACAGGCTTCTAGAGAGTCTTAAAGCAGGTGAAATCTCGCAAGCTGAATATAATACCATGAGCCGCAAAAGCGTTCTTGACCGTATCAATGAGAAGATGCGGCAAGGCGAGGAAGAGGTAGCTAGCAATCCTGATAGCGTACTTGATAAAAAAGAGCTTGAAGTTCCTGAGAATACAGTTGATTCAGAGGAAATCAAGAAAAATGCTGATGTTATCAGTGCTGCCAAAGATGTTGAGCAGGAATTCTTGGCAAAGAAAGCTGAGAAGGAAAAGAAAAAAGAGCAGCCAAAAGAAGTAGACCATGAGCCGCAAGTACTTGACATTATGCCTGATGTTGCTTCTTCTCTTGGTGTGAACCCTGTAGAGAATATCAATAATGCGCCGTTAGACATCACTGGTGAAATGCAAAATGACTTTATTCCAGATGTTGCACGTATTGATGAAGCGCAGATTACAGAGAATCTTACAGAAGATGATATTAAATATCTTTCGCTTAAATGGGGTCTTCTTTATAAACCATCTGAATGGGTTAAGATGGAAGAGCTGTATAAGAAGTATGAAGCAGATTATGAATTATCTACAGACCGTGAACAGGTATTAAAGAATATCTGTAAGACAGACTTAAAGATGAATCAAGCTCTAGACGTAGGCGACATTAAGACATTTAAAGACTTACAAGGTGCTAATGATATGCTGCGCAAATCGGGGAAGTTCACCGATTCTCAAAAGCAAGAAGAAAAAAAGAGAGATATTGACTCTATTGGTGAACTCGTTGCATTTGTAGAATCTAAAGGTGGGATTATCCCAAGAAAAGATGACCCAATCAATGTGCCGCAAGATAAGATTGATTTTATCATTAATGACATGAAGAACTATACAGATAATTTAGTTAAGAACGAGCTTGGTCTAGGAAACCTCATTGAATCTTATATCAAGAAGCTTGAAGAGAATAAGACCAAGAGTGTAGATGAAATTATCGCAGAGGGCATCAAGACCGATGAAGATAATGCGGTCACTGATGAAGAAGCTGCGGACTTCCAGCAGTTCCAGATTGAGGAACGCGAGGAAGAAGCTAAGAGATTGGCAGAACGATATGGCGCTGAGTAATTTATTGAAGATTGCGGCGCATAATAAGAAAAGCGTTGCCGAGATCGACCCAAAGAAGATTGAAGATAATTTAGATAAATATCAACGTATTATTGCCTATTGGCGTATGTATCCAGATAAATTTGTAGATTATATGGCTTCACTAAATCCAAATAATAAATTTCAATTCTATCCAACTCAACGTATGATTCTCCGTATCAATATGCGGTATAGGACTGTTTATGAAGTATTTAGCCGAGGATTTTCTAAATCTTTTATGGCTGTTTTGTCTCTTATTGTCAAAGCCGTTCTTTATCCGGGTTCAACTTTAATTACCGTTGCGGATGGTAAAGGTCAAAGCGCCCTCATCCTCAGTTCAAAAATTGCGGAGATATGTAAATTAATTCCCGCATTGTCAAGAGAAATTATGTGGGATACACGCGGCACTACTGCAAAAACAACTCAATCAAAAGATGAAGTTGTTTATAGTTTTGTTAATGGGTTAAATTAATGGCTCATTTAAAAAATTTTTAATTGCTGGAACGTCCTAATATCATTTTGGCTACAAGAAAATATCTCTTGTTTTCTGAATGCCGCCGAAAGGCAGAAACAACAAAGTGATTGAAATATGGAATATTTAAAATTCCTACGTTTTGCAAATGGATAATCAGCAGCCAATTTAAGAGAGGAAAATATGAATAAATTAACTTTAGAAGAAGCTGAAAATACAGTCAATCGGTATTGTGATATAAAAATAAATCTTTTAGAATTTAATGGCTACTCTAAGCTGTGTAAAGTCGAATGCACTAAATGCGGTAATGTTTTTACTGCAAGTCAGTTTGGTAACTTACTTAGAAAAGCAAAAAGGCATAATGGCGTATGCCATGAATGTGCTGTTCTTGAAAAGCGTAAAAAGAGTTTTGAAGAAGAATTGAATAAACGTTTTCCAGACGAGCCATTTGAAATTTTATCTTTTGCTGGAACTCATAGCCCTGGAATAATTAAATGTAAAAAATGTGGCACTATTAAAGAATTAGCTTGTATTAAAGAAATTTTAAATAATAAACACATTTGTTCTACATGTTTTCCTAGTAGGTATGAAGAAACTCAAAATAGAAAGAAAAATTTTTTAAAATTTATAAATGATTCTGATAAATGGATTTTTATTGATAATGATTTTGATAATAAAAATGGACAAGACAAAGTTAAATGCAAATGCAATAAGTGCGGCTACGTTAACGAAAAAACAATGATTACATATATGAAAGGTTTTGGTTGTCCTAATTGTTATGGTAATAGGCCACTTACAACAGAAGAATTTAAAGAGCGTTTAGATGAAGATTATGAATTAATTGGTGAATATCATGGTAATAACAGAAATGTGCTTTTAAAGCATTTAGAATGCGGCTTTATATTTAAAATGACACCAGACGCTTATGTCCATCAATTTCAACGTTGTCCAAGGTGTAAAAGGAAACAATCAATAGGCGAGCAACTGGTTGCACAATGTTTAGATAAATATAATATTACGTATATACAAGAGTTTCCAGTAACATTAGAAAATCGACATTTACGTTTTGACTTTTATTTACCAGATTTAAATCAATATATAGAATTCAATGGTAAACAACATTATGCTATTATTCCTAAAATGACACCAACAAAAGAAATGCTAGAAGATTTACAATATAGAGACAATTTAAAAAAGCAATATGCTAAAGATAATTTATTAGTAATTTGTTATAAAGATATTAACAAAATAGAAGAGATTATTTCCTCTCAAAAATGGTTCAACGACTATCTTGAAAAAGAGTAAAAATATTACAAATATTTTGAAACGGAATTTATCATATATATGATAAAGATATAGTCTAAAAAGCATTAATAAGAAACATTAGTATGTCTGCATCTTCTCGTGGTTTTCGTGCTCAAGCTGTACTTACAGAAGAGGTTGCGACCATTACAGACCAGCAAAAGTACGAAGAAATCATTGCGCCGATGCTTGTTATTTCTAGAAAAGTTAATGGCAAGGTAGACCCAGACGAAACACTGAATCAGAACGACATATACGTCACAAGCGCCGGATTCAAAGGTACTTATGCTTACGACAAGCTAATCGACGCTCTGTGTCGTATGGTATCCAGTAATGGATACGATGCTTTCATCTTAGGAGGCGACTGGCGTGTACCAGTAGTAGAAGGGTTACAGCCAGCGAACTACATTCAAGCCCAAGAGACAGGCAACTCGATGGACGAGATTGGATTTGAACGAGAGTATAAACAAACTCTGTACTCTATAAATATTATGAATTGCTGGAAAGTCTTGTTTAAGATAATCAGCAGCCAACTTTTATAAGATGGTTCAACGACTATTCCGTAAGGAAGTACGCCGCAAGTGCGGTGGAAGTGTAATACAACTATATTTTGAAAGGAAGTGTTGAACTATGATGAAACAAATCATTGTAGATAATCAAGTCACACCTTATTATATAACCGATGAAGGAAAATGTTTTAATTCCAAAACAAATAAATATTTAAAAGGACAAATTTCAAATTCTGGATATTTAAATTATAATATTTCTATTACACCATCTAACAAAAAGAGATTATATGCACATAGATTAGTTGCGCAGTTCTTTTTGAACGATGGAAAAGAAATAGTAAAAGGCTTTGAAGTTAATCACAAAGATTGTGATAAAATGAATAATACTGTTAACAATTTAGAGATTGTTACTTGTCAGCAAAACTCTCAACATGCTTGGGATAGTCATTGTCATACAAATATGAAAACCGTTTATATGTATGATAAAGATTTTAATTGTATAGGAACTTTTTATAATATTATAGAAGCAATGGCAGAGACTGGCGTGTCAAGAGGTAAAATTGTAACGAACGTTAATGCTAAACATCCGACATTAACATCGGAAGGACATTATTGGTCATATAATAGCAATCTTACTGAAAAAGATGTGATAAAATTGGAAAATACTGGCAAGCCAAAAGCAGTTGTTCAATTTAGTTTAGATGGTGAATATATAGCAGAATATTCATCGTGCGGAGAAGCTAAAAGAATTGTTTTTCCAGAAATGAAACGTGGTACTGGACATATTTCAGAATGCTGTAGAGGAAAATTAAAACATTATAAAGGTTATATTTGGAAATATAAAGATGATATAGTCTAATCTATATAGTGATATATAGCAGAATACGTATACGTATGCGGCCTAACAAACCGCATAGAATATAATTGGGAAGTGTTTGGAGTGGAACTTTAGACGGTGCGTTTTTCGATATGAATAAGTTTGACAAACACAGGATTATTAATCTCGCTAAGAATGGATACGACAAGGGACAAAATAGAGACACATTCTACGTTATGGGTGTAGACGTAGGCCGACTTAACTGTCCGACAGAAATTGTAATTATTGAATCTTCTCCTGCAAGAACAACAGGGGTTAATGATAAGAAGATAGTAAATATTTTCACTCTATCTGAGTCGCATTTTGAATATCAAGCTATTAAGATTAAGCAGCTCTTTAATGCGTTTAAATGCGAAGCCATAGTTTTGGACGCGAACGGCTTAGGCATTGGACTTCTTGATTACTTAATTACAGACCAGAACGACCCAGAAACAGACGAGCTTCTTCCTAACATGGGTATTATCAATTTAGACGATATTCCTAACGAGCAAGACCGCAAGAACTATAAATCGTTCGAGAATGAAAACACAATTAAGAATGCGATTTGGATGATGAAAGCAAATGCTCCAATGAATACAGAACTGTATTCTTACACTCAGACGCAATTGCGTAACGGTAAGTTAAAGTTCTTAATTGACTCGAATACAGCTAAAAATAAGCTCTTGCAGCAAGCGCAAGGAAAGAAGATGTCGCCATTACAGCGTCAAGATTATTTGCGGCCATATGTTGCCACGGATATTTTGAAATCACAAATGGCAAATTTGGTACAAGATAATGAAGGTGCAAATATCATCCTGAAACAATCTAATAGAAAGATTCTAAAGGATAAAGTGTCTGCTCTAATCTATGGACTCTATTGGTGTAAACGCCAAGAAGATAGGCGAAATCGCCGAAATTCCAGAGATTTAAGTGGATTTATGTTCTTTACGAAGCATTAGTAGGGTGCGGCCAATACGGTCGTACCCTATTTTTATGTAAAAATTTTTTATAAAAATTGGGCAAAACTGTATTATTTTATAGAGTGTAATTTTATATGGTATAGTAAGAAATTCCGAAAGGACAAACAATGCGTGATTCTTTATTAGAAATAAAAATATATAGTATATTGAAAGACGCGGGTTTACCTTTTGAGGAAGAGTATGAATTTGAGGGACTTGTCGGCAAGTCTGGCAGAAATCTTCGTTTTGATTTTTGCGTCTTTGACGATTGCGGCAATATCGACTTCTTAATAGAAGCTCAAGGAGCGCAGCATTATGTACCTGTTGGAAAATATGGTGGTGGTCGTGCCCTCAAATATCAAAAATATAACGATACATTAAAAAGAAAATTTTGCTTGGAACATAATCTGAAATTAGTTACTATTCCTTATTATGATGAAGGAAGACTAAGTTATGATTATATCATGAAAGCAGCAGGATATTAGGAGGTGAGCTTTGGCTACCGTTAAAGATAAGAATGAACGCGATTGCCGCATCATTTCAAATGCCAATAGGCAATCAGGCTCTTTGGCATTTAATAAGATTAAGGTAGGGAACAAAACTCTCTCCAATGACGTTGTTCTTGATATTGGTCAGGTTGTTACAGATAAATATTCTCGCCGCAAGAAGTACACTAAAGAAGATGTACTAAAGGCTATTGAACAGAATAACCTGAATGAACAGCGTAAAATTTCAAATTATTTCTTTAAGACAAGCGGTATCTATAGCCGTCTGTGTCGTTATATGGCTTTCCTATTCAAATATGATTGGTTTATCACGCCAATGATATATGATGAAAAATTAAAACAAGATGGTAAATCTAAAAAGGTAGTTGAAGGTTGGTATAAATCAACACGCTATCTTGAAAATTGCAACCTCAAAAAAGTGTTTGGCGAGATTGCGCTAAAAGTTGTACGTACAGGCGCATATTATGGCGTTATTGTACAGCAAAAGGACGCTTGTTTTATTCAAGAATTGCCTATTTCCTATTGCCGCAGCCGCTATCAACTTAACGGCAATCCTGCGGTTGAATTTAATATGAAATATTTCGATGATGCTTTTTCCGATACTGCGTATCGTTTAAGAGTTCTAAAACTGTGGCCGAAGGAAGTCCAGAAGGCTTACCTTGCTTATAAGGATGGGAAGTTACCCATTGACTATGCTGGCGATACCAACGGCTGGTTTTTACTTGACCCATCGACAACAGTGAAGTTTAATATCACGGGCGGTGACGCGCCACTGTTCATGAGTATTATTCCTAAGCTGTTGGATTTGGAAGACGCGCAGGATTTAGATAAGAAAAAGATGCTTCAACAGATTTTGAAGATTATTATCCAAAAGATGCCTATTGATAAGAACGGCGATTTAATCTTCGATGTCCAAGAAGCGCAACAGCTCCATACTAACGCGGTTGCCATGCTTGGTGACGCTGTTGGAGTTGACGTGTTGACAACGTTCGCGGATGTTGATGTGGCAGACCTTGCGGACAAAGGTAATGTCTCTTCCGTAGACCAGCTTAATAAAGTTGAACGTTCTGTGTACAACGAAGCTGGTACTGGACAGAACCTTTTTAATGCAGATGGCAATCTTGCATTGGAGAAATCCATTGCAAATGATGAAGCTACCATGTCTGACCTTATTTTACAATTTCAGACATTTGCGGAACGTCTGTTGGCACCATTTAACAAGAACAGTAAGCGACTTTATTACCATGTCGATATTCTGCCTACTACCGTTTACAATTATAAAGACCTATCTAAGCAGTATAAAGATATGACCTCTCTTGGATTCTCCAAGCTATTGCCGCAAGTTGCTCTTGGTCAATCTCAGAGTGCGGTACTTATGACAGCATACTTTGAGAATGACGTTATGTCTTTGAATGATGTTTTCGTTGCTCCAGCTCTATCTTCTACTATGAGCAATAATGGCAATGGAGACACCACATCGAAGACAAAACAACAGCAGACTCCATCTTCGGGTAATAAGGGTGGTCGCCCTGAAAAGCCAGATTCCGAGAAGTCTGATAAAACAATCGCTAATATAGAAGCGGAAGGATAGAATTAAATGCTAAGAAATAGGTCTGTGGCTACAATTGATAGTCCAGAATTCATTAATCTAGCACCAGATGCTATCAACCCCGGTATTTCTAAATGTGAGATTAAGGTCATGTATCTTGGTAAGAATCGTAATGGTTCTTTTATTGACAAGAACACGGCCATTCAGATGGCGAACTCATTACCATGCACGCCAATAGTAGCCGCATACAATGAGAACAAAGAAGACTTTGGTGACCACGGTGAAATTCTTCACATTGAAGATGGGGAAGTAAAATTCTCTTGCAAGACCGTTCCTTACGGTTTCGTTGCTCCAGATGCAGAAGTATGGTTTCAGAAATTTGATGATACAAATGAATTCGGTGAAACCACTACACGTGAATACATGATGACTACTGGTTATCTATGGACTGGACAGTATCCTGAACTGGATAAGTGTATCAACCAAGGACAAGGACAGTCAATGGAAATTGATGATGTTGACGGACATTGGACTACCGATAGCAACGATATTGAGTTTTTTATTATAAATGATGCAATCTTTACTAAACTTTGTATCTTGGGCGATGATGTAGAACCTTGTTTTGAGGGCGCATCTGTCACTAGCCCAGAAGTAAGTGAACATTTCTCTTATAATAAAGAGTTTTCGCATACTTTATTTGCTATGATGAATGAATTAAAAAGTGCGTTGACAAAAGGAGGGTCTATGCCGAAAGAAAACGTTGAAAGCGTTGAGGTAGAGCCTACTGCCACAGTTGAGAAAGAAGCTCCTATGGTAGAAGAGTTTGCCGAAAACGTTGAGACAAACGAAAATGTTGAATCTAGCGAAGACTCCGCCGAAGAAACTTTTGCTAAGGAAGAAGAGAAGAAAGAAGATAAAAAAGACTCTGATTCTGAAGACAAAGAAGATGATTCAGATGATGATTCTGATGATGATGAATATAAAAAGAAGCCTGGTAAAAAGTGTGAGCTTGAGAATCAGGTTTCTGAACTTTCTGAACAGCTAAAAGAGCTTACTGATAAGTTTACGGCTCTCGAAGCAGAAGCAGAAGAGCTTCGTAAGTTTAAGGCAGAGCGCATTGATGCCGATAAAGATGCTATGATTGCTAAGTATCATATGCTCTCTGATGAAGACAAAGCGGAAATTATCGCTGATAAAGATAAATTCACTCTTAGCGAGATTGAAAGCAAGCTCGCTTTACTATATGTCCAGAAGAATGTAAACTTTGATGAAGAGGAAGAAGTAGATTCTACACCCCTTACGACATTCTCTCTAGATGATGAAACTATTGCGGAAGATGCTGACCCAATGCTATCTGCTCTCCGCGAAGCACAAAACTATTAAATAGGAGGATTAAATGGCTCTACATGTAGACCGCGCTGACGCTAAGATTCAGCTTACTGGTCATGAAAATCATAGCGTTGTCGAACCTAACCACCTCTCTGCTCCCCGCAGTGGTGGCGTTTATGGTCAGCTCCCCGCTGATGATTCTATTACGATGCTTGAACAGGGTACTTTCGTAAAGTACGATTATGCCGCAGGCAAGGTTAACTTCACTGGTGAAGGTCCTTGGATGATGGTCTTCAATGAAGAAAAGCTCTATGACGAGCGCAAGCAGATGCATCGTGACTACGCCATGAAGAAGTCTGACTTCTATGATGGCGTTATGACACCTCGTGTTTTCCGCATGTATGCTGGTGATATTTTCACTACAAATAATGTCAAGGCTGACGATTATGACCTCGGTGACGTTCTCGTCCCCGGTGCCAATGGCGTTCTTGAGAAGGGCGATAAGGGCGAAGGTCTAGCCGTCAAGGTCGCTAAGCTCACTACCATGCCGGATGGTCAGCCCGGTCTTAAACTACAAGTTATTGCTGAATAAGAAAGGAGTAAGATAGATAATGGAACTAATGAAATTTGACGAACTTAAAAAGCTCGCTCGTGCCGCTACCAAGAATGCTCCACTTACTTTTTCAGTAAATGGCAACGAGGAATCATTTGACGTTGATACCGTTAACCGTACTCTTCGTGAACAGTTCAATCTACTTGCTGGCGATTATCGTCTTTTCCGTCGCAACGAGGTCGCTGTCTATGAACTAATTGAAAACACAATTGACGAGATTCTTCCCGTAAAGGTTATGCAGCAATTTGAGCAGTTTGCTGATGTTCAGACAATCGCTCAGGGCGATAAGGCCGTCTTCAAGCTCCGCATTACTGAAGCTGCTCGTAAGCGTGCCAAGGCTTTCGTAACTCGTGTTGGCCTTGCTGGTCGTTACGAGACAATGATGCTTGATGGTAAGGAACTTGAAGTTGCTACTAGCGCTATTGGTTACGCTATCCGCATTGGTTTTGAGGAATTCCTTGATGGTCGCTATTCATTCGCCGACTTTACCAATATTATGCTTGAGGGTGTCGATGAATACATCTACGCTGAAATTCTAAAGGCTCTTACACAGACTGTTGAACAGCTTCCTACTGCTAACAAGTATGTCGGTGCTGGCTTTGACGAGACTAAGATGGACGAACTACTTGCCATTTCCGATGCTTACGGCAACGGCACTTCTACAATCTACTGCACTCGTGAGTTCGCTTCTACCATGAAGCCTGCTTCTGCCGACTGGGCTTCTGATTCTATGAAGGAAGAGCTTTTCCGCAAGGGCTTCTTTGCTGATTATAAGGGTCACCCTGTAATTATCCTTCAGCAGTCTATGGTTGATGAAACCAATGCCGAAAAGGTTGTTGACCCCTCTCAGGCTTATATCTTTGCTTCTGTTGGCGAAAAGCCTGTCAAGATTGTCTTCGAGGGTCAGACTGCTGTTCGTACCGTCTCTGATAATGACGATTGGTCAACCGACCTCCAAACTTACAAGAAGTTTGGTGTCGCTGTATTCTCTAATCCTTCTATCTGCTCTTATCAGAACACAGCACTAAAAAAAGCAACTCGCTAAACCCAACGCCAATTCCTGACCCAGAACCTCCCACACCTGGGAAAGACGAGGTAAATGCTGGCGATTATGATACTGTCTCAGAAGCAATCGCAAATGTTCCCGCTGGTGGTACACTGGTTGTCCCAGCGGGAACCGCTGCAATCGAAGAGCCTGTAACTTTTAGCAATGACATTACCGTTAAGGGTAACGGCGTAGCATTTGAAAAACCAGTAGTAGTTTCAGATGCGGCAGTCACACTTGATGATGTTAAACTTGTAGCTACTGGCGCAGATGCTAATGACAAGACACTTGCCGTCAAGGTTAACGGTACGAAGCCTTTCACGCTCAAGAATAGTGAAATTTCAGGTACTACCCGCACTGCACTATCTGTCATGACTTCTGGCAAGATTGTATTTGAGAACAACGTATTCGATGCTGGCGATAAGAATATTTACAATATGGTTGAGTTTAGCATAAGCAACGCACGTGATATTGCGGATGTCACCTTTAAGAACAATACGTTCAAAGGCAAGCTAAAGAATAATGGCGTAAGCCTTTATAATCTTGCTGAAGGTGCTACTATAAACTTTGTGGGTAACGTATTTGAAGATATTGATGTAAGCAATAACCCAATTCGTTTGAGCAATCCTAAGAATGTTTCCGCTATCTTTAACTTTAAAGATACCACATATTCATTCAATAGCGATACTCCAAACGCTGATGGTTATACTGCTTTCATGCTGTTACAGGATTATTCCAAAGCTGGCAGCAAGCAAGACTTCTCTAAGTTTACAATCAATTTTGACAACCTTATTCGTGGCTCTAAGAAGCTCATGGAGAAAGGTGAAGGAATGGATAAGGTATATTATGTATATGCTGACACTCAGGGAATACTTGCTGATGGAGTTAACGACCCCGTTGTTAATTTCAAATAATGAATTATTGGAAGGGGCGCTTTGCGTCCCTTCTTTTTTTTAAGATTTAAAAGGAGAAAATATAATATGAGTAATGAAGTTGAACTAATTAGCGATGATACACTAGTTCCTATCCGCAGTATTGTAAACTGCCAAACTGGGTACATTCTTCCTTCTTCTGGTCGTTCGCGCCGCCTTATGCCTGATGTTACTATGCGTGTTACAGCAGGTGAATTGCGCGAGCTGTTTTTCAGCCCCGGCGGTTCAATTCTTCTACAGAATTATATTAATGTTGGCAATAAGTCGCTTGCCGCAGAATTTGGTGTTCCTTATGATGCAATTGAATATGATTGGACAGAAGCAGATGTAAAGAAGTGCTTGCTTGAAGACGATATTGATGTACTCTTGGACGCTCTTGATTTTGCGCCGCAAGGCATTATTGAGACTCTTAAAGATGATGCGATTAAACTTGAAATTAATGACCGTGCTAAGATTAAGGCCATTGCGGATAAAACAGGTGTCGATATTGATGCCGCTATTAAGAATAATCATGCTTATGATAATAGTGATACCAATGTTGCTGATAAACCACGTCAACGCCGAGTTCAAAAAGATGCCGAACCGCGTAAGCGCCGCGTTAAGGCAACTATCGAGTAATATAAAATAAGTAGGAGGTTTGCTCAATGCCACAAGATATAGATATTGATAAAGATATGGAAGTCATACCTCCAACTTCTTTTCAGGAGATGTATGAATTTTTCCTAGCGGGTGTTACCGATGATATGTTTATGGAACTTACAAAAGAGGATACTGAAAAGCTGCTCGAGGAAATTCTGATTGCAGCAGTTCCTAAATTTGAGTTCCCGCATTGGGCGCACCCATTTACTTTAGATTATGAAAATAAATGTTTCTCTACTTGCCTTACAGTAGAAGAAAAGATTATTATTCGTTATTATATGATTGCAGAGTGGATTAGTTATCAGCTTGCCACTGTTGACCTTATTCGCCAGAAATATTCAAGCTCAGACTTTTCATTTACTTCTCAGGCTAATCATATGCGTTCACTTATCACGATGAAACAGGAGTATGAGCAGAAAGCATTTCACGCTCAAAGAATCTATTGTCGTAGATATGTTGATAATAAAGGCCATGTTCGTTCTTCTTTTGGTATGATTATGGAGCCAGTGAAATAATATGGCGTTAATGGTAATAGATGATAGGATTCTAGACTATCAGGTAGAAAATGTTAAGGATAGTCTAGAACGCATCACAAATCAAATTTTTAAACTTCTACCTACATTTGAAGATGGCAAAGATTGGATTAAGCCATTAGACACTCTAGTTATTGAAATTACAGGTATGGCTATTGTAACACCTAATGCTCCAAAGCTTTATCAACTCGTATATAAACTGCAAGGCATCAAAGAGCAAGGTAAAGATATTGAATTTATGCTCTTCCGCCGTATGATTTTTGAAGCTTGTAATATAGCCAACGATGTTAGGGAGAGCCTATGAGTATTCAGACATTAGGTGCTCGCTTACAATATCTCGGCGGCGATAACATGGGAAGAATTAATCAGTCTAAATATAGGTCTTTTCAAGCAGCTTTAAAGAATGACTATAATAAGAGAATGATTAAATTCAATAATCAGTCTTGGCCTTGTCTTATCAATTCCATGTCAGGAGGTTTGAAGGCGGATTATGACAAGAAGTATATCTCTGTCGATTTCAAGAGCGGCCTAAAAGCTGGTGAAACTTTTGAACTGTTAGATAGTGGAACTCATTGGATGGTCTATCTTCCAGTAATTACAGAGACGGCTTATCTGCGGTCTGAGATTATTCGCTGTGATTACACGCTTGACGTAAATGGTCAAGAATATTGGGTATATATGCGTGGCCCTGTAGAAACAGACCTTCGTTGGTTCATTAAGAATAATATTAACATCAATGAACTTAATCTGTCTGGCCGCATCTATATTAAGAATGATGAAAATACTAGAGACTTTTTTCATCGTTTTACTCACATCAAACTTGCTGGACATACATGGGAAGTACAAGTTACAGATTCGATTACAGTACCAGGTATTTTAGAGCTTGAAATCCAAGAGTATTATGATAACAGCATCGCAGAGCTACCAAGTATTCTCAAAGACGAGACTACACCCATCAATGTTATTAGTGGTACGACAACGGTTAAACAAGATACTATTGTTGGATACGCTATTTCAAATGAAGCATATGACCCAAAGATTCATTGGGAAGTCAAGAATAATCCAAGAGTCAAAATACTTGAGGAATATGAGAATGGCCGCATGTGTAAAGTTAAAGTATATGCTGGTGCGGTAAAAACGTTTGATATTTGTTATGGTGATTTCTTCCAGACAGTAATTGTCGAATGGAAGAAGCCTTTAATTCAAGGGCCGCAAGACGTTTATCCGTATGATATTCATACCTATTGGATTAAGAAACTTCCAGAAGGTGAAAGAGTTACATTTTCTATTGATGATGAATCTATGGCTAAGATTGTAGATTTCAATAATGATTCTTGTAAGGTAGAAATTATATCTGGTAAGAAAGGTAAGTTTGTTATTCATGCGGCATATTGTGATGTTGAGACAGATTTACCAGTTAAGATTAAATCGTTATAAGGGTTGGAGGTTACATGAAACACGTTGCTTCTAATATCTTACGAACTAATTATAAGTCTACTTTTCTTTCTCATGCAGAAGACCAAGAAACCATTTGGCGAAAACTTTTTGTTGAAAGTAGGCCTTACAGCGATATGCTGAAAAAGTTACTTATTATTAACACGCCTGATTGTCTTGATAGGACACAAGACCAATATCAGCGTAAGATTGAACAATATACTATTAAAGACCTACATGATAATCAATATATCAAGGCTACTCCAAAGCTCTCTTTTGGAGAACATGAAGAAGTTAAATCTTATATCATGTTAGACTTTGATGATTTTTCTCCTTCTGAGAATCCTCGCTATCGCAATTGCGTTATTAGTTTTACGATTATCTCACAACTTGACTATTGGGAACTAGATGACTATCAGTTGCGTCCTTGGATGATTGCTGGATATGTTGATGGTATTATGAATGATACTCGTTTATCTGGCATAGGTAAACTACAATTCTTGGGTGCGCAACAGCTTGTTTTAAATGAATATTTAGGTGGCGTAATGTTACGATACTCAGCATCGAATTCAGAAGCAAATGATGCAGAAAAGGTTAATGACAGTTTACCAAGTGAAACGAATGTGTAGGTGATATTCATGCCACCTAAAAAATATTTTGATGGTGATAGACTTGGCCCATATAATATATTAATGGTTCGTAGAACAAAACGAGTTGGAAAAAAATATTATGGTTTATTTATTTGCCCATTTTGTTCTAAAGAATTTGAAAGTCCAATTAAGAATATAGTTGATGGTACGGCAAGGTCTTGTGGATGTTATAATAAAAAAATATGCCAAGCTAAAAGTTATAACAATCGTAAAGATATAAGAGGACAAAAATTTAACAGATTAACAGCTATCGAACCAACAGAAAAGCGAAGAGGAAGAACGGTCATTTGGAAATGTAAGTGTGAATGCGGCAATGAATGCTATGTTCCAATTAGCGAGCTAACCAATGGTCATACGAAATCTTGTGGTTGCTTGCGTTCTTATGGAGAAGAAAAAATAGCTAATATATTAACAAATAATAATATTGATTTTATCAGAGAAGCAAATTTTTCTACTCTTGTTAATCAAGAAAGTGGTCAGAGACTTCGTTTTGATTTTTTATTGCCGCAATATGACATTATTATTGAATGTAATGGATTACAACATTATCGTCCTATAGATTTCTTTGGTGGAGAAGAAGGCTATAATAAAAGACGTTATTTAGATGATATAAAACGACAGTGGGCAATAAGTAATAATTATAAAATTTTAGAAATAAAATATAAAGAAGCAAGTGATATTTCTGAGACTCTAATTCTTGACTTTATTAAAAATAATACTAAGCCTGCGCCGCAAGATTTATAAAGCTGGTGCGGCATGTCAGAATTACAAGGAGATTTAGGTAAATATCTTTCTGGAATGCCAGTGATGGTTGCGGGAGCTAATGTTGCTATCTCGCAACCGTCTATTAAAGATATTTGCGCTTTTGGTGAAGATTCGTTTCTTATGTCCGTTGAGCTTTTTGTCAAGGCAAAAGAACTTGCTGCTGAAATGAAAAATGTGGGCAAAAGTCAATTAGGATATATGGACGATTTTCAAATATTATTAGTAATCATCCAACAGGACGAAAATACAAAAAGAAATGTGGATAATCTTTTTGGTCTTATTTTTCCTGATTATATAGTTGAATATGACGCTGGGTGCATTAATTTTAGGGTACAAGAGAGTGGACCGATAGTAGGGCAGCTTAATCCTATGAATTTTGAAAATTTCAGAATTACATTGAAAGAGTTGTTTTTACCAGTAGGCACTGATAAGTATGAAGAAGAGTTTAACCCTGCTAATGACGCAGCTGCCGAGATTGCGGCCAAACTTCAACGTGGTCGTGAGATACGAAATCAGATAAAGAGCGATAAGGATAAGAAAAAAGCTAATAGTATCTTTGGTAACTATGCTTCTGCTCTTTCTATTGGTTTGGCAATTGATATTAATGTCATATATAACTATACTCCATTTCAGTTGTTTGACAGTATTAAGCGGTATACAATTAAGATGGCATACGACTTATATCAGAAAGTTGCTACTACTCCTATGATGGATGTTAGTAAGATGGACGAACCTGATAATTGGATGGATGGTATTTACTGAGTATAATCGTGGCTTTGCTGCGTTTATATAATAGACATAGAAATTAGCGCGTTATATTTCTATGACTAAGGAAAATGTATACAAATTCCTAAACGTAAGGAGAAATCTATGAATAGATTTGGCGTAAATCACTTGCGCTAATATACCTTATCCATGTTATCGCATGGGGTCAAGATTTTATTTTTCTTATGTAGGATAAAGGAACAGGAGTTTTAGAATGCCCCTTTTAGAAAAGGACAAGGAAATTCTACTGTCGCAGAGCAGTAGTAAAACCTCGGCAGAATGGGTTGCTTTTTTTGAAAACAAATATCCAAGAAAGCAGCTACAAGATTTTTGCTATACTCATAATATTAAAATGAAAAAAATGTCTAAGGAAGATTTTAGCAAACTTCAATCTCAAAGAGCAAGAAAATATAATATCAATCAAGACTATTTTAAAACATGGACTAGAAACATGGCATATATGTTTGGTTTCTGGTTTGCGGACGGATGTATTTATAATGGAAGGATGTTTGATATTACAGTCCATAAAAAGGATAAATATATTCTTAAAAAATTTGCAGAAGAACTACAATATGAAGGCAAGTTATACGATTATGTTGACCGTCAAGCTGCTAGAATTAACTTCTCTTGTAAAGTAATTTATGATGATATTATTGCTCTTGGTGGAAAAGAATGTAAAAGTTTAGATTGTAAATTTCCAGAAGTTCCAGATGAATATCTTTCTGATTTTATCCGTGGATATTTTGATGGTGATGGGTGTGCATGTATTCGTAAAAATGGAAATTTTAATGCTTCGTTTGCTAGTGGCTCTTCTGAATTTTTGTTTGAACTTCATAAAATCTTAAAAGAAAAAGCAAAAATTGTAGGCGGTAGTCAATCTGATTTTAAATTATCGTTTGGCAAAAGAGATTCTAAATTACTTGGACAATTTATGTATAAAAACAATCCTGAACTTTATCTAAAAAGAAAATTTGATAAATTCTTGGCTATCGGGGAAACCTATTAGGCAATCCCGAGTCATTCTATTTTATAATAGAGCGATGTAGAGACTAACTACCTTAATTGGTATTGAGGGACACTATTGATACGTGTTTCAAAAAAGGTATACTAATGCCATAGAGCATTAGTAAGAGATAGTCCATTGAAAATCAATGACGTGAAATCTGTGATGTGGTCTTCAAACCCCTCACATCCGTAGACCTTGGTGGTCAGCACTTCGATGCTGGTCAGCCTATGCTTTACATCGATACCGCTAAGACTTCAAGTCTTGAAGGTGCTGCTACCACCGTCTATGCTCAGGGCAATTTTTAACTACCCCCTTTAGTAGTAATATTAAAGTAAACACTGTTTGAATTGCTGGAACATTTTATTGACAAAATTATTATAATATGCTATAATATGTTAAATAAAAAAATCAGCAGCGAAAGTGTGAATATTATGAAAGTTTGTTTAAATAAGAGTTTTCCTGAATTAAAAGATAGATATTATATTGATGAATTAGGGAATCTTTATACTGACTATGGTGAAAAGAAAATGACTAATTCTTTACATAACAAAGGATATGTGGGAAATAGTTTAATTAGACAAGATGGAAGTAATAAATTATATTTACGCCATAGATTGGTTTTGCAAACTTTTAAGCCAATTGAAAATTATGAAGAAATGCAAGTAAATCATATTGATGGTATAAAAACTCATAATTATGTTGAGAACTTAGAGTGGTGTACCAATCAAGAAAATAGAATTCATGCTTGTCAAAATGGATTAGCCGCGCGTTTAAAAGGAGAAACTAATCCTTTTCATAAACTTACAGAACAAGAAGTATTGGAAATGATTGATGATTTACAAAATCATATTCCATATAGCGTTTTGGTTGAAAAATATAACTGTTCTAAATCAACTGTTTCTGCGATTAAAAATAAAAGAAATTGGTCTTATCTTACTAAAGATATAATATTTACATAACGTTCAACGACTATCCCAAATTGGGAGTAATGTTAAACGACATGAAGTGAATGGATTCCTAGTTATAGGAATAAGATATAGTCTGGTCTATATTGTGAAATATAGCTGTCTAAGACTTGTCTAGTGCTTGTCTTTAGGCGCGTCTAAAACTTGTGAATTAGACGGAACATATCGGGCAAGGGTAATCCACGTCTTATCGCTTGGGACGGCGAAAAGACTCTTACCCTGACTCTTGAAGATTCTTTAATGAGTCCTACTAGTTTCGCCATGCTGTCTGGTGCTGGTCTAGTACACGGCAAGAAAACTGGTGACAATAAGACTCCTATCTATGTACATGCTACATATGATATGGTTGCTGAAACTTCTGGCGATAAGATTATCGCCAAGCTAACTGATGAAGACCGTAATGGTGCGACTATCATCGTTACAAAAGAAGCTCCTATCTATCCTGTTACTCTCGACAGTGCTGGAGCTCAAGCCAATTATCTTTCTGCCGTTACCGACAAGCAGGTTTTTGTCATTGGTGAAGACAATGCTTTGACTGCTGCCACTCTTGGTGATCACGGTGAAATTGATGCAGAAGGTAAAACCATTGCTTTCCAGCTTGCCGCTGATGAACCCGGTGACAGCAAGCAGGATGCTGCTGTAAAAGCTGGCGATACCGTCCGCATTGACTGCTATGAGGTTCATTACGATGAAGCCTATGAGATGCAGATTGATGCTGAGAACTTCGCTGGCTACTATTACATTGAAGCGTCTACACTCTTCCGCGATGAAGAGACTGGCGTAGACCTTCCTGCTGAATTTGTTATTCCTCGTGGTAAAATCCAGAGTAACTTTACATTTAGCATGGCCAACAACGGAGATCCCTCTGAAAATGTAATACGGAGGGCTGCGTAGTAATACGTTGAAATAATTTTTATCTAATTGCTGGGAACTCTCAAACGAGACAATCAGCAGCTAAGATATGTTGACAAAACTTTTTAATATGATATAATATAACCGTATTATAAACTAACAAAGTTGGAAGATAGTATGGAACGAAGATTACATGATTTTATTCCGTATCTAAGAGATTTATATACAATTAATGATAAAGGAGAAGTATTCAGTGATAATACTGGTAAAATGAAAACCAGAAACAAAGGAAATACTGAATATCAAATTATTAATTTCATGAAAGAAGACGAAAAGAAAAAAACTTTCAGGCTTCATCGTCTTGTGATGATGGCATTTGAACCTATTGAAAATTGTGAATCAATGGAAGTAAATCACAAAGATGGTAATAAGAAAAATAATTGTTTATCAAATCTCGAATGGTGTTCCTCGTCTGAAAACCAAAAGCACGCTTTTAGGACAGGATTGCAGAAGCCAAGACGTGGAGAAGCAAATAATCTGTCAAAACTAACAGAAAAAGATGTTATAAAAGTTTTGGATATGCACGATGAAGGATTAATTGATGAAGAAATTGCAGAAGAAATTGGATGTTCTGCTAATAATATTTATTCAATTCTTTCTGGAAAATCGTGGAAACATATAACAGCTCAACGACTATCCCAAAGTGGAGTAGAGTCAAGTGACTCGAAATGATAAACGCCTATTTTGTATAGGATGAAGATATAGTCTAATCTATGTGGTGACGCATAGCTGATAACAGTGCTATAATTTACGATTATAGTAGAATATACAATGACTTTTACATTTACAATCGATTGTATGCCTGCCTACACCAAGTTCAACAAGAAGAAGAAGGTTATGGCTACGCTACAGGTTGTTGACAAGACTGATACAACTCACAACTATAGGAATAAGGATGTCCTTGGTCACGATGGCCGCACAAAGGATTCCGATGTAGACAGTTGGTATTCTAAGTCTGTCTTCTCCGAAGTAGCGGGGGAATAAATGCCGCAACGTCAACTGAATCTGCGGCTGGCGAACAACATTTAGACGTAACTGCTAATGCAGTTGATTCTACTGCTAAGACTTTTGTAAATGAAACTATTCCCAGTGTTTCTAAACTAAAGAAGTCTGTAGCTAAATAAGCTAAAGGGTGTTCCTTAATTGGGACACCCTTTTTCTTTTTAAATAGCAATAATATGTATTGCTATTGCAATATATACTAATGTTATTTAGGAGGTAATATGAGCAATTTCAATTGGCGTGCCGTCCAAGCATATAATGGCGGTAAAGAGTATCTTGCTTATACTATTGCCAGAGGACAGGCCGATATTGATGATGATACGATGCACCGTATTATGAAACGTCAAGTAAGTACATTTACTCAAAGATTTAATCAAGTAAATGCGGCCAGTGGTAAAAAATATACTGGTAGACAGATTAAATCTATGATGGATAACTGGGTTTCAAATGGTGGTATAATAGGTCAAAATATTGATGCGGCAATGAAAAACATTGCAAACTTTGATAGCAAAGGTATTGCTAAATCGTATAGTACGTCTGGTGATATTTTTGTCGATGGTGTCAGTTTAGCAAATGTAGGTGCCGCATTTAGTTCGTCTGTGCAAGATTGTTTGACTCATGTATCCAGTATTACTACAGCGGTCAATGAAGCTGTTAATAATATTATCTGGACACTTGCATCTAATTACGAATACCTTGTTGCCGCACGTCTAGTTGACGCATACTATACGAATGGAAATGTTCCATCAGACCTACAAGGTATTCCAACAGATGCGAGCATTAGTGCGGGAATGGTCAAGGAGTCTGAAACGAAGATTGTTCTTGCAATGGAGAAGGTGCGGGAAAACCTAGATATTCTTGCTTCTCTTGGTGACGGTAGCAGTGCTGATATTCAGAATAGCTTTCAATCTGCCGCAGATTCTATTGCAGCGGCTTTCAACTCTATTGGTGGCACAGTTCACGAAATGGCAGAAGCACATGCAATTAATGTTGCCGCAAATGAAGGTCAACAGCTTATTATGGAAAATGATGAAAAAATAAAGCAGATGGTATCTGCCGCAGATGGTAAATTTTATTCTAATTGGACAGCCCAACAGATAACAGATACTCTTGAAGGTAAAGAATCTAAGGAAGATGTTCATATTTATTGGAATAAAGGCGGCATTGTGCTTGAATTTGGCGGAAATATTAAATTACGTGAAAGTGCGTCCTTTCAAGGTAGCGGCCCAGGCTCTCGTGCTCTTGGAGTTGAAGGATTTGTTGCTAGAAGTATGACATATCAGCAGTTGGCGAAAAAACTAAATGCTTTTGCGCCTGGTGCTGGTCAGTACGGATATAGCCTCGTAGGTGCTCTTGGTACTACTGTTGATGCTATGGACTGGTACAATATCAGGCAGGCGGCTGGTGCTTTGAGTCTTGTGGATGCTATAGCTGGTAGTGGTATTCAAGGAGATTATTCAACCTTGCTTATTGTAAATAATAAGATATTTTCAATTTATGATATTCTTAGAAAGATTTATGATAATTCAGATACTATTTTGAAGTATGGTGGCAACAAATATTATCTTGTTGAAGGTTTTGATTTAGGTACTTTAAGAAGTAAAGTTATGCCGTCACAGACAGGAGATAATGTTTTCCACATGGCGTTAAATCGTAATAAACTTGCCTACAAGGTATTGAATAATACTAAGATTAGTATCACGCTTAATATGGGTCGTTTATTTACGCCAGATATTTTTAAATCTTAGTTGACATTGTTTTAAAAGTGTGGTATAATACAACCATATAGGTATAGAGATAAAAGGAGATTTTTATGGCAATTCTTTTTGAAACAGAGACGGCTAAAAAGCTGACTTCGCAAGACATGTATGACATTATCCATTTTGCGGCACAATCTGCCGAGGATAATGGCTTCGTTAATCAGTTTGTTTTTGAACGTGCGCTATATGCGTATGCTGCGATTATTCTATATCCTGACCGTAAGGAAGAAATTGGCAGCATGGTTTCAAATAATATTCTAGATGCTTGGGATGCGCTTCTGGATGATGGTACTATCGCAGATATGAATGAAAACTTTACGGTAGATATGGATGCTCTTGGTCGAATTGGTAGCGTATGGCTTGATGATTATATCAAGTATTTACAATCTATGCGTGGTGTCTTTTCTGTATTTCAGAATTTTAGCGGTGATATTGTTGAGTCTACTGTAAATCGTTTTAAAGATGCTTTTAATGAAAGCGATGCTCAAACAGTTCTTGATATTGCTGACAAGTGGGGTATGAATAATACTCCGAAGGATGAAAGTAAACTAAAAGAAAAAGTTAAGGTTAGTGCTATGGCAACTCCTGAACAAGTTAATGATGCAATTAAGGCGGCTACTGATTATCTTGCCACCGTGCCAACAGAAAATGAAGAGGTTAAAGAAAATAATGAACAAGAGGAAGGTCCTCTGTTCGAGCTTTAGTACAAAATTCAATAATTGTTATGAGCCTACTTTTATATAAAGTAGGCTCTTTTTTATGCCTATATTAACGTTAATAAAGATGTAAAAGGAGGTACGATTGTGAATTGTACAAATAAATATAAGGTAGGTGATTACCATTAGTAAATATTCAAATACTATTGAGTATAATCTACGAACTACATTAGACCGTTCTGGTTTGACTCAATTACAGACTGAACTTAATAAAGTTTCTGTCCAGTTAAAGGAAATGCAATCTCAAGATATTATTGATAATAAGCAGGTTTCTGCGGCCATCAATAATATTCAAAAGTTTCAAAAAGCATTAAATTCGAGCTTTAATACTAAAATTGGAATGCTCGATATGACAAAGCTGACTAGCCAGCTAAATGATAGTGGACTCTCGTTACGTAATTTACAAAATTCATTTTCTATGGCAGGGTCTACTGGTAAAATTGCTTTTACAGATGTTCTTGCACAATTAGGTAAAATTGATACTGGTATTAAGAGTACCAGTTCAATGGTAGATAAATTATTTAATACAATGGGTAATACAGTCCGTTGGGGAATTATGTCAAGTGCTTTTAACGGCGTGACTGATTCTATTCGTCAATCTGTTGAATATGCCAAAGACCTTGATGATTCATTGACACAGATTATGCTTGTTACTGATTATTCACGCGATTCGATGGTTCAGTATGCTAAACAAGCTAATGAAGCTGCAAAGGCTCTTGGCTCTACAACTGTTGCTATGACTAATAGTACTCTTATCTTCGGTCAGCAGGGCCACGGTGCTTTTGCACCTATGGTTTAAAAATAATAGTTGCATTTTAGACTAAAATATGTTATAATCTACTTGTAAAATAATAAAAAAAATAAGTAGATAGGAAATTGTATGTCTAATGAAGAGTGGAAACGTTTTTATTACAACGATAAACCTACAAAATATGTAGTATCATCATTTGGACGTATCTACAATACAGAAAAGCAACGTTTCATCAATGGTACGTATAAGAATAATGAATATCATAAAGTTCAATTATGGATTGAAGATAAACCAATTTCATTTAGTGCGCATCGTTTGGTTGCTCAGTCATTTTGTCCAAATCCATATGGTTATAATATTGTAGACCATATTGATGGTGACAAATATAATAATCATGCAAGTAATTTACGTTGGGCGACAAACAAACAAAACGCTAATAACGTAAAGCATCGTAGCAAACCAAAAGAATGTGAATATTATAATGGAGATTTGTCAGATTTTGTCGTGGTTCCATATACAGATGGTAAACATCTAGTCTCTAAGGATGGAATCTTTATTAATGCAAAGAACAAACGAATTCTAAAGGGTGGAGAGCGTAATGGATATTTACGTTTATTCTATCATGGACATTCTTATTCTATGCACAGATTAGTATGGGAAGCATTTAATGGCCCTATTGCTGATAGTAATTTGGTTGTTGACCATATTGATGCAAATCGTCAAAATAATGCCCTTAGTAATTTGCGTTTAGTTTGCCAATCTGAAAATATGAATAATGCTTATCGTAATGGTCATGAAATGCAAAAAGCGATTTATCAATATTCTTTAGATGGAAAATTATTACATAAGTATAATAAAGTTATTGATGCCGCGAATGCAATGCACTGTTCTGGGCCTGCGATAGCTTCTGCTGCCAAGCGAAATGGTACATGCTCTGGATATTTTTGGAGCTTTAGCAAAATTGATAAAACTCAAGAAGAAATTAAAGAATTTATTTGCAATAACACAGTTCGTTCTGATGCGTATGGAGTTACACGCTATGATTTAGATGGTTCTAATCCAAAGCATTATGTTTCGTTAAGAGAAGCAAAGAAAGATAATAATTGTAGCACTTCAACAATTTCGCGTGGGGCAAAAGGATTTCGTAAAGCAAAAGGATATTATTGGATTTTAGATAATCAAGATATTACTATTGATGAATTATTATTGAAAAACAAATAAAGACTCTGAAAATCTTATAATTGCTGGAAGGGCTTGCGCCTAATCAGCAGCCCGCTCATAAGAGAAGGTTCAACGACTATTCTACCGTCAAGGAGAAGTAGATTGCAAGCGCAATCGAAATAGAGATACCTGGGATAGACAAAATGACCGTACTGTCCGTATACAGGTAAGATATAGTCTGCTCTAATAAGTAATTATTAGCAGTTTTAACGCATACGATTTAGCGCATCGTATGGAACACAAGGTTCGATTTAAACAAATCTCAGCAGCTTGCGGAGATGTCAACTAAATTAGCCAATGCTTCTCAGCAAGATACTGCTACTACTTCTGACCAAATCACAGCATACATGAATGCTTATGGTCTTGATAATAATATTGATAAACTTAATGCCGCATTAGACTCTTGGGCTAACGTAGCAAACATTTCTGCTGCGGATGTTGGAGAGCTTGCAGAAGCATCCCAGAAAGCTGCATCAGCGGCAGCTACTCTTGGAGTTTCTACAGACCAATTAAACGCCCAGATTGCGACAATTGAATCCGTTACGCGAGAAGCCCCTAAAAGATATTTACTTGTTGCTTAAAACATATAAGTGAAAATATTGGGCTTATAATTTAAATTATAAGAAAAATATTAAATTGCGGGAAAATCCTTAGAGTTTTATATTACTAAAATATTATAGTGATATAATATTGGCAAAGAGTAGTGTCTTAGGTATAGTAAAAAGATATAAAAATTGGACAATCCGCAGCCACTTTGCTATTTAGTAAAAGGTTCAACGACTATCAGGATTGGCTCTGATAGGATAGAAGTCTATCCGAAAGAATATTCTATTTTTATAGAAAATATAGTCTCTTCTTCTTGGAAACGAGAAGCATATAGTATTTATATATGGACTCGATTAACGACCGGGTTTAAGACACAAGGAACAAATCGGTAATGGATTAAAGACGCTTTATGCACGCTTTTCAGACCTATCAATGGGTAAGACTCTAGACGATGGAGTAGACTTAGGAAAAGTTACTTCTACGTTAGAGAAAATTGGTGTACAGGTTTTAGACGGCGATGGAAAGATGCGTGGCGTTGGTAATATCATGGAAGACCTTATGAAAGTTTGGGATTCTATTGATGTAACTCAGAAAGCCGCTGTAGGTCAAACGCTTGCTGGTAAATTCCAGCTTACACGTTTTGAAGCATTGATGAATCGTTCAGACTTATATAATCAATATAAGGCTGGTTCTGAAAATGCTAACGGTACACTTGATGTAATGAATGAAAAGTACGTTGATTCGTTACAGGGAAAATTAAATAAATTACAGACTACTTTTGAAGGTATTATCAATAGTCTTGGTAATTCTTCTGATTTTTATGGATTCATTGATGGGTTATCTACTGCATTAGATTTAATGCAGAAACTAGTTGATTCCATTGGTGGCGGCTCTGCCGCGCTCACTTTACTTGGCGCTACAGCTTCAAGAGTTTTTAGTAAACAGATAGCCAATGGTTTAACGGCTATGGCGCAGAATTTTTCTATTGGACAAATTAAGAAAAATAATGCTCAAGTAAGACAAGAAAAACTTAACGCAATGGGTTATCAAAAGATTGACGATAAGTCTTTAGACCCGTTAAAAGATATGATTGATGTTGGAACAACATATCAATCAGTCATGAGTGATGAACAGCAAACACAATATAATAAATTACTTATTGATACAAGCCACGCGATTAATGGCGTGACTGATGCAGAAGCTAAACTTCGTGAAGCTGTTAATGAAACTAATATGGCTATCGGTGCTGCGACTGGTGAATATAAAGAATATATTCAGCTTTTAAGGGACGAAAATGGAGTCCTTCAAGCAAAAGGCACTCAAGAGTATTATAATAATGTAAATGTTAGCAGAGAAGAACTATATAAGAATATTTCTTCCAATGAAGCGAAGCAAAGACTTCAAGGAATTGCGAATGAATCTTCTGGTATCAGTTCAGTAACTATTCCTAAGCATCGTGATAAGATTGCGGCTCTTGGTGCTGATTCTGACCCAATGAGAATCATGACAGAAGGTCGAGCAAGTCTAAAAGTTATATTAAAAGACTCTCAAAGATTGCTTAAAGCATATGGAATAACAGAAAGTATCTATGGTAAAGATTCTATTTTTGCCGTTTTAGACGAACAAGCTACGGATTGCTTACAGCCAATAGAAAAAGTAATTCAAGCATTGCGAAAATTATCTCCACTAGCGAATAGCACCGTTAGAAAAAATGGTTTGAACTCTGACAATCTAGGTGAAGCTATTGGTCTTGTAGATACACTTCAAAGTGGTATGAATGAAGTAAATCAAGGAGCGGAAGGTGCTTTAAACAAGGCAAATGATGCGTTAATTAAAAATCGTATTGCCGTTGGTTCTGCTTCAAACTTGACTCGTAGAAACCAACAAGTCACTGGTGCTAATGTGGTGCTTGAAGGTGTCAAAGGCCAGAATGAAGGTCTTGAAGACACGCTAAAAAAACAAATGGATATACAAAATATTGTTCAAGCTACTGCAGCTATTGGACAACTTAGCTTTGCTTGGCAGTCTTTCCAAAATTTAGGTTCTATATGGGCAAATGCAGATTTAACTGATGGCGAAAAAATTGAGCAGACCATAATGAATCTTGCTATGACTGTTCCGCAATTGATTTCTAGCTTTATTGAGCTCAAAGAAGCATCAAAATTAGATTTTGGAAATCTTTTTTCTTCCATTAGAACAAATGAAATTGCAAAAATGCAGACGGCATTGGATTCAATGCAACTTGGCTCTTTTGCGAATGGACTTACAGCAACTACTATTAAGTTTAAGGCTTTTGGCGCAGGAGCTAAAATTGCGTCTGCGGGTCTTCAAGTATTTAAAGCACTTATTGAAGGTTTAAGTAGTCCTCTTGGGGTGGCAACTATTGGCATTGCGACTGCTGGTGGCGCTTTATTTAATTTCCTTCATCAGAAAAATCAAGCAGCAAGAGAGAAGCAAGTTGAGACATATACGAATACTCAGCAGACTGCTTCTATTGACACTTCTTCTTTCGATGCAGCTTATGCTTCTTATAAACAGACTGGTGAAGTTACTGATGAATTAAAGAATTCTACTGATACTTTAATTGATTCTCTTGATATTGCTGGCGGTAAGGCTCTTAAAAATTCAGGAGATTTCGATACTTTAGCTGAAAAAATTAATAAAGCTAGTACGGCATCTAAAGAATTAGCCGCGTCACAAGGTAAGCAAGCTCTAACTGCATTAGATAAAGGTGCTTCTACTTATACACCTTTTGTTAATAATGCTGCTCGAATTGCATATGAGAATGACTTTTTAAGTAGTCAGGCTGGTTTAACTACAAATTGGATTGGTCAAGATACTAGCGGATTATCTATCCAAGAGAAAATAGGTAATGTTACAGAAGCATCTGCTAAAGCTCAAAAAGAAGTAGATAAGTATCAGAAAAAACTTAATAGCATGAGCAAAGACGATGCCATGTATGAACATACAAAGTCAAAGCTAGACGAAGCAAAACAACATGTTTCTGATGCTCAGGATTATTTAAATGATGAAAATGTCGCTAATGCAAAAACCATTATTGATAATATGGCTAGTGCCGCAGAAGAAGGTTTGAACAAGAGTGACTTCGTTAACAAGTCTAAAAAAGAGATTGAAGACTCTCTATTAGACAATGAAGCTATTAAAGCTAAGTATGAGTCTCTTGGAAAAGAAGCTGGACAAGAATATATAGATGGACTTGTCTCTTCTATGCAAGGCGGTAAAGACGATGTTCAAAATTCTGTTATGGCAGGATTAAGTTCTGATATTTCAATTGATAACCTAGAGAGTGCGGCTAAAAGTAAATCTTCAATGAAAGACGTCCTTGAAGATTATCAGACCGCTTATCAAAAGAATGGTGGCTTTACAGAAGACGAAGCTGCTAACATTATGGTGGAACATCCTGAATATGTTGAATTCTTACAAAAGGTTGGCGATCAGTACCAGCTGAATCAGCGTGCAGTTGAACAGTGGACACAGAAGACACGCGAACAAACTGCTGCTATGAAAGAAGTAACTGGCGAAGCTGTCAATATGTCTCAGGCTAATACGGATATTCTTGCAGCATATCAGAATCTTTCTGCTAACAATCTTGACTTACAGCAACCGCTTCAAGAAATACAACAGCTCAACAACTTGCTTACTAATGGTGCGATTTCAAATACTGATTTCTTAGATAGGTTAAATTCTGGTTTTGATATTTTAGCAAGCAAAATTGATAATGCTGTTAATAGCGGCCAAAAACTTTCTGATGTATTAAACGATGATGACATTTCTAATTTCGCTCAGATTATGACAAATGAATTGTATACTGGCCTACAGCAAGCGAATAAACAGTTCAAGAGCGGTAAAATGAATGTCACGCAATATGCGCAGACTATGAGCAAAGCCGCAAGACAATCTATTAAAATGGAACAGGCAACTAGTGGTTTAACGGACGAACAAGTCGAGCAAATTGAAAATACCGAAGATATTTCCAAACTCACAAATTCAATGACAAAATCTCAAAGAAAAGCCGCAAATCAAATCAAGAATCTGTCTAATCAGATGAAGAAACTCGATGCCGCAGCTGACTTTAATAATTTTGTTACTGATAATTTCAATAAAATTAATGAAGTATTTGATGATACGGGTAAAGTTGCCGCAGATGCCACCAATGAAATGGGTGGCATTAAAGCTCAATATGCTGATACAATTTCTGGCTTAGCAAGTTCAATGACAACTTTCTATAAGACAAATTCTGATGCTGCACAGAATACAGCTGCTTCAATTTCTGCTACTGGAGCTATGACGCAAGAACAGGCATATGCAATGCTGGTGACTGGTCAGGGTTTAGCAAATGCTATGATGTCAAATAGTGAAATCGCTGGCGCCGCAATGCAAGGTACTATGGCCGAAACTGAGGGCGCTGTTTCTAATATGGCTAATGGCATTTCTGGTATCATTACAGATATTATGGCAATGTTTGGTGGCATTGATGGTGATGTTACTAGCAGCACTGAAAAAACTGATTCTTCTGAATATGATATTACTTCAACTGAAAAAGGTAAGGGTTCAGAATCAGTTGGTACTGTTTCGGTTCCAAATTTTAAGATGCACATTAAAGGCTCTAATAATTCTAGTGGTGGCGGCGGTCGTAAAAATTCTACTGCTACTGGCAGAACGAAAATAGCTAAAAACGGTGCAGTTATGGAACAGTATTATAATAAAAATACTGGTAAAACATATTGGGCTGCTTCTGAAGCTGGCTCACAAGCATCTATAAAAGAACACTCTAATCAACTTGCTAAAGGTCTAAGTTCACTCTTTGGTTCTTCAACTCCCAGCCTTAAAAACTGGGCACCTTCTGGTGTCGGTGGTGCAGCGTCACCGTCCAACTTCGGGCTTCCTTCGTCTGGCTCAGGCGGCGGAGGTGGCGGCGGTGGCGGCGGTGGAGGTGGCGGTGGTAGTTCCTTCACTCCTGACACCAAAGAAGCTCTGGATGATGAAATTGACCGTTATGAGCGCGTTAATACGCTTCTTGATGCAATCGCAAATGACTACGAGCGTATCAACAAAGAACAAGAACGTCTGACTGGTGATAAATTAATTGAGAATCTTTCTAAGCAGACTTCACTTCTTAAACGTCAAATTGATTTGCAGAAAGAAAAGTTGTCTATTCATAATGATGAAATGAATGAACTTCAATCTAAGCTATCTGGATACGGTATTCAATTTGATGCTGAGGGTTATATCTCTAATTACGCAAAGATTCACCAAGGTTTAATTGATAATATTAATAACCTTATCAGTCAATATAATGCAGCTGGTACAGAAGAAGCTCAAGATGCTATTAATGACCAAATTGATAAAGCTAATGATAATCTTGACAAATTCAAGACTTTATATCAGCGCTATGACACTTTGATTTCAAGTGATTTGAGAGATACAATTCAACAGATTGAAGACCTCAATGATGAAATTGAAGATTTGCGTATCAATGTTTTTAAGACTCAAGTAGAATCTCTTGATAATCTTAAAGATATTCAAGAAAGTCTCGTTGACTTCGACCGTGCGTTTAATCGTGGTATTAAGCTGACACCTTACCAAGAAGCAGCAGATAATGTTGCCAAGCTCGGCAAATACTTTGACGTTGCTACCATGAGTGTTGATGAATATTATGACAATCTTATCAAGAAACAAGAGGATGCCGCAAATGCCGCAGGTACATCTGACGCATATAAGAAATGGTCAGCAGGTCGCGTAGACGAACTCAAAGCTGCCAAGCAGCGTGCGCTCAACGGTGACAAGAGTGTAGACTACTACGGCACTGGTTATTTCGATATGTCTATGAAGAATCTAACTGATATTAATGCTCAGATGAAGCAGTTTGAAGAGACTGGTAAATCTGATATTTTTGGTGAGAATTCCGCAGACCTCTATGATGTAGCTAAGACAGTGTATGAACAGGCCGCAGGACTTGCTCAGGATTACTGGTCATTGATTGAAAATCTCCATGATAATGTCATGGATATGATTGATGATATTAGCGATAAGATGGATAGGCGTAAAGACCAGTACGAAGCTATCACTGATGAACTTGAGCATTGGCTAGACATCACTGAAATACTTCATGGCGAAGAATCCTACGATGATTTAAATACTATCCTTGGCGCACAGCAGAACAATTACAAAGCACAGCTGAATGAACTAATGCAGCAGCGTGATATTTGGAAAGACATGCTAGGTTCCATGAAAGAAGGTTCGGAAGAGTGGAATGAAGTATCTGACAAGATTAAAGACGCAAATTCTGACATTAACGACCTGATTCAGAATTCTTTAGAGAATCTACAGAAGCAGTATTCAAATACAGTTTCAAAGATTACTAAAGCTTGGGGGACAAATGCCGTTGGTACTGACCTTGACTGGATGAATACACAGTGGGAGCTAATCAATCGCAATGCTGATTACTATCTCGATGATGTTAATAAATCCTACAATATCCAAAAGCTACAGGGTAAATATCTTGACCTCTTGGATGGTTCAAATGATTTAGCTATCCAACATAAGATTTCAGCGCAAATGAAAGAGCAACTTGAATATCTGCGCGATAAGACGAAGCTATCTGAATACGATGTAAACTATGCGAACGCACAGCTTGAAATCTTACAGAAGCAAATTGCGCTTGAAGAAGCTCAGCGTAATAAATCTCAAATGAAACTTCGCAGGGATACTCAGGGTAATTATTCATACGTCTATACTGCGAACGATGATAATGTCCGTTCCGCACAGTCTGACCTTCTAGACGCACAGAACAACGCATATAATATGTCTAAAGACCAGATGCAGCAGACTCAGGCAGATTCACTATCTGCTCTACAGGATGCTCAATCTACAGTCAATGACATTTGGAACAATGCCAACCTATCTCTTGAAGAAAAAACCAAGAGAACGCAAGCAATCATTGATTCGCTCAAGGAATATCTTGCTGGAACAAGCGAACAGCTAAGCACGTCCCAGAAGAACATTATCAATGACTTTATCGGCATGTGCGATATGCTGACCGGTGAAAACAAAGATAACCTACAAGACGTATATGACCAGATTGTTAATGGCAGCACTGATGCTTTTGACCAGATTGATACTCGTTGGTCTACTTCTTTGACTTCTTGGCTACAGAATATGGACCAGTTCAATGCTGATACAGATAAGATGCTTGGCGATTTGACGCAAGCTGGCAAAGATTATGCTGACGGAACAAAGGTAATTGCAGATATAGCTAAGACTAATTTTGATGATATTTCCAATAGCATTAGCGGTACAACAGATAAAACAAAAGAACTTGCGGACAGCACAAAAGAATTTATCAATATCCTTAAAGATGTATCTGGTGAGGTCAAAAAGACCGAATCTACGATGACTGATTACGCCAATCGTATTACAGATGCTAACAATAATATGCAGGCATTCAAGCAACTTGCTGATGAAACTGCTAACAAGCTGTCTAAGAAAGAACAAGAGAACGCCAATCTAAGCGAAGCTCTAAAGCAGGCTGAACAAAAGAACTATAACTATGAGCACTATGGCAACGCTAACGGTCCTTCATCTGGCGGCGGTGGCGGTGGAGCTGGCGCCAATGAAGATACCGCTTGGGGTATTGCCAAGGCAATTTGGACTTATGGCGGGGCTTCTGGCTGGGGCAATGACCCTGTGCGTTCCAGTAAGCTGATTGGCGCGTATGGCGCTGCTTTTGCACGCCACGTTCAGGATATTATCAACCAATACTCTAGGTCTGGTAAACTTGTTGATTACGGTTCTATGAAATATAGCTCAAAGAATCTAATAGGCTATGATACAGGCGGCTATACTGGTTCTTGGTCTGATAAAACCGCAGATGCCAAGAATGGCAAGCTAGCATTCCTGCATCAGAAAGAACTTGTTCTTAATGCTACAGATACGCAAAATATTCTTGCGGCAGTTGAATCCGTAAGGTCCTTTGCGGATAGCCTTAAATCTACAAGTCTTGCGCAATCACTTTCTACTGCTCTTGGAGCGGTGAGTGGCGCGAGAGCGAATAACGCATCCGAGACAATTGACCAAAACGTACATATCACGGCTGAATTCCCAGCTGCGAATAGTGCGGCAGAAATCGAATCTGCACTAATGTCTCTGAATGATAGAGCGGTTCAATACGCTTATAAGTTCAGATAAACATGGGCAAAATTTTATAATCGGATATTTGTGGTTTTGATATGTCTTAGAGCATAATTTTATAAACGGGAGAACTTTATGTTCTCCCGTTTTTTATTTGGATTGAAAAGGAGTTGACAATGGCGAATCTACAGGACGTTGTTCTTGAAGCCGTGGATACAATTGTATCCAACAGAATAGAACAGATAGCTACAGATAAAACAGTTACCGCCACTGTCGCTGGCTGTACTAATTCACTTACAGGTGAATATCTCGTTTCCTACAATGGCGGCAAATTAAAGGCATATGCCCAAGAAGGAAACACATATACTCAAGGTCAATCAGTGTATGTCCTTATCCCAGAAGGTGATTTCACCAAGAAAAAGAATATCGTAGGTATCGCGCAGGCAGCAGAAGATGATAATAACATCAGCTTTGTATCTTCAGCCATTAGTAACTATAATCTCATTGGCCGCAATTGCCTTAGTGATAAAAATAAAGTCACGCCTGCGGGACTTCGTTCTTATAAAAAAGAAGATTATAAAGTTCTATATAAGAAAGATGAAGATGTAAGCGGCTCTAAACCTAAATTCTTATCTATTGATACTCAAGAGCTAGAGAATAATATTAAACAGGCCGAAGCGGTGCTGATTGAAGCGTCTTTCCGCACGTCTTTGCCGCGAGAGCACAAACTTACAAAGACTGGCGAATATGGTATCACTTTTATTTTAGCCTTTAAAGATGGAGATGCTACAGACGATAAAGGTCAGGCGTTAGTTAAAAAGCTATCGTATACTATTGACAGCAATAGCATGACTGGTTCGCCGCTTCAATATCAAAGTTATTTTGACCAATATCAGATTTTTCCAGTAGACGTTGAGAATTTCTTATATATCGACCAGATTATTTTCTATTGTAAAGATTTTGTAGAAACTACTGACCCAATCCAATCACAGGACAGACCGATTGGCTGGGGCGATGATATTTTTATTAAAGATGTTGAATTTTATGGCCTTAGAAAAATCAGTGCGGCAAATGGTGATTATCAGATGCACCTGTCTATGCCGAAAGGTTCAACTCTTAGAGACTTAACTGAGAACTCGTCTTTGAGCGTTGTTGGTACTCTTCGTCATAAAAACGAAGACCTATCAGGCGATGCCATGTTTTACTGGTTTAGAGAAGATGGACAAGTGACAGCAAGTTCTAAAGATTATAAGATGTATGGTGGAGCCGGCTGGTCTTATCTTGAAGCTAAAGGTAATAAATATAATTTTGTTACTACTGGCGCAGAAAATCGCGCTTATGAAAATAAATATATGTGCGTTTGCGTCTATAAAGAGCAAATGGTCTTAAAGGATTATTTCACACTATACAATGAAGCGGCAAAGCGTAATATTGAAATTACTTCTTCTCTTGGTGTTAGTTTCAGCTTTGACCGTGGTAAACCTACTTTAACTTGTCTTTTGGATGGTAAATCTTCTAGCTTTGAAGCTGGTAAGGCAAACGGACATCCTGATGACTTCTTTAGATTTGTTTGGTCTAAAGTTGATGATTATGGTCAGACACTATCATTCATTGAAACTGTAGACGAACTAAAAAAGCGCTATGAAGATGGTATAAAGCAGGGTATTGGATATAATAATCTGTCTGCTTTGAAGAATCAAATGAATGCGCTCGAAGGTGCATCATGGGATAAAAATACACTCACTTATCCAGTAAAAGGTATTGACTCTAAGGCTACCTTTAAGTGTGCGGTTTATTTGCGCGATAGGGAGCCTTCAAAAGATGAATCTGTAGAGGATATTGAATATAATATTGGCGTTGCTACACTTACTCTAAAAAACGCAACTATCGCAGACCCTACTGATTATTATATCACTATTGAAAATGGCGACCAAGTATTCCAGTATAGCGAATCTGGCGTATCTCCTGATGATGATAGATACGAAGACCCATTAGAGATTAAACCGCTTACGTGCCATTTATTTGACCCTGCTGGCCTTGAAGTCAATAAAGATACATATGATATTAAATGGCGAGTACCATTAACAGATTCAATGATTACTATTCCAAAAGAAGGAATGGTGCTCAATCAGTCTAATCAAAAAATCGAGTATTGTACATCGCAGATTTATCCTATGGCGATTGCCGCAAACTTCGATTATTCAGCAGTATCAAATCAGATTGAAGCCATTGTAACATATCAAGGCGTTACATATAGTCAAATGACTGATTTTCTGTTCACAAAGGTTGGAGAAAATGGTACGAATGGCACAGATATTGTTGCTAAGATTTCTCCTACTTCTAAGAGCTTAAAGAATAAAATGCTTGCGCTTATTATCGACAAGAATAATAAAGTTGTGTGGAATACAGGACAGGCAATTTCGCAACAGGTTTTGCAGTTTCAGCTCTATCAACGTAATGAAAAAATAAATGATGACTCTACTGTTTCTTGGTCTATGGGCTATGGTCAAAGTAAATATATGAGCTGTAACAATGGTGTTGTCTCTTGGAATACAACTGACGCTGCTAAACGCAAGTTTATGAACCAAATTGTAAAAGCCCAAACAACTTATACCGTTGGAGATTCTTCATATAAGTATTATGCTTTTTATGGCATTCCAGTGATTAAGAAATATGCCAATAATGATATTCAGATTGATAAAACTTCTTTATTAAAATCTATTACTTATAATGCGGATGGACGTAATCCATTGTATAATAAGAACCAAGGCGTCACACTTATTGGTTCTGGTATTAAAGACTTATTTATTGAATGGATAGCCGAGGGTGGTGAGCCTTCAAAGACAGGTCAAACATATAATGAAAATCCATTAAATGCTTGTTTTAAGATTATTATAGAAAAGAATACATCAGACGGTGTACAAAAGACAGCCCGCACAAAAGGATTAAGTCAAATCTATATTCTTCCAAATGATGTATATGATGGTGAGTATGGAAATAATTTAGTTCATTGTAAAGTCTATACGTCAGCAGACGCGGCCAATCCTGTTGTAGAACTATATATTCCTATATACATGTCACTGAACACTTATGGTCTTAAATCTCTCAATGATTGGGATGGAACACATCTAGAAATTAATGAAGATGAAAATTACATCCTTGCGCCGCAAATTGGTGCTGGTGAAAAGAATAAAAACAATCAATTCACTGGCGTTGTTATGGGAACTTCTAAGACTTATGATTCTGATAAGTCTCAAATTGGTCTAATGGGTTTCTCAGAAGGTAAGCAATCTATCTTCTTAGACGCAAAAGATGGTTCTGCTACTTTTGGTTTGCCAGAACAGCAGGCATCGCAAAATAATCATTTCGAGGAGGGCCGCATTAAACTAGTCCCGGGTGGAGAAAGCTATATCGGTGCATGGAGAATCGGTTCTCGTGCATTATATAATATTGCAAATGCGGAAGTTGATGAAAATGGTAATTTCACAGAAGCAAAAGTAGATAGACCATATGCTGATTATCCTGTGAAGGATTCTCAGTTTTCAATTCCATCAGATAAGCAAGGTCTTATCTTAGGTGCTAATCCCGCATATATTTCAGTTAAAGGCAAACCACTTACAAAGCAAAATTCAAACATTGCATTTGATGGTGCGAATGCGGCACTTGCAGAAGGTGATAGTCTTGAGATAGAAATTGATCCCCGCAAAGATTCAACTTTCTCAATCTATAGGCATTATAAGAAAGATGGTAAGTGGCATCGTTATCCGCTTGTCGGTATAAATCAGTATGGACAGTTTTACACGAACGCAATTCAAGACCAAGAGTCTTCAATGGGTATTGGCAAAGTTGGTGCATTTGGTAAACGTGCGCTCGATGCTAAGTATATTGGCGCACAGTTTGGCTGGTCAGACACCAATCTGTTTAAATTCTTTGTTGACGGTACGGTTAAAAATTCTGAAAAGGTTACTACAGACCTCTATCTTTCTACTGGTACAAATGTTAATAATGAATATCCAAGGGGTTTCAATGTATACGGTAAGCATGTTAGTCTTTATGCGCCAGACCTAGGCAAGGAATCAGCAGATAGCTCAACACATAGACTGCATATAGATTCAGAACAGGCAATTATTGGTCATGAAAATTCTTATTTAAGATTATCCGCGTTATCTGCTGCAGACGATACAACAGATGGAAAGATGAAAACATCTGTTTTATATCTTAATAATAATTTTGAGTTTATGAATCCAAAAGACAGAAAAACTACTATGTCTACTGGTGATTTTACTCTTTCTGCTATTGGAACTCCAAGAGACGATAAAGCAGATAAAGATGGCAATTATACCTATGCCATTGGCGGCAATTTAAGACTTAATGCAACCAATTCAATTAGAAATATCGCAGATAAAGATTTTCAAATTAAAGCCGGGGAAGATTATTTGATGTATTCAAAGGCTTTCTCTTCTGTCGCAAACAATGAAGATGGTACTTTTACTATTGGTGCAAATAATGCCAAAGCAGTCTTAACTTTGAATAATAATAAAGGACAAAACACTACCCTCATTGGTGAAGGTCTTAAATTTAATGCGGCAAATAATGGAATTAATATCGTAAGCGATACTTCGCCTAATGGTATTAAGTTAATTGCTACTGCAATTAAGGACAATGAAGCACAAGGTGGCGTAAGCATTAGTCTTGTTCCACAGTCTGGCGGTAATGGTGCTTTTTATATCAGGTCTGGTACTGGTACTATTCAATCTAATTATGACAATGTTCCGCATGTTGGCAAACGAACGTATGTTAGCATCGGTCATGGAGTCGTTTCAAATTGGGGTGTGTTCACAGGTACGCCAGATTCACAATCAACTACCTCACTTACTGCTGAACGAGATATGCGCAGCATTAACGGTTGGAATTATAGTAATGAATACTGCTATAATAACGGTTATTCACATTGGTGTATGGGAGCTAATAGAAGTTCATCAAAAGTTTCAGACCACTTAGGCTGCATTTATGATTTGCTAAATAATCTACAAACGCAAATTAATAATGAAGTAAATGCTCGTAAAACTGGAGTACAAAATGCTATTAATATTGCAAATAGCAAAGCTCCTGCAAATCACAATCACGATAGCTCTTATGCTAAGAAAAATCATCATCATAATGTTCATTACTCAATGACCAAAGTTCGTATTAATGGTCAGAATTCTACTGATTTATTTGTTAGTGGCTTAGCTACTGGTGGTAGTTATGTTTCAAGCACTTCAAATGAATTATACTATCAAAAAGGAGATAAAAGGATATGAATGAATTAGAAGTACGTATGAGGGTTCATGCTCTAGCAAAAGATATGATTTACGATTTTATGTCAAAGAACGGCATTGGTGCTACCGTCATGGTAGATGCTCTTAATTCTGTTCTTGTTGGTCTTTATCCACTAGTTCAGAGTGAAATGTTGCGAGCTATTGATATGGAAACTGCTGCCAAGGCTCAACAGCAGGCGCAAGAAATCAATCAAGCAGAGCAAAAAGCCACTCCCAAGGAGAAGGAAGTTAAATAATGGCAGTAAAATCCTTTGTTAAAAAGGTTGGTCAAAAGGCCAAAGATGGTTCACTTACCATGCCTTACTCTGAATTTGGAGTTGGCTTTGAAAATGTAGTGGACACACGTAGGGATAAAGGTAATTATTCTCTTGCCCAATTTTTCGACAATTACATGGACTTCATGAAAAATACAACGTTTGTATATACTGGCAAGATACAGCCTACTAATACTCATGTTGGCATTTGGATTGACACAAGTTCTTCTAACCAATAGAAAGGAAGAGTGAAATATGGCAACAGTCGTTAGTACACTGTATCCACCTGTGGTTTCGACATTTCAAAATGCTTTCGTGAACACAGAAGATGCTGTTGTATATTTTACTCTTTCTTCTTTTAATTCTGCATCTGAGATTAAACATGTACATGTCAGTTGCGTAAATCAACTCAACAATGAGAATGCTTTGAATAAACTTTCGGGCATCCTCATTGAAGATTTACAATTCGATAAAGTAAGCGGTATGTATTATGTAACAATACCTACCGCTTATATCGAAGGCAATGCTTTCAATACAAATCAGTTCTATAAGATTCAGATTCGATTTGATAGCTATAATGGAACTGATGAAGTACCTATCAACGATGAAGCAAAGAAGAATAGTTATCTTTTATCACATACGCAATATTTTTCAGAATGGTCTTCTGTTTGTTTAATTAGACCTATTCACCAACCTAAAATCTATCTGTCTGTATTTGAAAATTATACAGGTAACTCATATATGACTTTCAATAAAGGCTTAACGCAAATTGCTGGAGGTCTTCTTTTTGTTACTAAAAATGAAAGTGGCGAAGAGGTAGTTTTAAATACCGAGACTGAAACGCTTGAAGCATATCAATTTGATATTCTAGATGATTCAGATAATGTATTGTTCTCTACTCCTACTATTTATACTGGTGAAAATCTTAATCCAAATAATATCGTATATAATATTGATTTTTCATCTTTAAAGAATAGCGCAGATGGTTCTATATCAGACCCTACTAGTACATATTATGTATGCCGCGTTACTTGCCGCACAAATAATCAATATCAGCTTAGCAAAGAATATAAGTTTCAGATAGGTGAGTATAGTGGTGCTGATGAATGGCAACCTACAATTGCCGCAGAAGTTGATGATGAAACTGCGTCAATTAAAGTTTCAGTTAAAAATGAATATTCGTTTAGTGACGGAATATCTGTATATGTAAGGCGTGCATCTAATAAAGATAATTTCAAAGAATGGGAAACTGTCTATAGCGCAAAATTACAACAAGTTGATTTTTCAATTATAGATAATACTGTAGAAAGTCTTACGTGGTATCGTTATCGTGTAGAAGCTCTTACTTCTACTGGTATGTCAATTGCTAAGCCTAAAATGTCAAATGTCGTTTTGCCGCAATTCTATGACGCTTATTTCTCTCGTGGAAATGAACAGTATGCCGTTAGATATAATTATCAGGTAAGTAGTTTTAAGCCAGTAGTAAACAGAGCTAAGATTGACACCCTTGGCGGCAAGTATCCTAAGTTTGCGGAAAATGCCGTATTAAATTATAAACAGTTTAGTATCTCAGGTATGATTAGTGCTGAATCTGATGTTTATTCTGAGTTTGCAAACAAGGCAAAACTTATCCACCATAATGATGATACTCTTAAAGATTTATATTCAGAATATAAAGATGAAACTGGCGTTAAAGATTTAGTTCGTAACGATTTTAAGAATTGGGAAAAGACTGGCGGTAATCAGTATCCTAATGCACCTGTTTCCAGTGTCACATCACAAGAATATTTAACGACTACTACAAATGATTGGCTTTATGAACGTGTATTTCGTGAAAAGTTAATTGAATGGTTAAACGATGGTGAACCTAAACTATATCGTTCAATGGCAGAAGGTTCAATGGTTGTTATGCTTACAGACGTTACATTGACACCAGATACTACGGTTGGCCGTCGATTATGGAATTTTTCTGCAACGGTTTATGAAGTTGAAGATGCCTCTTCTTTAGATACTCTTGACACTCTTGGTATTTATAATCGTAAAATGATTGGCTCTATTAGTGATAATGGAAAACAAGATTCTGAGGACGAGCCTAAAGATTATATTGAGGTTATTAAACCTGCTCAGACATATAAACTTACTGTTACGAATAATAATGATATTAGAAATGATATTAATGATTTATTAAGTAAAAAATATAGTGGAGTTCTTGCTAATCGTAAAGCAGAAGAAATTGTACTTAAAGACATTAAAATTTATTATCATTCTAAACCTCGTTATTATACTTTCCAAAGTGGTTCAGATGGACTTACAGAAGTAACAGAAAAGACTAATGGCGTCTCTCAGATGGTTGCGGAAAAGCGAGTGCAACGAGGGTATTATTTTGGCGTTATGACTCGTGGTAGTGACGGAAATCATAATATTTTTGTAAATGAGCGTGGATACTATCAGATTCCTAATAAGTTGGATGTTATTGGTCTTTATTTTCAAATTGGTGATGTTGTCACTATTGAATATACACTTTGTTATAAAGAGCGCTCTAACACTAAAGAAATTGTATCAAGTGCGTCCGTTGACCGCACTCTTGTTGGCCAAGAACGCGGTGTTTTTAAACCTAATATTTATCTTGGCAGAAAGATTAGGAATAAATATAACTTTATTCAAATGAATGGCGATGTTATGATTTCAAGTAAGCGCATGAAATATTGGAAGGGTATTTGCTTAGATGTCACTCCGTATGCGATTGCTAGTATTAAATACCATAATGAAACCGAATATAAAAATTATCTTGTAGGTGGTACAGGTGTTTTACACATGCTGAGAGATGTTCCGGTAGATGATATGTGCTTCTTAGGAATTCGTATGAAGCAAGTAAATAAAACAAAATATCTACAAGAGAATGAATTTCGAGTTGATGCTTCACTTAATGATGCGGCAATCAGTACTTTCAATTGGATTAGGATTATTGATTCTGCTGAAACAAAAGACCCAGTATCAGTAATTCAAGATAATAATATACCACAGGATAGTTTTGTTAACGCATGGAATGATATTGGTGAACAACCAGTTCAGGTCGTAAAATATATGGATGTTAGCGAAGTTAAGAAGCCGATATTAAACACTGTATATAATATCAATGGAGATTTAAAGATTTATTATAATTATCAATGGTATAATTTTGCTTTTGGTACGATTGATAATATAGAGAATAATAATTCTACAGAAATTATCGGCATTGCTTTTATGCCAGTAGAAGGTATGATTAACTATTATGGCACTGTAATGACTACGAATTATCAATAGGAGGGAAAATGAGAAGGACGTATCCTTATTTAAACGATAGCTTTTATGAAGATGCCAATAGCGCATTAAAGCGTAGAAACTTTCTCAAGACTATTGATAATTTTGTCAATCAAAAACAGTATGTGCGGCTAACTCTTCTTAATTGGAATGAAGAACCGTTGAAGGAAATTCAGGGCATTATCTCGTCTGGAAGTCTTTCTAAAGACGGTTCTTCGTCTATTAGACGTACTTGTTCATTAACTGCATCTATTAGTAGCGGCGATTATGATATTGAAAATATGTCATATGATTTTGCTATAAATAAGAAAATCTTTATTGAAATTGGTGTCGAGAACCATAGCAATCAATTTTTAGATTATCCTATCTTGTGGTTTCCTCAAGGTGTTTTCTTTATCGTAAGTGCAAGTGCATCGTCTTCTGTTTCATCTGCTGTATCTTTACAGCTTACACTGAAAGATAAGATGTGCGGCTTATCAGGAGACGTTTCAGGCACATTGCCTGCGGCTGTTATATTCGATGAAATGGATACGCAGGATGCAAGTGGTGCATATGTTACTAAAAAGGTGCTAGTATATGATATTATCAAAGAGTTAGTAAATCATTACGGTGGGGAAGATTTAAATAATATTGTTATTGAAGATGTTCCTCGCCGCATTAAAAGGGTAATGAAATGGACTGGTTCTAATCCTCTATATCTCGTGCCTAAACAAAGTGGAAGCGCAGGAGTTATATGGTATGCAGCATATGTTGATAAACCGGCAAAACTAGAAGATGGCACGATTGAAATTTTAAGCGGTCAAGATTGCGGCTATGTCTATGATGATTTTGTATATGACTCTGAACTATCTGCCAATCTTGGTGAAAGTGTAACGTCTGTGCTTGACAAGATTAAAAATTATCTTGGAAACTTTGAATATTTTTATGATGAATTTGGTGTATTCCATTTTAGGGAAATTAAGAACTATCTGAATACAACGCAAGCGACCACCTTAGTTAATGATATGAAAAAACATGATTATCTTGTAGAGACAACTACAGGTAAGAGTGTATACACTTTTAGCGATAAAGATAACATTATCAGTATTAGCAAAACGCCGCAATTCAATAATATTAAGAATGATTTTATTGTCCAAGGTAAACGCCAAGGTACGAATAACCAACAACAAATAGATGTTCGTTATCACCTTTGCATTGACCGCAAACCTATCCCAGTTACAGTAGATGAACATGGTAATAGTTATTATAATACTTATTATAATGTTCTATTGTATACAGAAGAATCTACTCAAGAACTAAAAGCCGCATTTCCAACAGTATATACAACGAAAAAAGATTTTCCTGCTATTGGTGATTTCAATACTATTTATTTTGATGCTACCAATAAAGCTGCTTACTATTGGAAAGATGATACCTATAAGACATTGAAGTGTGCGGCATATTATCCTCCTATAGATGCTTCAACCTTGGCAGTTGTAGTAGATGATAAAGGAGATACCAATTCTGCGGCAATACCGATTATCATTGGCGGTTATACTGTAAAAGATTGGCGTACTGAGCTTTACTTTGAAGGCTTGTTAGCGAAAAAAAATGGAATTGATTCTGGCAATTACTACGCTAAGATTGATGGCATTTCTGGTTGGCAGGGAGATATTTTACAATACGCGCATAATTGCAGAATAGATACAGATTATTATTTTGAAGAGCTTGAAGCGTTTTGGCCGCAAATTTATGATCTCGCAGACCAAAAGTTCATTGGCGAGAAAGAAAATGCGGAATTGCTTACTTCCGCACTGACTGACGGTAACTATTTCTTAGATTTTATTGATTCTTCAACATCTGATTTAGGAAGATTCTCTGTGTCTGCCATTGGCCGCAGAACAGATGCTGTGTCATCAGATACCGTTAATTGTTTATTTGCACCTAAGATTCCCAATATCGTGTTTATCAATGCTGATGAAGATGATAAGGGAAGGACAAAGCAGCAGGAATGCGAAGATAATGGTATGCCATATACTCAAGTGCGTGGTGAGGTTTTTTATAATCTTGCTACTGGCGGTTATAAGAATGGCGCGTTTGACCAAGTGAAGTACGAATTATATCTTCATACGACTTATCAAAACTCTGTGTCAATTACTGCATTACCAGTATTTTATCTAGAACCTAATTCGAGAATTGAATTAAATGATAGTTCTACAAATACATATGGCGATTATAATTTAAATACACTTTCTATCCCTCTTGGACCGGGTAATACAATGACTGTTTCATGTAATCAGTCAATAGAAAGATTCTAGCAATAGGGCAAAACCGTATAATCGGTTTGCCCTATTTTTTATTTTAAAGTAGGTATATTTTTAGAGATAAAAGGAGTGAAATTGGCAACCACGAATATCGGTCAATATAGATATGCGGGAGAAAGCCTTACAAACTTATCTTTCAAAAAATCTTACGTTGACTCTAATGCTGATATTACTGGATTAGAAGAACAAAATACAGGTTTCAAAGACGTTGCTATCATTCCCGACAAGCAATTTGTTAAAGGTCAAGATTATTATTTAAAAGTTCAAATTCCTCAAGACATGAATTATGCTATGGAATTTACTATTAAATTAATGAAAAATTCAGATACAGACCAAGGTGCGTATCAGTATATTAAGACCGTTAACGTTAATGCGGGTGGAGATGGAAGTAATGTCTATAATGTTGCATTATATGAAAAAAGTAATGGTAGCATTAATGCTATGATACCGCTTAAATACGAATATGGTAAGATTACTATTAAAGATGCTTTATATTATCGAGAACAGAATAAAAAATATTATCTTGGCACTGGTGGCAACACGTATATACAGACAGATAAACGAAATATTATAGCTATGGCGGCATCTTGGAAAACAGATGTCGGCGAGCGCTATGGCCTATTTGAAATGATTTTTAGACCAATAGAAGATGGATTTATTTCAATTGTTTTGTCAATGACCAGACAAGCCGAAGATTATAATATTCAACATACAACGAGTCAAGGAACTACATATGGTCGTATGTTAGATTTAGAGAAAGTTAAATGCGAACTGTGTCAGCTTAGCAATCTTGTGGAAAGCATGAATAATAATGGCTCTCTTGATAGAATCGGTATTTGGGGTCATTCTGGTTTGATGATGGCTATTAATGGAGAAGAAATTAGAATTGGCCCGAGCGGATTCTACGAACTATCAGAGGTTCCTATTTCTTCTATTGGCGTCGTTGCTCGTGATTATACCGATTCATTTACTATTGATTATGAATTTACCAGAAAAGATACAGAAGAGGATGGTGAATAATTTTGGATAGCTTGTACGCATCCCATGTGGGGAAGTCTTTTGAGATTAAAGCCGCTTTTCTATCTGTACAAGATATGATAAATGCCTTCTCACTTGCTGAGAACTATAAAACGGTATGGTACTCGGAATACGCTATTATCTCATGTAAAAATAAAAATCATCCTGACAATGGTAAAGTTTTTATGCGCGGCTTGGATTACCAAAATGCTATGGGCGGCGCAATTTATAAGTTTCAAATTATCGGTCCGTCGAGTGGTACACCTTTTTTCCAAGTAGACACTATTGATAATGTAACAAACATGTCAACGAAAGCTCTTGAAGAGAATACGTATCGTAGGTATCCAGTCGGTCAAAATGCTGATGGTACTGTTATCACTAATTGGAAACAAGATGATAATGGCAATTGGCATGACGCTGGCGGAACACTTAAAAAAGATTTTAAATTTAATGTTCAAAATCGTACATTAGTTCCTGGTAAGAATGGCAATACCTTCAATGATGATATTGAATATACATGGGTCAATATTCGTAAAGACGATGATGATGCTGATTCTTGGTTCTATGTCGGAATGAAATTTCCTTATACGGTTATTGATTATAAGGCACATGCAGTTTCCCAGTATGATACAGCCGGTAATATTAAGCAAGAAAATGCTATGGCTTCTATTGCCCGCATTGACGATAGGACCCATCCTTTCTGGGAATATTGGGATATGGGTATTCCAAAAGGATTAAAGGGCGATACTCTTCGCAATCTTAAAGTCATTGAAATGACAGAAGCGTTACGTAATAAAATATATTCAACCGAGCATATTACAGTCAATCCTACTACTGGGCTTGCTACTGTTGGTCAATCTGGTTATCCTAATATGGAAGATGATATTGCCAAACATCGTCAGATTGTAGTATATGAATTATATATCTATGATAAGCGAATCAATCCAGACCCAATTTTAATTTATCTCGGTGATTTTAATATTATTAAGAATATTACGCTTGATGATAAAGGCACTTTAACTGTATCTTATACACACAATAACGATACAGTCTTTTATAAGAAAATTAAATGGGTAACTGGCGTCGCTCTGTCTACTGGTAACGGCGCCGCAGGCGGACATTTTAAGATGGACTTCAACAATGACTCTCCTGCGTATGAAACAAATCTTACATGGGTTAAGGGCCTTGAAATTCAAAACAATGGTGACGTTATCGGGACTTTTGCTGGTACAGATGGTGGCAAGTTATCAAATGATGGTAGGAATAAAGTCGGTCATATTCGTTGGATTAGTTCAGTTACGTTAGATGAAAATACTGGTCATTTTGTATGCTCTTTTAATGACAATACGACGTCTGTTGATAAACGCTTAACTTGGGTCAAAGATATTACAATCAATCAAGCAAATGGTCAGATTACAATCAATACAACTACTGGTGATAAAATTAGCCCAGCTAAACTGAAACTTCTAACTGCCGCACGTGTCAACGATATTGGTGAAACAACTCTTATCTTTAATACTGGCGAGACAATTAACTTAAAGACTGAAAATGGTGGTGAAAATTATAAAATCACAACTGTTAAGTCTATTTATATGGGTACTGGCATCAATGATGATAAGAGTATTTATGTTAAATACAATAGCAGTCCAACCCCAGTAAAAGTTAGTGACCCGATTAATTCAATTGAACGTCTTGTAGTCCGTCCATCTGATTGGCATCTATTTGTTCTTTATAGTGACCCTTCACATCGAGTTAATAACGCTACCGATGGTTGGATTTCAAATAATGATGCTATGAAGTATGATTCATCTATTCCTAATTATGGCTCGAATGTCTACTGGAAAGACCTCGGTACTATTAAAGACCAAGCCGGTATTCTAATCGGTTTTAATGTAACAAAAGCTCAGTTAAATGCAGCAGGGTTTACAGATGCTAATATAATCGAATATCTAAATCGTGAATTTCCATTTGGTCTTACTGGTGCTCAAAATCAGCCAGGTGGTCAATCTAATTTAGGTAAAATCATTACGTATCAACCATACGATGAAACCAAGAGCGATAAAGAATTTTATGCGTTTGACTATAATCTAAGTACATGGTATTATCTTGGCAAAATTGCGGATACTGGTATGCGTGATGTCAAATTGATGGACGAAAGTGCGGCCACTTATGAAAGTCTTAAAACTTTAACTTCTGAGGGTCTTGCTTTCTTACAGAATTCTGTTACTGTTTCAGACAGTGCGATTCCTTCTTATTGGTCTAGTACTTATGAGTTTGGAGCGTAAATATGAAACTTGAACAGATTAAAGGTCCATTTTCAATAAAATCCAGTCATACGTTTAAGGCTGGCGCTGGAAATTCTTATGTACATATCGGAATTCAGATTCCAAAGCGTCAACCGATTGCTTATTCTGAATACCGTGCATTAAACGAAGGAAAAGAAGATATTATCCTTTTTCCGCAAATTCCTGATTATGACGTTACAATCACTACAAATGAGAGTGAATTTTCATATAAGGTAAATGAGACAGGTATTCTTGAGCTTGATGGCAACTTTGGTTCTAAACTTAAATTTACATTTGAGAAGAGTATGCCGCCAGAGACAATCGTAGATGTTATCTATAAAGATGAAGAAGAATAAGGAGGTAGTATATGGCTAAAGGTAATCCAAACGATTCTACAATGAAAAATAATTTTGTTGCCAAGGTATATGACCCTACGTCTAAAACGTATAGGCCAATTTACATTGCGCCAGATGCTACCAACAACAAGCGTGGTGAGGTTTGGCTTTCAGACGCGACAAATGCGACAGATAGTGCGGCCACAGGTGTTGTCGCAGCTACACCAAAAGCAGTTAAAGCTGTTAATGACAATGCAAACAATAAGCTAGATAAGACAACTACGAACGCGCAATCAGTTGAGTCGCCCACTACATTCACTGGCAGGATTACTGGCAATGGCGGATTCACGGGAAACCTTACTGGAAACGTTACTGGTAACGCCGATACTGCTACAAAATTAAAGACTGCACGTTCAATAAGCGTTAAAGGTGGTAACAATGGTGGTACTGGCAGTGCTAATTTTGATGGTTCTGGAAATATTTCAATTACAATTCCATCAATTGATGCAGCAAGTGTCACTGGAGTGTTACCTTTAAATACCATTCCGAAAGGTGCGCTAGAACGATTAGTACATGTTGCGAATAAGGCTGCACGCTTTCAATTAACTAATACACAAGTACAGACTGGTGACAGTGTTATCCAAGATGATACTGGTGTTATGTATATTGTTGTTGATGATACCAAGCTAAATTCTGACGCTGGATACCAAGAGTATAAAGCTGGTACAGCACTTAATGCAAGTCATGCAACTAATGCCGACAATGCTACCAACGCGACTACTGCTGGTAAAGTCGGTCATAATTTAAGTGTTGGAGTGACATATGGGACTACATCAGCTGCGCATAAACAGACATTTAGTTTCAATGGTTCTGCTGATGTTTCGTTTGATATAGATACAACAAAGCCAGAAGTCATGAAAGCTGCTACAGCTAATGCAGCTGGTTACTCTGGTCTTGTTCCTGCTCCTGCGGCTGGAAGCCAGAATAAATTCCTTCGTGGAGACGGCACGTGGCAAGTCGCAGGTGAGGTCACTGGCGTTAAAGGCAATGCAGAAAGCAGTTACCGCACAGGCAATGTTAATCTTACTTGTGCTAATATTGGCGCTGCCACAAGCGACCATAATCACGATGCGAGTTATTTGAAACTTTCAGGTGGCACACTGACTGGAAACCTGATTGGCCGCACAATTAAACCTAGTGCTAATAACTCTTATACTCTTGGTGCTTCTGATGCAAAATGGAGTTATGTATATGCGACAAAATTTGTAGGCAACTTAACTGGTAACGTTGAAGGTAACGCAACAAGTGCCACTAATGCCCAATCTGCTAATAAATTCAATAACACAGTTGCGTTGAGTGGTGATATTACAACATCTGCTACAAGCTTCAATACTGCAAGTCCTATTACAATGACTACTACTATTGGTAACAGCAAGGTCACGTCTGCTAAAATTGCGAACAAAGCTGTTACGAATTCTAAACTTGCGGATGATGTTGGCACAGTTTATGTGGGTAGTAACACACCTACAGAAGAACACGTTAAACTTTGGGTTAAAATCTAATATAATAAATTTGGGCAAAATCCTATTATGGGTTTTGCCCTTTTTTCATATAGATATAGAATATAATTCTGAGAAAGAAAAGGAGTTTTATGTGAATAAGTTTAATGAATTGACCTCTCTAGGGGGTGGGGCTACTGCGGTAGCTTCTTCTTTAATGGCTGTTCTAGGCATGGTGATTTATCATGCCTAATTTTGTAAATCTTCTTGATATTGTTTATCCAGTAGGAAGTATGTATTTTAGTACATCTAGTGTTTCTCCTGCTAGTAGCGTAGGTGGTACGTGGACACAAATTAAAGATGCTGTTATTGCCGCAAGCGGTTCAACATATTCTTCAGCGGTTGCAAGTTATGGCGGCAGTAAGACTATTGCTACTAATCAAATGCCCGCACATAGTCATTCTGGTACTACTAATAGTGATGGTAATCACAATCACAATGTCGATGGACGAATTATCGCATGGTACGGTCAAGGTGGAGGTAACGTTCTTCAAGGTGCTGGTAATTATTTTGGTTCTGTTGGTAGCTTTGGTGGACAAGGAACAACTACTAATGGAGCGCATGCGCACTCCTTTACTACTAACAGTGCTGGCAATGGCGATAATTATATTCCATATCACTATTCTATTAATGTATATAGAAGAACAGCCTAAGAAGATTTTATAATATTCTTTCTATTAAATTAGAAAGGATATAAATGAGTAATTTTATAAATCTTATGGATATTGTATATCCAATAGGCTCAATCTATCAAAGTATGAGCGCAACATCTCCTGCATCAACGATTGGTGGCACGTGGACACAGTTGACAACTTTTCTCTATGGGTCTACAACCGCTAAACAGACTGGTGGAGAAGCAACACACACATTAATTGCTAGTGAAATGCCAGCACACCGTCATGAAATGAATGAGATGAATGGCAGCGGTTCATATTCTGGATGGGCTTTTGCTACAAACAATGGTAAATATATGCGTTCTCGTGGCTTTTGCGCCGCTGAAGGGAGTGGGCAAGCACACAACAACTTGCCGCCCTACACAACCTGCTTCATCTGGTACAGAACAGCGTAGCTACACTGAAAACGAACAGCGTAAATTTAAGCGAGGTGGCGTATGTCTAACTTCGTTAACCTTCTAGATGTCGTTTATCCTATTGGCTCTATGTACATTTCTTTTAGCAGTACTTCACCAGCATCTAGTATTGGCGGCACCTGGTCACAAATAACTAATAGGGTTCTGCGCGCTTTAACGAATACTAGCACAGGTGGATCTGATACTCAAACTCATAACTTTGACCACAATCATTTTATGTCAATGAGTTGGGATGGAAGTCATAATTTTAATCCAGCATCTGGCAATCGGACTGGTATTAATATTCATAATGGTAATTGTGTAAGTGCGTATGAACCAATTCTAACATCATTGAGCTCTACTCCATCTGCTACTACAAAATATCCAGGCTCTAATAACAATTGGAGTGATATTGGCAAACCGCTTTCAACTGTTACATGGAATAATTTACCCGCCTATCAAAATTGTTACGTATGGCGTAGAACTGCTTAATTTATTTTATTAGAGGGAAACTTTATGTTTCCCTCGTTTTTTTATGGGCAAATTCCTAAAATCAAATATAAATTATTTTCATATTATATTAGATTATGTAGAGAAGAAGGGATATTGCCGAAAATGGATGCTTTGTCGCAACTAGTGTCGCAATACTCTTTCGGGGCTATCGTTATGTTAGTTGTGACTTTAGCCGTTGCCTTTAAATTTTTAAGTGAGCTATTGGAATATTTTTATGAAAAATTAAGAAAATATTTCAGTTATCAGACGCTTAAAGATAAAAAGCACTCTGAGGTTATGGAAAGTATTGCTTTACTGCAAGTTGACATTAAAAACCTTAGCCAAGAAATCAGCAATCAATCGAATGATATTAAAAGTCTCCAAGAGCATGAAAAGCTCACCCTTGAGAGATTGCAAGAAAATTCCCGCAGTTATATCATTGACAAGCATCACTATTTTTGCTATGAAATCAAGGCTATTGATGACCTTAACCTAGAATCTTTAGAGCGCAGGTATCTATATTATAAGGCAGCAGGCGGCAACTCATTCATTGATGGCTTAATGGAAGAGATACGTGACCTACCTAGAATTAATCTTTCCAATACACATTTTTTAGTAAGCCAGAAGAACAATGAAAGGAGTGAATAAATGAGTCAGGAATTAAAAGCAGTTACAGTCAATTTAAAGTCTCTTGACCAAGATATTCAAGACCCTATTGTGGCTGGCGGCGCAGATGCAAATGGTCGCACTTTTAGAATTATATTTGACCAAGAAGCTGCTGCGCAATGTGTCGCAGATACAAAAGTTTATTTGAGCTGGCGGCACGTTCAATTAGATATAAAAGGATATAATGTTTTTACAAAAACACATGAAGACCCTATCGTATGGGAAATTAAATGGCCGCAAGCCATGTTACATGAAGGAGATGTGCTTTGTTGTGTCGAATTAGTTGATTCGGTATCAATTGCTTCTAGCACGAATTTTCTTGTGCATGTATTGTCCGACCCAAACGACGGCTCTGCGTTTGTCGTTTCTGATGATTTTAGCGCTTTTCAAAATGCTGTAATTCATCTTGCTACTCTTGGGGACAAGATGGAAAAGCAAATGGACGAACAACGTAAAGAATTTCAAGAATGGACAAAGGAAGTAAAAGAAATTAAACAAATTGCGACAAATGCATATGATAAAGCCGTTTCAGTAGAAAATAAACTAGACCAGATAGCTATTAACGCAGAAATTAAAATTCAAGAATTTTAGTTACATGGTTTATTTTATATATAAAAATTTTTATACTCAACAGAGAGGGGTTACAAACATATGGCTGATGCAGAAAATGCAAAAAAAAATTAGTTTTTTTTCATGGCTCTGAAACAAAACTAAATGACAGCATTACCGCTGGAACTATTGGTACAAATAGTGTTGTTATTTCTACAGAAGATAATATGATTTATGTAGATGATTCTAAAGTGCCGCATACTCTTGGTAGCGCTAAGTCTAAAGAAGCTCATACTGTTCAACTAGGAGTTGGCGGAAGCGTCGGAGGTATCAAGACTGGCGATGTTATTGAAGCAGGTACTGACTTAGACGCATTAATCAAAAAAATTATTATGAAACGTGTACCCGCTACATATATTGCACCTAAGATTTCTCTTGCGGTTTCAAAAGGTGCTCAACCAGGTAATTATGAAGTTGGTACTACGCTTACGGCAACAATGACAGCCAATTTTACAAAACAAGATGCTGGCGCTCTTACTGCAATTAAAATTTCTGATGGTGCCGTAGACGTACTTGAGGGTACTACTAGTCCTCTAGTTTTATCTGACCATTCAATTACTATTGGAGAAGGTACCACCTCTTTTAAAGCTATCGCTTCTTATGCCGAGGGCGCAATCAAGCAGGATAATCTTGGAGACGATTCCCCAGCTGGTCATATTACTGCTGGCTCTATTACATCAAATGTACTTTCTTATATTGGAAAACGGAACGCTTTTTATGGTACTGGCGTAGGTTCTGTACCTGAGCTAAATTCTGCAATTGTGCGTGGTCTTGCTGGTAAGTATCTTAATCCTACTGCTGGTACCAAACTTACTATTAAAGTTGCCCAAGGGCAGCAGTATATTATTTTCGCTTATCCTGCTACTCTTCGTGATGTAAATCAAGTTAAGTATGAAGAGACAAATGATATTGGTATGGCTTCTAGTTTTACCAAGCAAACCGTGTCTGTCGAGGGTGCCAACGGAGCAACAGCTACGAGTTATAAAGTTTATAGTTATGCTATGGCTGCTCCTGCCGCAGCTCCGATGACATTTACAGTAACCATTTAGAAAGGAGTTATAAATTATGGCTATTGATAGCACAAAACTATTGGTTGCTGTAAAAGCCTATTCTCGTGGTAATGCTCTTCCACTTGATGCTTCAAGTGTCCATGAGACACTAGCAGCCGCACAGACTTATGCCGATTCAGCTATTGCCTATGGCGGTCAAGTTATTACCGCATTGGTTGATGGTGAGTATAAGGCATATATGCTTCAACCAAAAGCTGAGGGCACAGGTTTTAATCTTTCTCAGGTTGGAATTGATGGTCAAATCGACCCAACCAAGGTAAAAGAGTATGTTAAGATAGTAGAAGCTCTTCCAGAAGCAGACCAAGAGCAAGGCGTTATCTATATTAATACTACAGATAACAAAGGATATATTTATACCGGTTCTGGTTTCAAAGTAGTTTTTGAACAGGTTGAAAATCTTAAAACAATCATTGAAGCTATTCAGGCTAAATTAGATAGCTTGACCGGTGAAGGTGAAGGCTCTGTAAAGAAAGCACTTGCAGATGCAAATGCATATACCGACACTATGGTCGCTGGTAAGGCTGATAAAGCCACTACTTTATCTGGATACGGTATTGCTGACGCTTATACAAAAGAAGCAACTGATATTGCAATCGCTTCTGCTATTGCGAAAGCAGACCATTTAAAGCGTGCTATTGTCGATGCTATCCCTGCTGTCGATGAAGCTGATGCTAATACTATCTATATGGTTCCAGTTGATGACCATTATGATGAATACATTCTCGTTGTAGCTGGTGAAGTCAAGAAATTTGAAAAAATCGGTGATAGTAAGGTAGACCTTTCCGGATATTCAACAAAGGATGAAGTTGCATCTGCCAAGCAAGCTGCAATTGATGCTGCTGCTATTGATGCTACAACCAAAGCAAATGCTGCTCAAGCTACCGCTATTGCAGAAGCGCAGAAGAAAGCCGATGCGGCTCAAGCTGCTGCCATTGCCGCTGCTGCTGAAAAAGATACTGCCACTTTGGCAAGCGCGAAAGAATACGCTGATAGCCTTGCGGCTAATTATGAAAAAGCAGGTGCTGCTGCTAATGCTCTTGAAGATGCAAAAGCATATGCCGATACTCAGGATGCTGCAACGCTTGAGCAGGCTAAAGCATATACCGATGGTCAAATTTCTCCTATCCAAGAGAATCTAAATACTAAAGTTGATGCTGCTCAAGTAAATACTATTCTTTCTGAAAAAGTCGGTGATATTGCAGAAGGTACTACTATTAAGCAGTATATTGACACAAGCATAGGTTCTTGTGGAACTGCTAGTGCAGAAGCAATTGCAGCAGCAAAGGAAGAAGCCATTGAAACTTCTAAAACTTACACGGATAATGCTTTAACAATTGTAGAATTTTAGGAGTTAAAATGGCTGTAGTTCGTGTATATACAACTGTGGCCGCAAAATTAAATAAATTACCAGTTAGCGATGGAAATTTAGTTTTTGTTTCTGATACACATCACCTTTATTTAGATTATAATGGTCTACGAATTAAATACAATTGTATCCAAGAATTTTCTACAGATAAGGATAGAATTGATACATTAGCGCCAGTTGAAGGTTATTATTATGTAGAAGAGACTGGCGTGATGTGGCGTTATAAAGATGGATGGAAACAGCTTACTCCTTCTAATTTACAAACTATAACTTTTGGTACTTCTGTTGAAGATTTTCCAAAAGAAGGAAAAGAAACTATGATATATGTTGCTGATAAAGCAATTTATAAATGGAACGCGGCCATTCATACATACATGTGTGTTGCTAATAATACAGAATGGACAACTATTTAAAGGAGACATAAATGAGTCAAGTTAAATTTGTAGCTGCTACTCTTGCTGGCTATCAAGGTCTTGAAAATAAAGATGATAATACTCTTTATTTTGTACAAGAAGAGCAGCGAATTTACAAAGGTGATACCCCATATTCTGGTGGCATTTACGAGAAAGTAGATGTACTTCCTGAGCAAGGTAAAATTAACACCCTATACATCGTAGGCGACAAGGGAGATAATGTTGCCTATTGGGACGGAACTAAGTATATCCAAGTTGTTAAGCCAACAACTGTTGCAGCAGACCTTTCTGCTCTTACTGACCGTGTTGTTACAGCTGAAAATAATATTTCTGCCGCAGATGAAAAACTAGCAATTATTCAAGGTGAAGGCGAAGGCTCTATCAAGAAAGCTGCCGCTGATGCTAAGCAAGCTGCTATTGACGCTGCTGCCACAGACGCTACTTCTAAAGCCGACAAAGCTCTAGAAGACGCTAAAGCTGATTCTGCTACCAAGAAAACAGAAGCCATTGAAGCTGCGACTGCTGAAACTACTAAGCAAGTTGGTGCTGCTAAAACCGAGCTACAGGCCAACATCGACAAGAAAGCTGACAAAGCTACTACTCTTGCTGGTTACGGTATCGCCGATGCCTATACAAAGGATGAAGCCAATACCGCTATTGCTGCTGCCGTAGCTAATGCGCACCACCTCAAGCGTGAAATTGTTAGCGTTCTTCCCGAGGTTTCCGAAGCCAACGAAGATACTATCTATATGGTTCCCGACGCTGGTAGCACCGATGCCGCAGGCTCCAACAAGTCTGTTTATACTGAATACATGCTTGTCAATGGTGCATTTGAGCGTATTGGTACTTCTAACGTAGACCTTAGCAACTACTTCACCAAAGACCAAGTAACTAGTGCTATTACTACCGCTAAGGGTGAAGCTGCTACTGACGCTCAGACCAAGGCAGATGCCGCTAAGGATGCTGCCATTGCTGCTGCCGCAACCGATGCCACCACAAAGGTTGACGCTGCTCAAGCCGCTGCTATCACCGAAGCTGGTAAAAAAGCTGATAAAGCTCTTGAAGATGCCAAGGCTTATTCCGATGGTCTAGCCAAGAATTATGCTACTGCCGCCCAAGGCGCTAAAGCTGATTCTGCTCTACAGGCTGCTGATGTTGTCGAGGGTACTGTCAACGGTGCTATTTCCGTTAAAGGCACTCCCGTTAAGGTTCACGGTCTAGGTACAGCCGCGTACGCTGCTACAGACGATTTTGCTACCGCTGCTCAGGGCGCTAAGGCTGACTCTGCTGTTCAAGCCGCAGATGTTGTTTCTGGTACCGCTAATGGTACAATCTCTGTTAAGGGTTCAAACGTTGCCGTCAAGGGTCTAGGTTCTGCTGCCTATCAAAATAGTAGTGCTTTTGATGCTTCTGGTGCCGCTGCCGGCGCTCTTTCTGAAGCCAAGACATATGCAGACACAAAAAAGACCGAAGCTATTGACGCTGCTGCCGCAGACGCTACAACTAAGGCCAATAATGCTCTTGCTTCTGCTAAAGAATATGCTAACGGCCTAATTGAATGGCAAACACTCTAATTTAAATTAGATTAAGGAGATTGTATGTCTGCTGATATTAGATTTTATACAGGCGCGCAATCAGAGTATGATGCGTTGGGGTCTACTAAAATAGATCCCAACGGCATCTATTTTCTTTCAGATACCACGAGTATCATGAAAAATAATATCAAATACAGCTGTGGCGATATTAAAATTGCCACTGGCTCTGCCGCAGGTATTATCAAGCCAAGCGGAGATTTTGATATTACCTCTGACGGCACACTTTCAATTTATAAAGCGATGTCCGTTAATAGTTTTTCTAACAATAGCGGCACGCTTGAAATAGGTTCTCGTCTTCCATCTTCTAACTTCTCTTGGAATTTGAACAAGCAACCTTCTAAACTGACAATTACAGCAGGTAGCCAATCATTTGAAATCAATAAGACACAATCTGGAACTACGGCAATTACATTTGCGGCACCTCTTACCGCAACGACCGCATTTACATTGACTGCTACTGATGCTCGCAAAGCCACCTCTACTAAGCAGACTACAATTTACTTTTTAAATGGTAAATACTATGGCGTGAGCAATATAACAGATATTTCTAGGATAGATGCGGAATTTGTCAAAGGGCTTACTAGAAATCTAGTATCTGGCCGCACGGGCTCATGGAGCGTCACAGCCAATGCTGGGCAATATATTTATTTTGCTATCCCTGCTTCTTTTGGAACTCCAGCATTTTATGTTGGAGGTTTCGAAGGTGGTTTTAACAAAGTAAAGACTTTTGATTTCATAAATGCAAGTGGCTATACCGCTTCTTATAATATTTATAGGTCAACTAATGCAGGATTAGGTGCAACTACGGTGGAGGTGAAATAATGCCTGTTCAACTTATTGATAAAATCAAACAAAAGAATAACGGCACTTTCAAACTCGTAGATGCTTCTGATATTAATTGGGATGTTAACATTCCGAGTGATAAAGTTCCAGCAGAATATGTTAAAAAAGATGCTATGAACACGGCTATTGCAAATGCAGTAGCAGGTGCGCCGTACCTTAAACGTGTTGTTTTGGCAAAAGGGTCAACTCTTCCTTCTACTGGCGAAGCAAATACAATTTATATGCTACCAGATTTAACAGAGTCTAATAATGAATATACTGAATACTTTTGGGTTAATGGTAAGTTTGAAAAGCTCGGCGGGTCTAAGACAGATTTATCGAACTATCCAACCAAGAGCGAGATGAATTCAGCAATTAAGACTGCATCTGGTACATCTTCGACAGATGCGCAAGCTAAGGCAGATAAAGCACTTGCAGATGCAAAAGCATACACCGACCAAGAGAAAGCGAAATATCTTCCACTTACTGGTGGCACTTTATCTGGTAAAATTAAATATGCGGCTGGTCAAGCGATTAATGACGATAATGATATTGCTACTAAAGCGTATGTCGATACCGTTGCAAGCGGCATTTTGCCATCTGATGTTTTGACAGTTCCTTCTATTACTACTGGCACTATAAATGGTACAATCAAAGTTAAAGATAAATCTGTTGCAGTATATGGTTTAAAATCTGCCGCATATCATGATGCTTCTGATTTTGCCACGCCAGATGATTTAACTTGGTCTTCTATTGAATAATATATCAGAAAGGATGTGAGCAAGATAGCAAGAGTAAAATTTATCAGAGATAAAGAACCTAATATCAAAGCACTCACTGCCGAAAACAAAGTATTAGATGGTGCATTATATGTTGCCACTGATACCGGCACTTTGTGGATGGGTATTTCTTCATCCTCTCTGATTCAGATTAAAGACAATATCAATACAAATACAACTTATAACTTAACTAAAAGCGGTAGTACAATCACTCTCAGGGGCAGTGATGGTAGCACATTTAATGTTACAGATTCAAATACTGTATACGGCAATGCTACTACAAGCGCTTCTGGTCTTATGTCTGCCGCAGATAAGGCTAAACTCGACAGTGTTGCTGCCGGTTCAAATCACGTTACTGTTGATGCAGAGCTTTCTTCTACTTCAACGAATCCTGTACAAAATAAGATAATTAAATCTGCACTTGACGGCAAGTCTAATACGAGTCACACTCATGATGACAGGTATTATACTGAGAGTGAAATCAATACAAAGCTTGATGCAAAGGCTAATTCAAGCCACACGCATACGAAGGCTCAGATTACAGATTTTCCCACGAGTATGCGCGCAAGTGATGTTCCAGCGTGGGCGAAAGCTGCTTCAAAGCCAAGTTATACTATTAATGAAGTAAGCGGTAATCTTCCTGCTTCGCGCATTAGCGGTACGATTGCTGCTGCAAATCTTCCAAGTTATGTTGATGATGTTCTTGAAGGTTATCTGAATGGTGGAAAGTTTTATTCCACAAAAAATTCTAGTGGTGTGTACTCTGGTGAAATCAAAGCAGAAGCTGGTAAGATTTATGTTGACCTTAGCAATAATAAGACTTACCGCTGGAGCGGTAGCGCATATGTTGTAATTTCTGAAACCATTGCTCTAGGTACAACTCACTCTACTGCTGGCTATGGCGATGAATCTCGTGCTGCATATAATCACTCGACTAAGACAAGTGGTAATCCGCACCATGTTACAAAAGCCGACGTAGGTCTTAGCAGTGTTGAGAATAAATCTTCTGCTACAATTCGTAGCGAGATTACTAAAGCTAATGTTACCACTGCTTTAGGTTATACACCGTCAACAACTGATACCAATACCCATTATACTACTCGTATCGTAGCTGGTGCTGCGAGTGGTACCGTAAATGCAGCTACTACGAATGGAAATACTTATATCAATGTTACAGATGATAATGTATTCCGTAGTGGAGTAGTTATCAAGGGCACTGGTGCTACCTCTGTAACATCTGACGCCAGTGGTAATATCACAATAAATTCTACAGATAGAGATACTTGGCGTCCTATTCAAAATAATCTAACTTCTACTGCTACTGACCAATCTCTGTCTGCGGCACAAGGTAAAGCTTTGAATGACAAGTTTGGTTCATATGTTCCCACTAGCCGCACAATCAATGGTAAGGCTTTAAATGCTAATATTACACTTTCTGCTGCCAATGTAGGCGCAGCTCCAGCAAGTCACTCTCACTCTTATCTACCGCTTGCTGGTGGAACTGTTACAGGCAGAATTAATCGTGGTGCTGGAGGAAGTTGGATTTCTGCGCGTAATAATGTTGTTGCCTTCGGTACTGCTGTTAATTCGGGTTCATACAATCCAGTTGTAGGCCAAAAGACTGCTGAAGGTTCTTGGACTATGGGTAACTTAGCTAACGATGAACGTCTAGCATTTTCTTATGACACCGATACGAATTTTAATGCAGGTAAAAATTCTAGTAATGTAACTTATCTACCTGTCGGTGGTGATTCACAAGAAATTATCACTTCTGCTACCATTGGTTCACAGTCTGTAAAGTACGCTACTAGCGCTGGCTCTGTCGCATGGAGTAATGTTTCTGGTAGACCGTCCGCTATGCCAGCCAGTGATGTGCATGTTTGGGCTAAGGCTTCAAGTAAACCTTCCTATTCTTGGTCTGAAATTTCTGGAAGACCATCGATTCCTTCTGTTGGCAATGGTACTATTACTATTACACAAAATGGTGCGAACAAGGGTAGTTTTACGCTCAATCAGTCTGGCAATGCGACCATCGCACTTACAGATAGTAACACTGTATATAGCTTACCAGCTGCTACTTCAAGCACTCTTGGTGGCGTCAAAGTTGGCTCCAATATCACAAATAGCAGTGGTACAATTTCACTTACAAAAGCGAACGTCACTGCTGCTCTTGGCTATACACCTCCTACTTCTGATACTAACACTTGGCGACCAGAAGAGGTAATTATTTCTTCTACTAAGCCTACTGTAGATACTTGTAAAATATGGATTCAGCCAGCTAGTGGTGATCGTAAAGTATGGATAAAAATTTAAAATTATTGGGCAAATTATTATAATTTTACATGTATAAGCAATTTAAAATTTTTGGGCAGAATTATGTAAATGATTCTGCCCGTTTTTCATATAGATTAGTAAAATGATTTAAAATGAGAGGAGGAATTGAATGGGATGTAAATATTCTGTTTCTGCAAGTGCTAATCAGAATACCGTAACTGTAACAGGTACATTTACAAACAACGGTTATACATTTAGTAATGAAACTGAAACTTTTTGGACTGAATGCAATGGTCAAAGGCAATATATGTATCGCACAATTCCTTCTGGTGCGAGTTTTTCTTGGTCACATTCATACAATGTAGGCAACAGTACGAGCGTACGTACTTTTGCTGTAAGCGCTGGTGGACCGAGTTGGGCCAACTTCGATAACAGTTCAGCAAGCGGTTCCGTATCTGTCCCTGCAACACCTCCTTCTGTAACAGTGCCTCCTGTAGTAACAAATCAGAAAGCAGCATTGTCTGGCTCTCTTGTTACCATCTCTTGGACAAATAATGGTTCTGGTACAAGTACACCGACTTCCAATTATGTTGATGTTAAAATTGATGATGATGATTGGAAGAATATTTTAAATAAGAAAGCCACTAGCACAACGTATGCTGTTGAAGCTAATCATAAGTATCAGTTTAGAGTCAATTCATTTAACAGCGCTGGGCAGTCGGCGCATCAGAGTACAAATATAATTTATACAGCGCCAGTTACGCCAAGTGTTATAAATCCATCTGCTGTTATTTTACTTTCTGCTGGCAGATTTGACTTTACGGTCAATAAAGCAAGTACAAAATATCCGTCTGGCAAGGTAGAATGGCAATATTCCACTAATGGCGGGTCTTCTTGGTCTTCAACGCAGACTGCTACAGGCTCAGTTATCAGTGTTAATTCTTCTGATACTTCTCTCAATTCATTTATTATGGGAATGAAGAATAATAGTAATTGCTATGTTCGTGTTAGAATATATAATTATGATAATTCAATTGTATCTAATTGGTCTACAGCAGTAAACATTGCAGTTCATTTACAGCCAATCTGTCTTGTGAATATTCCAGCAGGCGCTAAAATTAAAGGTATATATATCAATAAGGGATAATAACCCTAGGAAATAAAAGGAGTATAAATGAGAATTTTAAACGAGGAAGACGTTGAGATTAAAGAATCTGACGTTGATACTACGAAAGGCTATCTAAGGTCTGATAAGAAATTCATTGTCCATCATGAGGAACAACCCGAAGTACCTGAGCAAAAGCATTATGAAGTTGAACGTTTTGTCTTTGAAGATGGTTCGCAAATGCTTGTCGATGGCAATACGGACGCGCACGTAAAAGTTATTGATGACCAAGCGGGTATCTTTGAGTATGTAGACCAAGGCGAAGATAACGTCTATTTTGGCGCTGAAATTAAATCTGTAATTGACCAGGAACATATCGAGCATAAAGACGCATATGATGAATATGAAGATATTCAGCGTTATGTTTTATATACCGAAGCAGAACTCCAAGAGCGTAAGGAAATGGAAGAGAAGCAGGCAAAGCAAGCTGCTTTTATGGAAAATGGCCCAGACCAGCTTGAATCCAATACTACATCTATTGGTGATTTAACTATTATGCTATCTGAAATTGTTGCAGGAAGTGGTGAATAATAATGGCAGTATCAGCTATGGCCTTTAAAATTGTCAAAAGTGCAGTTCGTATCCGTCTTGAACGTGGTGAAACTTTAGAAGATATTCTCGCAAGTTATCCTAAGCTATCTACAGATCAGACAGATGAACTTCGTGATTTTTATACTCCAAAAGAAAGTGAGTAATTATGGATTTTATGCTAGGTGCAATTGCTTGTGCATTGCTAATTACCATTATCGGCACTGTTAAGAAATTTGTAGTTAATCGTTTTATTCAGATGAAATCTGATATTGATGACCTAAATGAACTTGTCTCTGAAATTGTGTCAGGAAGTGATGAATAATGGCACGTCCAGTTAAAGGTGTTTCCGCACTCGCTTTTAAAATCGTAAAGAAAGCTGTCAAGATTCGTCTTGACCGTGGTGAAACGCTTGATGAAATTTTAGCTAGCTATCCTAAACTTTCTCAGGCACAAGCCGATGAAGTTCTTGAAGAATTCAAGAATTATAAAACTGAATAGGAGATTTTAAATTATGTTTGATTTATCATCTATTTCTACAATGATTATGCCGACCATCCTTGTTCTTGGTCTTTGTGTTGGATACATTGTCAAGAATCTTATTCCTAATGATTCTGTTAACCGCTTTATTCCTCTAATCGTAGGCGTTGTCGGTCTTGTTGCAGGCGTTGTTTCTGCTGTTACTACTGGTACTCCAATTACCATTGAGCTTATCGTTGGCTCATTGGTGAGTGGTTTGTCGAGCGTTGCTGTTTACGAACAATTCAAGAATCTTATGAGCGGCAAGACTAAATAGTTAAATAAAAAGAGCCGCAAATGCGGCTCTTTTTTATTTCCAATAGAAAGGAAAATTATGGATTGGAAAAATATTCAAGCTGATGTAACAAAGATTCTGCCTTGCGACTATACCGCAGGTCGTGAAGGTGCCAACATTACTGGTATTACCATTCACCATATGGCTGGTAATCTTTCTATCGACCAGTGTTATAATCTGTGGAGCCGTTCGCAGACTTCTGCCCACTACGCAATTCAGTCTGATGGTAAAATCGGTCAGATGGTAAATGATTGGGATACTGCTTGGGCTTGCGGCAATTGGTATGCTAATACGCATACTATCTCTATTGAACACGCTAACAATAACAGCAATCCTTGGACTGTCTTCCCTGCTGTTCTAGAGTCTGGTGCGCATCTAGTCGCTGCTCTTTGTCTCTATTATAATCTTGGACGTCCTCAATGGCTAGTTAATGTCTTCCCGCATCGCTACTGGTCTGCTACAGCGTGCCTACCTATCAACGATACTGAGCTTCTTACTAAAGATGGTTGGAAACTTCTAAAAGATATTCAAGTCGGCGAAGAAGTTGCTAGTGCTGTAATGGACGATTTGTCTATTGTTTGGTCACCTGTTCGCCGTCTTGTTCCTGTTCATAGGTCTGATTGTTGGCTAAGCCGCGACCTTGAAGCTACATCCGACCATCGTATTCTTGTTAAGAGTCAGTTCGGTAAAGAGATTGTTGCGTCTTGGAAAGATGTTTGTGGTTGCACAAAAAAGAAAGCAACTAATACTTATTATTTACCAAATGCAGGTGAAATGTACGGTGAAGGTCTTCCTTTAACTGATGCAGAACTCGAACTTATCATTGCTGTTCAGGCTGATGGACATTATTCACATGACGCTCGCCGTGACGATGCTCTTGAAAACGTTCGTTTCCATCTTAAAAAGGAACGTAAAATTGCGCGCCTAATTGAACTCCTTGATGATACTGGCTATACATATTCTGTTAATTACAAGAAAGATGGTACTACAGATATTATCGTTGAAAAGTCTTTACATGATTTTGTTGAGCAATATCTAAATGGCAAGCATTTTACTATGGAATTTGGCTTTGCTCTTGATAAACGTCAAAAGGAACTGTTCCTTGACCGCATTCAAGATTGGGACGGTTGCCGTGCTGGTTATTATTATTCATCTGCCGCGCAAGATAACCTTGATGTAGTTCAGATGATTGCTGCTACTGCTGGTATTGGTACTCAAATGCTTGAGGGCGACCGTGTAAACTTCAAGAAGCAATTCCGTTCTGTTCAAAACGCAAACGCTAAACGTTGCTATGATAAGAAAGTTTCTTGTGTTACTGTTGACACTGGTTTTATTCTTATCCGTCAACACGGGCGTACAACCATTGTCGGCAATTGTCCTGGTGAACTATATGGTTCTCAGAAAGACGAGTATATTAACCGTGCGCAGCAATGGTATGATGCAATGAAAAATGGTTCACAGGCGGCTCCTGCTCCTTCTACAAACAAGCCTACTCCTGTACCTGCTCCTACTAATAAGCCCGCTCCCGGCAAGGCTATTGTTAATGTCCATTATGCTCTACGCAACCTTAATGGTGGCTGGAATGACACAGTAACTAATTTCAACAATTATGATTCCAATGGCTTTGCTGGCGTACCTTGCGGCAAGCATGATTATCTATGTGCTTGGGTTGACCACGGTACTCTCAAGTATCGGGTTCACACTCAACAGGACGGCTGGCTAGATTACGTATCACAAGGTAATCAGAATGACCTTGTTAACGGATGCGCTGGCATCGGTGGTCATGCAATTGATGGCGTTCGTATGTTCTATATTACTCCAAAGGGTGAAAGCTATAAGCAAGTATACTATCGTTCTCAGACTGTTGACCGTGAAGGTTGGCTAAATTCTGTGTGTGATGACGGTTCTACATATGGCGGAGATGATTTCGCTGGTATGTATGGTGAAGCTCTTGACCGTCTACAAGTTTGCATTTCTGATGCTAATCCTTTTTAACTAAATAAAATAAGGGGTATTCTCTTAATTGAGAATACCCCTCTTTTTTTATAGCTTTTTAGAAAGCCGATTCAGTTTTATTGATTTCAATATTTGCCGCACATCCAATACAAATAGCATCTGCGGTATCGCTATCTACTTCTTTTTCATAGTGCTCTTGGATAAAGTCAATGGCGGTTTGTTTTTGTTCTACTCTTTTTCTGCCCCATGACATACCATACTTATCTTTCAGCACCTTGCGCCAATGCGATGGAGATAGGCAATATAGATTTTTTTCGTGTTTCTCGCACCAAAAGAGAATCATGGCTTGAATATATGCTAATTTCTTGTATGTCTCTACATTGCCCATCTGTAATTGAATATCTTCATAGGCAACAGCGTCAAAATGATATGCCGCATATAATTTATCTAAATTCTCAAGAAACTGCGTTAATCTTTTACCAAGCTCTTGGTTTGACTTAATTTCAAAAATACCATACTTTATTAATTTATCATCATCGAAAATTGCTACGCCTGTTACTCGACTAGCTTGGTCGAGCGCTAAAAGACGCATTAAACATCAATCCCCGCGAAGTCAAGTTTATTTGCATATAGCTTAGCAAATAGAACGGTATTCGTTACAGCGCCTACGCCATTTGGAACTGGAGTGATATAATTAGCCAAATCTTTTAGATTGTCATAATCAACATCGCCGCATATACGTCCTTGCGGATCATAATTAATGCCAACGTCAATAATGTTCATGTCTTGTTGTACGTCTACATTACAATGGTTGAAATGCTTCGGTTGACCAATAGCAGATATAAGCACATCCTTATCATAGAAATTGTCTTTTCGGCTCTTGGTATGATAAAGTGTCACGGTGCAATCTTGCTGTAGAAGAAGTTCCGCAAGTGGTCGCCCGACTCGCATAGACCTACCGACAATGGCGACATTAAGACCTGCGAGATTATTGTCATATAGCGTTTGGATAATCTTGAGACAGGCTATGGCAGTGCATGGAGCCTTACGATATGCGATTGGGTCTTTGCTGCCATATAGATGCGCAGCAGATTTATTTGAAAGACCATCAATATCAAGTCGCATTGGAATCATATTATATAATGATTGAGTCGCTTCACCATAATTTGAGATAAGAATGATTCCATTTATATTCGGGTCTTGCGACCACTTACGAATTTGTAAGCTTGCATCTTGAGCTGTATTACATTCAGCTGAGATTGCTGTTGATTTATATTTTTCCGCATTTCGGTAAATGGAGCGGAGATATGACCCAGCTGCCACATCATTAGCTCGATAGATAACGCCAAGAGTGGGATTAAGCGTAGGATGTGGGTCAATAGCAACTGTCTCTAGCTTTTTAATGGTAGATTCAATTATCTTGTCCATATCCGCTCCTTAAATACCTGTGCTGCCGAACGAACCCCTTTTACTTGCCGTAAGATGTTCAACTGGAATAAAATCAATAGTAGGTTGCTTTTTCTGAATTCGGAACTGACAAATACGAGTACCTTTTGCAATAACTACTGGTCGTGTTGCATAAGCAGGAAACATCCAGAGGTCCGAGTCTGATGCAAAGGAATTATCAATTACGCCAATTGAATTTGTCTGTAAGATACCATATCGCTTAAAGGTAGAAGAACGAGGTGCTAGAATAGCTTCATATCCATCAGGCAGCTGACAAGCAAAACCAAGAGAGATAAGTTTAAATTCGCCGGGCTGCATTGAAACATCTTCTGCGATATATGTATCAATCCAATCTGACCCATCTTTTTGCTCTAGCGCAGGGGAATCAATGTATCGAATTTTAATAGTCTCTGAATTACTCAAAAATATCATCCTCACTATCATCGTAATTAGTAGAACGCATAGACTCTGCCGCATAGGGTAGTTCTACATCAAAAATAGGAATAGTAGGCTCTTTCATATCGTTAACTGTAAAGACTGCCTTGACAGCGTAAAAATTATCTACAACCTCTCCACGCTCCTTTACTAGCTTTTCAGAATAACTGAACGCAGATAGAGAATAACCATCCTGCGCGGCCTGCTTCTGTAGTTCTTCACGAAAAGCTACCACGTCTTCAATCGTTTCAACACGATACTCGGCAGTATTCTTGATAACATAATGGCGCATAATTAAATACCTTCCTCAATAACAGGTAGAGTCGTAAGACCCTTAATTTTACTTACTACTTCTGGAATATAACTCTTAGGACCAAGAACATAGATTTCTTGAATACCATATTCTTTTTCTAGATACGGCGTAAGATTTTCTTCAAATTCAGGGAACCAACACATCTTTTGTGAATCGACCTGCTCTGTGTCACCTTGTACCATAAACTTAATAGCTGATGCGGGAAAAGCCGCCACGATTAACTTATTCATTATTCTACCTCAATTACAAAATCTTCTGCTTCAAATAGCATAAACATATAAACATTATCAGTCTTATATTCTTTAACCCAAATCTGATAAGTATCTTCGGCGTGCTGATATTCAATGTCGAGAATGCGTCCACGGAACGCAAGGCACTCTTTGAGTTCTTGAATCATCTTATCATAATTTGGGTTTTTAAGATTGAAGGTAGTGTAATAATGAAGCTCATTATTAAGTAGCATATAGTAATGCTTTTTATGATGCGTTGAAAGCCATGCCCCTACATTGACGAACATTGCATTTACTTCATCCTGTGAAGGTGGCGTAATCTTAGCATACATTTTTTTGCTAATTTCGTAATTATTAATAGTAGTGTCCAAGTTGCTTCTTCCTTTCTTCCTTATTTGTAATTATATTATATCATAATACTTTACAAAAGTCAATAAAAAAAATGAGGGATAGAACAAAATCTATCCCTCAACTTTAAATATCCAAAAGCACAATGTCATTTGCCGCATATGTCTTTTGGAGGTCAATTACTCGTTGATTAGAGCTACCTTTAAAGGTAAGCGTTAAATCTTTTTTCTCTTGGATAAATGGGCCATCTACTAGAACATCGGCGAGTCGCAAAATAGGTTCTAGATAATAATCGTCTTTATTCTTTTTGATTCTCTCTTGGAGTTGTTCATAGGTGTACCCAGTATAAATCCAAATCTTAATATCAGGACGTAAGACCTTAATATTTTCGATAAGGGCTAATAGCTCTTTTAAGTTAATTGTCTCTAATGGTTCCCCACCTAGAATTGAAAATCTTTCTACCCATTTTGGCTGGATAGTCTTTAAGATTTTATTCTTAGCACTATTGGTATATTCGTTGCCGCTATTGTAATCCCATAGTTCTTGGTTGTGACAGTTCTTACAATGGAAATGACAACCAGATAAAAAGACGCTAGCGCCAATGCCAATGCCGTTGCTAATATCCATTGACCTTATTTGAAAATATCTCATTCTTCACCAATCTCATGGTCATCAATATGCTTATAACGAGAAGCAATCTCTTGAGTCTTGCCATCGTTCCAGAAGTTGACTCCCACGTATCCGCAAGTACGTGCAGCAACGTCCATCCTGTCTGTATCTGTATTACCGCAGTTAGAGCACTCCCACCATGTATTCCCATCTTTGTCTTTATGTACATCAATGGTCTGTGATTCGCCGCATACGTGACAATAAGAGGTCTTTGTATTAATCTCACAGTACATGATGTTGTTATAAATACATTCTAGGATTGGATACAAAACGGAGATATTCTGAGATACGTCTGAACTCTCTACGTAACTGAGACAGCCCCCTACGGAATACTTCTGGAATTCGCCCTCAAGTTCAATCTTGGAGAATGGGTCGATTGGCTGAGAACTAGGAATGTGATAAGAATTCTCAAAATACTTTTTATTCCCAAACAGCTTCTTGAACTGGTCTGGATAACGTTCTTTAGTCTTAGTCGCAAACTTGTAACACAATGATTCTGCTGGGGACGCATAAAGTGAATACCCAACGTTCTCTGCTTGCTTCCATTCTTCACACTTATTGGTCAAAAACTTGAGAATTTGTAACATCAGTTCTTGTCCATTCTTGGTGAAATTGTCTTCTCCAATAAGAATTTTAACGGCTTCGTTTCCACCATTATATCCAAGAGAAACTGTAGCATATCCATTGTGAACTAGTTTGTCTAAAGTGTCATCTGGGTCTAGTCTAGCTAAAGCACCATCTACCCATAGGATTGGAGCTACGCCAGCTTTAGTCTTTGAAAGTCTATCAACACGAACTTTTAAACCAGCATGACAGATTTCAGCTCGTTCATCCAATAGTCTAAAAAAGATTTCAAGAAGATGCTCTTGTGATTTATCTGCGTCATATTTAAGTTCTTCTTGTGCCGCAAAAGCTGTATCGGGAAGATTCAAACTAGAAACTCCGCAATTAAATCGACCGTAATATTTTGGTTTACCATCTTCGTCTAAATATGGAGACAGGAAACTTCTACACATGTTATCGGCAGTCACCTGCCGCACTGACTATATCATCTATCCTATTGAATAGTCTTCTTACTTCGAGATAATTGTTATCTCTACTTCCTTTCGGAATAGTCGATACGCATTTAATTAGTTCGGACTCAACTTAAATCTAAGTCCTATCCGAATTCAAAAGATTTTACATGGGCTATAGTTTACGCTTACCCATGCAAGGGAAACAATGACCTTCGCCATTTGTATCTACCTTGATTTGTTTCATTACCTTTTCACTAATATAATCAGGAGTTAGGCGCTTGGCAGAACATTCAACTGCTTTTTTAGTTACATCCCAATATTTAGTTCCGGGTTTATAATTATCTTCTTCAAGAACATATAATAGCTTTGGAAAAGCCTGTGTAACATATACACCTTGACGATTCGGCATACCTTTTTCTCGTTGCTTTAAAAACTCTTCAATAAGCAGAATTAGTTCTTTCTTATATTCTTCTGTCTCGCCGATATACATGAACAGAGAGCAAAATGGTGCCTGACCATTTAATGTAAATAGCGTTGAAATTTGATAATTAAAAGTCTGCACAGAATCAGCAATTTCTTTCTTCAAATCTGCAAATGCAAACTTTTCTTTTAATTCATCTGAAATATCTTCATCTTTATATTTGTTTTTAAAGATATTGTAGCTATCACGAACGAAAGGTGCTAAATGAGTTAATGTAATAGATTCTCCACCATAAGAATTGGCCGCAACGCTAGCCATAATTTGTGTTGTTACTGTCATAGCTGTTAAAAGACGATGCGGTTTGTTGATACGCACATTGTTAATGACTGTGCCATTTTGCAGCATGTCTTCTAGATTGATAAGGTCACAATTATGAAGAGTTGATTGTGCCATATAATCCATATCGTGTTGATGGCAAATACCAGCGTCGTGAGCTTCAATTACTTTCTTAGGGAAAATATAATTACGAGCAATATCTGTGCTTGTAATGCCAGCAAGATAGTCTCGTTGCACAGTAACGAGCTTAGCGTTTTTATTGCTATTCTCTGTTGCCCAGTAACTTTCTGGGTCATTCTTAATCATATCAAGAATTTCAGCATCATTGTGTTTCTGACGTGCAATCTGATGCTCATAACGATAAATCATATATGACTTTGCAACATGCGGATAATCGCCCATGAGTAGTTCTTCAACAGCATCCTGAATCTCTTCGACTGTCATACCGTCATGATAATACTCAGCTTTTTCAAAATCATGTGCAATATCTTTTGCAACCTCATGACAAAACGTCAATGTCCATCCAAGAGTACCAGAAACATCACATGCCGCACGAAATACCGCATTTTCAATTTTAGAAATATCAAACTCTACTTTATTTCCATTTCGTTTTGTAATATATTTAGTCAATATTTTTCTCCTTCTTCTCTTGGTGAATTACTTTCAACATATCTTCTACATTGTCCAAAAGAGGGTAACGAGTTTCAGACGTAGAATTCGCCGCAAACTCACGATTGACCATATCAACATACATCGTGGAACTACCTTCATCGCCCATATAGAACATATCCCATTTATCTTGCGGCACAAGGTTCTTTACATCAAGCTGCTTTAATGCAAGATTGTCAAATGAAATGCTATCAAACCACTTTTCTTTTATCATATATGGCAAAAGGTGTTTAAGATTCATGATACTGTAATCAATGTGCTGGTGAGATTCTTGGTAGGCTTGAATTCCACGACCGAATTTCTTATATCCAAGAATAAGAATCTTTAAGCCATTGTCATAAAGGAACTCATAATTTCTTTCCTTGGTGATACCTGCGATAGTATGAATGACCGCATTAGGAAAGCTGCGGAGCATGGGCAGGAAATTCTTATCAGGATGATGGAAAGAAATGCCTAAACCATAAATTAGCTTTTCATCTGTCAACTGCTTGAGAAACTTATGCTGTTGCATGAAATGAATCTGGTTTACAGTTACAGACGGGATTAGCTTTAGTTCCTTACACTTCTTTAGAAAAGGCACAAGGTCAGGATGTTCTAGAACGTTTCCACCACCCAAGGCTAATTGAGTATAAGGATGTAGCTTGTCAATAAAGCTATCTGATAAGATGTCTCCGTGTTGTCCATGTTTTATTGATTTCTCGTGACAATAGCGACAGTTCAATGAGCAACAATTGGTAATTTTGATGTCCATTGAGTCAGGAAAAGACGGGACTAATTTATCGTCTTTGCTGTATCGAATCATAGTCCCGTCTGCAAGAGATAACGTAACTGTATAGTTACCATTATTGTAAGAAACGCAATTTGAAGGACGAGGGTCAAAGCCTTGAGCCATCATATTCCAATCTTTATCCATCATATCCAAACGCTCCAAACGCTACCATTTCGTCACCAGAAGGAGAAGTAAAAGTTTCACTATATGTTTCAAGGTCGCCATTACGCACATAGAAATCATCTGTTGTATATGCTTCAAGCGAACTACGCTCAGTGTCCCAGTAGCTATCTCTCCAACTATTGTAATCTGGACGCTCATTGAGAACCTTGTCAATATCAAGCACCTTAGCGAACTTATCTCCTGCGTTAATGCGCTCCTGCTGCTCTTCATTGTACTTTTCCGCAAGCTCTTCTAGCTCTTCTGGAGTGACAAAATTCTTATTTGTATATAACTTGTGCCAATCATTATCAAGCCAAAATACCTCGCCATGTTTCCACTTGTCAAAATCGTCTTTTGAGCAGATAGTTAACGTATGTGTTGAGCTTGAATTAGTTTCAAACACTCCTTGTCGTATTTGAAAATCATTTTATCCTCTTTCTACTATATAAAAATTGGTTAATAAACTTTCTAAACTTATGCCCATGCGTTTATTTGGATAAATGTTTACGTTTTAGCTGTGAAACTGCATGAATTAATTCATCAGTATTCATAATACTGGATACGAAATCTGTGCGGCTACATCGATAGCGAAGCACATGTTCATACGAACCATATCCAAAGCAATCATCATATACTTCACTGAAATCTTTCCAGTCTGCGAATGCTCGTCTAATGAATTCCCATTTGAAAGTATGCTCTCGGTTAATAGAACGCTTGAGCCGCACAAGTAAAGGAACTTTCAGATAAAAGCATTCGCATTGTAATGCCCAAGGACAAAGTAGTTCGAGCTTTGTCATACCAACAGGATTAAGGACACAGATATTTATACAATCATCATCGAATGAATTGATTGCAGTGCCATATCGCCACCCACGAAACTCAGTATGCTCGATAAACTTATTATCGTATTGCATTTCAACAAAAGTTTCCAAGTCAACAAAATGATAATCAACACCATCAACTTCTCCTTCTCTTGGAGGACGTGTCGTATAAGAAATAATATTTTTAACTGGAACACCTTGTTCTTTGTAACGTTCAGCAAGTTGTTTAGCAATAGTTGTATTATGAGTAACAATAAAATCTTGTGTTAAATATAAATGTTCTTCATTATCCACATATATGCAAACCATTTGCTTTTTCTTGTTTGTTTTTTGTATATCTACAATATATTCATAATTATAATGATACCTATTTTTTTTGGTATTAAAGTTGTGTTCTACAGTTTCTTTTTTTCTTTTTAAATAAAAACATTTTAATTTATTCTGATAATCGCATAAAATCCCAATATCATAGCATACTCCTGTAGTATATTTTGGCCTTTTATCAATAGAAATTTTTCCAGTTTGTAAGCCCAATGACCAACACAATTCACGTACATCAAGCACTAATTGATAAGAGCACGATGTAAATCTAATGCTTCCGTCTTTACCTATAGACCCATCTGTGTCTAATAATCCTTGCAACAATTCCCATCTTTGCTGAATATCTCCAAATTTATATTCATTTGGTATTTTTTTATCATAACTTTTGACGCATATATCATCAATATATTTTTCAAAAATATCTTTAGTTTTAATATTTATGCTTCTTGCATCTGTATATATAGATGGTTTCATTTCATGCAAATTTTCATTGCTTTGAAATTTCCATGAATAACTTTTTTCTCCAAAAGACTTAGGGTACGCACTGTATGGCAATAAGTCGTTAACGTGTTGAACAATTTCTATATCATTTGATGATAAAGTTAGCCAGTCCATTGTGCAACATCCATCACCTAAAAAGGCTCCAACAATATAAGGATGAACAGAAAAATCTTTCGTTGGGTATTCAACTGGCTTATTCATAGGAATTTTATGTTTTGGAATTCCGTTTTTTGTCAAAATTCCCATAGATAACATCTTTTTCACTGTTTTTTGATTATAGTGACCTTTTGAAGTTGCGGTTGTCCAAATATGCTCTTCATGGCAATAGCTTTTTCTTCCGTCTGAAAAAGTTATTTCATATTCATCTTGTTCTCCTTGGTCAAACACACCTAAAACCGTTGTTGGTTTTCCACATCTGTCAAAAACCTTATCTCCAATTTTTAAATCTCCAAGTTTTTTATATCCCGATGGAGTCGGGATGATAGTTTCTATCGGCTGTGCTTTGCCACTCGCACTCTTACCGCAAATTCCAATTACAATTGGTTTCATTAAACCTCCAAAAATATAGGAGCAAACCTTTTCTTTTCTGTTTACTCCTATATTATAACATAACTCTATTTAATTGTCAACATTTTCGCCATAACGGTTATTAGTCATTTCTATGGTGCCATCTTTATTCACTTTCGTGATTTTATATAATTGATGCGAGTTGGTTTTCTTATATTTCTTTGCTCTAAACATATCGCCATTGCGGTAGCCATTAACTACAATTAGTGTTCCTTTTTGAAACCATCCTTGTTCCATAATCTTATTTTCGCCATTTACGTTTTCACTTACACGACGATTATATTTTGCAAAATAATCTAATGCAAACTTAACAGTTACAACACCAGAATCAGTTGTAAGAATATCGACCTGTCCTTTTGTATTGTTCTTGCCGACTACTGTACCCATAATTCTATAGGTCTTAGGAATTTTAATCTCTTTATCGCCACGCTTAAATACATAATCAGTAGGAGGAGTTGTCGGCAGACTATTATATGATACTATATCATAAATAGATTTATCAACATTTGATAATTCGTGTTTATGATAATAATATCCAAGAGCATCCATTTCCCAAGTTGAATATGTACCTGCCGCATATGTATTCCATTGCTCTAAGAATAACTTTCTATTCAACTTCTGTAATAACATTTCTTTGTTCTCTTGTATATAGTTTTTTGCGGCGAGCATTACTTTATCATATTCTTTCTTCCAAGTCTTTTTATTTAGACATATAGAATTATTTTTTATATATAGATTATCAGTATCGAAATATTTATTATAAAACTTATAGTGTATATCTGATTTGCTTAAATCAAATTCTTCTGCTGTATATTTGCATTGTTTTTTCATTGTTTTATCGAAATTAAATACTTGTTTTTGGAATTTTAGTTCTTTTGGAATGAGTTTATAATCAATTAAAGATTTAAAGTTTTGCATTGTAATACGCTTTTTAGGATTACTTACAATCTCAATATATTGTTTCATAATATGCTCGCGGCTATCGAAAGAATCAAAAGCGCCACCTTTAATAAGAGCTAGAACTGTAGTCTTATTCTCATTATTTTTATCTAAGAAATCTTGGAATGAATTGTATGGACGATTTGCAATAATTCTTGAAACAACTTCGCCGCCAACTCCGTTTAAAGATTTCATTCCATATAGGATAGCGTTGTCTTCCTCGTCTGGTTCAAACAGATAACCAGACTTGTTAATATTTACTGGCTTTACTGTAACTCCATTATTAATCATATTACCAATTGCTTTAGCAATTTTACCATAATTAGACGCGGCATCTTCATCAAGACCAGCATCAACTCGAAGACAAGCTGTATTCCAATATACGACAGGAAAATAGGTAGCTAAATAGACCGTTTGAAGACCAATATAGGAATAAGCCAAAGAATGGATTCGAGAAAATGAGTAGCCCATCTGTGGTTTAATAGCAGTCTCCCAAATGTACTTACCAAGATTCTCATTTGGAGCACCTTGTAACACCATTTTTCTCAGCTCAGGAATCTTGTCCATCTTCTTTTTTGCACAAACTTTTCTTGCAAAATTCGACTCAGATAAAGAAAAGCCGCAGACTTCCATTAAGATTATCATCATATCTTCCTGCTGAGCAGGTGCTGCATATGTTGGTAGGTAATACTTCTCTAGACTCTTTTGTTCTTCCTTTGAAAGACACCATCTATCCATTTCCGCATACCATTGCGACATATCATCTTTCATGCGTTTATATCGTTCTGTTGGTGTTTCATCACCTTGTTCACTAGCCATGAGACGCATGATAGAATTGCAGTTCGCCATTTCAAGGGGTGTGTGCGGCTTTAATAGCTTAATGGTTTGGCCACCTACCTGTGTATCAAATTGGAAGAACTTCAAGACCTTGCCAGAGACAGCTGCTTTCCACAGTTTTTCATCATGTAACGGTAATACAGTAGGATGCAGATATTTATCATACATTTGACGAAGTGTTAGACCAGATTCAATCTTGCCATTCTCCTGTAAAAGATTAAGGCACTGAGTAATTACATCCTGCACTTCCGTCACAAGGAAATCGAGCTTCACATCACCGCAATACTCCGCATTCGCTAGAGAATACTGCGTAATAATAGCACCATTTTTAGCTTTCATAAAGCACGCCGTCTGGTATGGGTCTTCTCCATAAAAGTTAACGCCAGAAGCATGAATAGCTCGTTGCGTAACAAGGCCGCAGATATTCAATAAGATTTCTTGTAGACGAGGGAATTTGTTTACCTCTTGGACAAAAGTTTTATTAGGCTTGCGTTTTTTCTCTTCGTTTCCAAAAAAACAATCAGATAAAGGCCAGACAAAGCCACGTTCAGAAGGAATTAGAGACGATAGGTATTCTGCTTCATCTAGTTCAATCCCATTTGGATATTTTTCTGAACGGTATCCTCGACAAGCAATCTTTACTGCTGCCTTAGATGTAACAGTACCATACGTACAAACTTGAACACATCCTAATTGACCACGTTCTTCCCTGATTTTCTCAAAGACTAGTTCACGTTTAGACGGTGCCAAATCTATATCAATATCGCCTAGCTCGATACGTTCCTTGTTAGAATATCTCCAATAAGGCAAGTCATTGACAACTGGGTCTAGCTGTGTAACGCCTAAAAGCCAGTGGTTAAGACCAGAACAAGCTGACCCTCGACCAGCACCGACCGTTGAGCCGCATTCCCAAAAGAGATTAATGTAATGCTGTAAGAAGATAGGATAAGCAAACATACAAGTCTCAAGTTTATCGCCAATGACTTTGTTGATGTCTGCTTCTTCTTCTAATCTTGCAAGATATGTCTCGTTATTTAATCCTTTTTTGTTTAATTCGTTTTGGCAATAATTTATCCAATAACGTTCTTGCGGATTGTCGGAGTGCATAAGATAATCTAGCGTAGGATATTTATCTACATCATAGAAATGATGATTCTTTTCTTCTTTTGGATAAGAAGGAACTTCTACTTGCGGCACTTGCTGTTTATGATATAAAGTATAATACTGGCATTTGTCAAGAATCTTCATTGAGTTGGCGCATAGCTCTTCATAATCAAGACCTGTGCCGTCAAGATTTTCTATAATTTCTTTTTCAGACTGTAGATAACAATACTCATAAAACGAATCTACTTCACGCTCTCCACCTTTGGAATTGAGAAAAGCCTTGTGTACGTATCTATCTTCTTTTTTAAGATAGTGAGTATCGCATCCTATTACTATTGGAAGATTAAACACTTTGGATAAAGAATTCATTCTAGAGTTGACAGCAAATTGTTCTTCGCTGCGACCAGGAGCTACTTCTAAAGAGAAATAATCTTTACCAAAGATTGATACACACCATTTGATAAAAGTTACAATGTTTTTATGATATACTTTAACTTGTGCGGCGTCTCCTTGCTTTTCAGCTTGAATCATAAGATTAAGGTTATGATTGACTTCTCCCGCTAGGCAAGCACAGCTACCGTGTAGATGACCTTTTCCATATTTTTCGACAATGGCCGCTAGGTCTGACTTTAGAGTTGGAACGCGCTCCATACCTCGGTCAAAATAACTATTAATCCAAGCGGTAGAAGATAACTCGCGTAGCATCTTATGCCCTGTAGCATCTAAAGCCAAGAGGACAAAGTGATAGTAATATTGACCCGAATCTCGTGTCTCAGTAAGATAAATCTCATTGCCGCGAACGATTTTAAAATTAGGATATTTATCCTTATATTCCTCTTGGATTCGGTCAATCTCTACGTGTCCACCTAATGCTTCGTGGTCGGTGATTGCGATTCCCGCAAGACCTAATTCTATAGCTCTATCAATTAGTTCTTTTGGTTTGACAGTAGAATCAATAAGTCGTAAATTGGTTAAGAATAGTGCGTGTGATTATGAATATCAAATCGCGGCACTGTCATTGGCATCACCGTCCTTAATTTGACTCTCAAATGGTTTTAATATATCTAGAATATATTGTTCATCTATTTTATCGTATTCAGTATATGGAATACGTATTAGATTGATATTATTGTCTTCACAAAACTTATTTTTAATTGAATCTCTATATTTTACATCTTTAAAATGTTCTTCTGTGTTCCAGCCAGAATTAGTATAATAATAATGCTGCACTCCATCATATTCAATACATAAATTATATTTTGATAAATAAAAATCAAATTTTAAATGTCTATTTGTTTTTGGATTTATACAATTAGAAAAACTATATTGGGTTGCAAAGTTAATATTCAGCTTTTGCAAAATTGATTGTACTTTTTGTTCTCCTTTTGATAATAAACATCCACAAGAAAATGTCGAATAAAAATGACCAGTATCAACATAACAGATATTACCACAGTCACAAATACATTTCCAAACAAGGTTAGTTCTTCGACGCTGTTCAGTCTGACTTAACGCAACTAATTTTCCAGAACGTTTTCCAGTTAAATCATTCCTGATATGGTTATTACAACGCTTTCTTCCACCTTGGATAAGCTCATTAGATGAAACCTTAATTATTTGACCACAATCGCATAAACATTCCCATACTATATGTCTATCTTTTCTTTCTTCGATTTTAGATATTACGGTTAATTCTCCAAAACGCTGTCCTAACAAATTGTGATAGTTAACATTTGTAGTACAACCGCAAGATATTACTCTCTCTTCTTTTAAGTCTGACGCAGAAGCGTAAAAGATTTTTCCACAATTACATGAACATTTCCATAGCCAACGATTGCGACAATCTTTATTTTGAGTAATACAAATTGGAGTGACCATATTAAAATGCTGTCCAGTAATATCTTCTACCCAAGTACCGTTACAGGTCTGAATTTTCCCTGGCATTCCAGCTTCTTTATTCATTTTTGACACCCATTTGCGGACAGTGTTTGTTCCACAATGTAAATCATCTGCAATTTGTTGATACGTTTTTTCAGGGTGTTGTTTTTTTTGTATTCTAAAATTAAATCTTTTTTACAGCGCTGTTCATTATTCAGATTTTTTGTCATTATTGTCATTTTGTTTCCGCTTTGCCTTTTTTCTCTTTTTCGCAGCGGACTTTCCTTTTTCCTTAACCCAAGTCACTTTAGATTCATCATGAGTCTCTTTCCAGCTTAGATATTCGTCATAACACATACAGTCTACTAACTCAGGAATTCCACATTGAATCTCTTTTTTCATAAAACTACCAGAAAGTCTTCCAGTCATTTCATCTGGTAATTTATTGCCAGTCTTATTTTCGTATAAACGATTCCATTGATACCTAGCCATTTTTCTAGTAAACATAGGGACATCTGTGGTAAAGCCGCATTCTTTATTAAAACAAATTGAATACCAACGGTTTTTACGTTTAAAATTATTAACTTGCTTGCCGTTACACACAGGACATGGGGCCATTCGCATAATCTATGCTACTCCTTTCTATTGGATTTCTTTATAAATATATTATAACACAAAAAAGCCCTCTAGTCAATAAAAACTAGAGGACTTTCTATTTAATTACATTGTACCAAAATCAGGATGTTTATCCATCCACTCTCGGTCTGCTTTAATCCTATCTTCATCTACAGGCTTAATATCACTTGGCTGCTGATTGATAATATCTGACATATAGTTTTCAGTCATTTCCCAATCACTATAAATATCAATCTTGTCGAACTTTTCACGAATAAGAGCATCCATAATAATATCATAACGCGATGCCTTGTGTGCAAGATTCCTAAGCTCTGCTTCTTCAATTTGAAGTTTCATTTAAAATACCCATTCCTCTTCATAGTTTTCTAATTCAAAGTCATCAATTAGAATTTGCGGCGTAACATTCCCCATCCATTCATTTTTGGAGCACGTTCCTACAATGGTTAGCTTCTTTTCACCACTTGTCCATTCTTCAAATTCTTCTCTAGAAGATTTGAATTTCATAATATCAACGCCAGAAGGTAGAGAAATTTTAATGGTAGGATGCCCTTTTGCTTCACCTAGAAGCTGGACATTAACATTGTCTAATGCAATATCTTCTACCACAACTTTAGATTCTGGAATGCCTTGGCCATAGATGTTAAGCTCCGCAATATCAAGAACATATTTAGGGTTGATTCTATCGTAATTCCAAACATAATCAACGAGATAGACAGGCTTAAAATCGACACCTTTGTATTGCTTATTGGTCTTGTCTAAGAACTCATAAAAGTTTTCTAAAGGCAAGGACAAGCCAAATGCAGACCCATGCCCGGAAGCATAATCTACAACACCAGTATCTTCACAAAGACTACGCATATCTTCAACAGGACAATAAGAATAATTACGAGCAGACCCTTTTAGATGCACGCCGTCTTCCTCTTCGACTTCCTGCAAGACTAATGTAGGATGCTGGTATTTGGCTTGGATTTTATTTGCGATTAATCCCAAGATTCCTGGCTCAGCATCGTCTTTGCCGCATACACAAGTAATGATAGCATTATCAGTTAGCTTCTTAGACTGAATCTGATACTCAAAGAACTCCATAGCTTCATCTTGTAACTTAGTCTGTCTGCGTTTAACTCGTTCAATAACGGTAATGGCTTCTTGCCAAAGCGGGACTTCTTTACCCTTTTCACCTCTCTTGGACGATGGAATCATTGTATCACACTTGTAATCCAATAGAGCATTGATAAGAAGACGTTTCTCTACCATTTCACCAGTTCTACAACATGCGTTGATATAAGGAACCACATAAAAGCTAGAACTAAGATAGTTAAGACCATTCATCTTATTTAAAGAAAACTCTTGCTTGTCTACGAACGCTTTAAAGAACTTGTTCTTGACATTATTGTAACCAATATTGACAAGTGCTCTCACTTCTTTCTCTCGATAAGACATCATATCTCCGCAAAGACCAAGAGCGCACAAGTCAACCAAGTCATTCGCATAATCAAAGTTACATATTTCATCTATCTGGCGACAAAGCTGCCACGTAACGCCTGCTCCGCAAAAGTTCTTATTAGGATAATCGTCTAATTGATTATTTACTACAATAGCATCATCAGAATATTTCTCGCAATGGTGGTGGTCAGCGATTACAATATCTACGCCATTGTCATGCAAATATTTAAGATATTCATAATCATTACTTGCCGCATCTGGAATAATAAGAAGACTAGTAGTCTCTATAATATTGTCTAAATCAATGTCTGCTAATCCATGTGTTTTCCCTTCGTGAATAATAAGTTTAGGCTCTTTACCGCATATGCGGTTAATATAGTTTGCAACTATTGATGCAGATGTACATCCATCGCACGTATTTTACCCTGCATTTCTGCATATTTATCATATTTCCTTTTGAGATAAACAGATGCATCTTTATAAATAATATCTAAGCACATCGGAACGTTTTGCCAGCCAGATACGTGTAATTGCCAATTATTATTGTTGCGCTCTGGAAAACGTTGACTGAGTTTATAATTAAGCCCAAAAAAGTCTTGAATAGAATTTAACAGCTCTTTTGTTCCGCAAAGGCTCCATCCAATGCGATTATTTATATCAATACTGATAGAGCCATCACCATCGCTATATCCTCGAATAAAATGTGGGACTAATTCTTGTTGAAGCTCAGGCATTTTTGTAATAAAGGTTTTATTTTCGACTATACCATGAGATTTTAAAGCATCAACCGTTCTCTGTGAAGTTAAAAGAATACGGCCAAAGTCTGTATCTGTTTTGAAAGAGCTGCTACTACTATTTTTGTAAATATTAACTGGATTATCTGCTTTTAAATCTTCTTTGAAATAGTCAAATAATTCAATATCCTTTACACTAATAGTAAAGCCAAAAGACTGACTTTGATTTGCACGCTTACCTTTACGCTTTGAAAGAATATATCCATCAGCCATTAAAAATCCTAACCAATAGGCTTTATGTTCGGTATCTATTACGTCAAAATATGATTCATCAAAATTGTACTTATTCTTTCTTTTCTTGACAGTCCACGAATTATTTGCTTTTCTGCGCCACAGAGCGTCTTTTGAAATATCATATTCTTTACTAATTTCAGCAATTGGAACATTGTTATCAATTTTTTCTTTAATTTCATCTAATTCTACTTGAGTTAATTTCTTTTGACGTTGAGTTTTTACAGCGCTCCAATTATTACTTTTAATTCGTTTACTAATAGAATCACGAGAGAGGTTATATTCTTTTGCAATTTTACTTGCTGACCATCCTTGGTCAACTAATTGTTTAATATAATCAAGTTGCTCTTGAGTATATTTTGTATTGGGCTTTCTATTTTCAAAAGGGTTATAAGGGACTAGACTATCCATTGTCACAAGACCTCCTATTATAGTCGTTGAACGTTTCCCCCACAAGGGCTGGACTTCGCTGCGGATTGTCCAATATTTTCATATTTTTACCATACCATTGACATTACTCGTTGCCACCCTAATATTGCTACAGAGCTTGGTAATGAAAATCTCTAAGGAGTTTCCCGCAATTTAAAGAGTTTTATTTTAAGACTGAAACTGTTTTAGTTAATCACAGTCTTGAAGAATAGTAATCTTAGAACTTATCCACATACAATGATTGATAATCATTACAGCTGCTTCTTTAATGTTCTTTAACAGATGAAAATCATTTATGTCATTCCAGTAGGCATTAAGCCAATTAGCTTGTTCTTCTACTGGAATATCTCTATTATATAAAATTTGTTGTCGAGGTGTCAAGCTATCTAATGTTGGCTTATATAATTTATAATCTATCTTCATCAGCTCCTTCTTTTATATTCATCAAATTTATCACGAAGAATCTCAAAAGGATAAAATATAATATCTACCCATTTGTCTATAATGATATAGGCCGCAATAATACCAAGGCATAAAAGAATCGGTGACAGAAGCACAAGTATCAAAACTATAATTTGTCCAATTGTAACACCCATTATAGCATAATCCTATTCTTAAATAGATACATAAATACATCTTTACCTTGGTCTAATGGACTTGCCTTATATCCTAGAATATTCTCTCTATCGAAAACTACAGACATATTCATATATGGTTTATATTTGTTACCAATCTTAGCAATCTTTTCTTCGACCTTTAGACTTTCATCTGAACCGTATTCATTAAAGTCATGGTCAAATGCGATAACAATTTCTTTGCACCCGGCATCTTTAAGAAGTTTGAATTGATATTTAGACAAGGAACTGCCGCATGTTGCGACACAGATATTATTGCCTGTACCATAATAGGACATATATGCCAGAACGCTCTTTTCACTTTCAGTCACAATGGCAGTCTGTATTTCTCCGATTCTTTCCTTAGCCCAATTCAGACCGTATAAGTTAAAGCCAAGAGCATGATTATAAAGTTGACCATGAACTCGCCAAGGTTTGTATTTTCCTTTTTTCTCTTGCTCTTGGATAATAGTTCTTTGTCGAATACCTACGCACCTATCATTCTGGTCGAAGTGCGGGATAAGGATATTGCCGCCAAGAGGGTCATAATGAATTTGCGCAAAATCGCACACCTCTTTTGAGATGTTATACCAAGAGGAAATAATAGGTTGAGGATAATGCTGAATAATAGATATATCATATTCTGGCAACTCAATGGTATTATCATTGACAGTTACATCTTTTTGCTCTTTATATCTATTGAATATTTTCCAGTCTTCTTGACTATCTTTTAAATCAATATCATTATCTAAATCAATTTGAAGATTTAAGAAATTAACCACAAAATAGATTGCGGAATTTAAATCTACATTCTTAACTTTCTCAACAAGTTCAAAAATATCGAATGCGCCGCACTCAGTATAGCAATTAAACATGCTATTCTCAAAATAATAATATAACTTCTTTGAACCTTCACCGATGCCATTATGACAGATTGTGCGGGAAATGATATAATCAGAATACATTTCTGGTTCTGCGCCAAAGTATTCTAGAATATCATATACATTTTCTGGCTCAATTGATTCTTTTACCTTTGCTTTATCATATCCCAATTCCCGCACCTCCTATTCTTTCTTTTTTTGGAAAATTTCATCTTTATCTATTGGTTTAAAAGAGAAATCAGTTACAAATAAAGTCTTATATCGACAAGTACCTTTATTTGCGCGCATCCAACAAATAACACGATTGAATTTTCCTCGTCGATTCTTATATACGCTTCTTTTTACATTTGGTGGACACATTCCGGGATGCTGTGCCAAAACGCCTTCAATATCTTGAATATCTTCATCTGTACAATCAACCATGATTTCACCATAGTCGATTCGGTTTGCAATTGATTTTGCGCCAGCCAGCATGTTCTGGTCTAGAATTTTCTCTTGCCGATAGCTACCATTAATTTGAGTGCTTGACAAGAGAAAGATATTATTTTCGACAGCTATTTCTTTAAGTTTAGATGACATAAGGAATAGAATCTGGTCCTCGCGTACTTTCATTCCAGTCCCATGTGAGATTTCTTCAATCATCTTAATAGATGAAGTTAAATAGTCAAAGACAACACACTGAAAAGTTAGGTAATCTGTATTGCCTTGTTCATCTACTCGTGGATATTTGTATTTGCGCATATTGCGTTTGATACAATTCTCAACATCTTTCATGCCATAGTTAGGAAGATATTCCATACGAAGTGGCGCTTCTTCTAGAATCTTTACAGCTCTCTTTAATCGCTCTTCCTCTTCAAAAGTAAGCAAGTCCATTTCAACGATATGGTCTTCTGGAATATTACCGATAAAAGCCAACGCCATAGTTGTTAACTCTTCAATATCTAGCTCTACTGAAATATATAAAGTAGGTACTCGATTATATAAACGCTCCCATTTACCTTCATCTGAATAATATTCAGAACATGAAAAGAAACAAGCATCTGCGACACCAGTTCTTGATTTGCCAACTCCAGTAGCTGCACTTCTTAGATAAAAGCGGCCAGGTCGTGCGCCCATAGCGATTGCATCTTCATATAAATCATACATTGCCCAACCACGAGCAGGATGCTGTGCTAATTCATCTACAATCTTTTGGACATTATCACCAATAGCAACAGAGTCATTATCGTTATTGTCTACATATAAATCCCTGATAAAATAAAATTTACCTTCTACATCATCTGCTAATTGCTCTAATGTCGTGCCGTCAAGGTACTCGTCTTGCGCCTGCTTCTTTGCAGAATCTAAGATATTATCAGGGTCATAAATATCAGATACATCTACACCAACATCATCATATGCGCGAAGTAGAGACATCTTTTTTAAACGATTATAATAATACTCGAAAGCATCTAGGTGAGCATTTGCATGAGTTTCAAACATCCACTCTCGACCTTTATTAGCTTTATAGACAGCATATGCTTTCGGCTTATCTTTAAGATAATTTTCAATCTCTCGTGCAAGATGGTCGGTTACACCTGCATTATATAGACTATACAATGCACCAAATACTACCTTATGTAAGTCATTGCAAAAGTCGTGCTCTGAAAAGAAGTATTGTCCATCTGCTGCTAAATATTCAGGTTTCCGCATACAACATCCAATTACCTGTAATGCAGCTACAGAATCATAGTATTTACTAATCAAATATCCTCCCTTCTATTCTAAGTTGAAACGTGGCTTTTTCCTATAGATATTTACATCCCTTGGCCGCACAAATACACGGTGTTCATCTGTAATATCTGTATTTACTTGTTCTTCACTCTGTGCGGTTCTAATCTCTTCCAATCGCTTGAAATAGTTTTCCGCTTCGATATAAATTGATTTGACAATCCATATGCCGCCATTCGACCTACTTGGGTCATTATGCTTTATTTCATACCAATACTTTAAAGTCTTAGCCATCTGCTCATATGTAACGCCAGCTTGAATGAGTTGCCCCATGTTCAGGGCAATTTTCTGATAATCTGCATATGCACCGAGATATTTTCCAGCCATTTTCATAACTGCTTCTCGCTGCTTTTTCAGCTTATCTTTATTTTTTTCTTTTTCCTCTTGGCTTTTAGCATAACATTCATCATGCCAATATCGGTTGCCAATCTTTTTCCAATCGAACTCATAATCACGGTCAATCATTTGGCCGCAATATGGACATTTAACAAGTCTTTGTTTCGCCATATTTTCTCCTAACTTTATAATATAATTATAACATATTCAGGAGATTTTGTCAATAAAAAAGACCGCCCAATTATGGACGGTCTTTAAAATTAAGCTACATCAATTCCATTAGACAGTAGGTCTTTGAGGTCATCGAGGATAAGTGAAAGTTGTTCAGCTTGCTTGGCAGTACAGTCATTAACCTTCTTGCCGACACCAAGATATTTATCTGTAATTTCGATAATCTTATGCGCCCAAGACTGCTTGAATTCATCCTTAGAAACACTATGTTGAATCTTGACAGTCAATTCCTTAAACTCATTCTTCATAGCTTCAAAGTCATAAGTAGTTTCTTCAGGCATCTTTAGACGTTCATCGGTAAAGAAATCAGAATTTCCAATTTCTTCTTCGTCTTTATCAATAGCGTCTGCGACAGCTTTAGAAAGAGCTTCATAAGATAATGGAACTTCTGGAACTAAATACTTAAAATGATTACCGCCTGAAATCGAACCATCAGAGGAACGAAGAGTAAGGACGCGATGCCCCTCTACTGTGTGAATAAAACCATAAATATCAGCTAAATTTTCTGCTACAGCCTTGCAACGTTTAGAAGCAACTGCCGGAGTAAGTTTATTATATTCAGTACCATCTTCGCGAGTAAAAGTACCTTGTGTAACGTGAGAAATTAGAACTAGACCGTAACCAAGATTAATAATCTTACGAAGTGCTTGTTCAAATTCGCGTTCTACTCGACCATATCCAGCGCCATAACCAATATCTTTAATATCTTCAACGCCTGCTTGATTGCAAATATAACGTTCTACAAAATTAGCATAAAGGTCAACGGTGTCTAATACAACCGTTTTAAATTTACCTTTTACAGTTTTATCATCAAGGTAACGAATCATTTTTTTAAATTCTGCCCAAGAGGTTACATCAATGATGTTAATTCCAGGGATTGCTTTCTGTGTGGGTTCTGATGCTAAGAACACAGCATCGGGAAATTCTGCGGCGAAGCGCGATTTGCCACATTTTGGTTCTCCATAAATGTAGGTTACGTAAGAACCAATATCACGAGATACTTTATTTGGCTGAATAGCAAGAAATGGATTATTGCTCATATATTGCTTTCTCTTTTCTCTCTTGGTTTAGTCTTTTACTATCTGCTATTAAATACGATTTAGATAAATAACATTGTCTCGGCGGCAAGTGCTAACCTTATCCTTATATTCACAGCTATTACCATGAACATATGAATAAAGACCCTTATAGATGCGCTTTGCTTCATCTGCATCAGCGCACGCCATACACTGATGTTCATCGCCAGATTCATAGAAAGTCTTTACTGGCTCGGCATACTTTGAAACAGTCTTACCGAAAGTGTTATCGGCAGGAGCCGCACATGTAGTAAAATTAAATTCCATTTTAAATCCTTTTCTATCTCATAAGGGGAGAGAATTTAATCTCTCCCCTGTCTATTTAATTGTCTATTCCTTGACTAGAAAGGCCAATCCTCGTCGTCATCTTCGTCTGCATCGGTCTGCGCTTCAGTCTTAGCTTCAATCTTTGCGACTACCTTCGATGCCTCAAAGTTCTGACCGCCGTTACGATTAGCCTGATACTCGTCATGATTACGCTTAATTTCTGCCATACGCTCTTCACGCTCGTTTAGCTTCTGCTTGAATTCCTTTTTGGTGATGGTAGATTCATCATCCCACTCATAAGGTTCGACCGCAGCCCAAGTAACATCCCAAGAACGAACATGACGAACAACCTTATGAACTACTGGGTCACCAAATGCAGATTCCTCAGTCTTCTCAGTCGTGATGGACTGAGACACGATAGAACCCTTGATATGGGTTAGAAGAGGATTCTTATTAGAAATATCTTGGTCAATGAAGTAATCCATGCCACACTTGGAACGGACATTAACGTCAACAGGAAGAATGCCACCACGATAATCAAAGACGTAGCCACGAAGATTTACAAAATCATCACCATCTTCAACCTCACGCTCAGCCGCATTTGCAATAAGCATATCGACATCGAAAGTTGCAGGATTCTCAGAAATCTCGTTGGTCATAACGTGCATAAATTGGCCCTCGACACGTTTAGGAGAAACAACTTCACCATCACGAGATACAAAATCATTTGTGCCGACAGAACCATCAATACGAACCTTGAGAGCAGAAGTACCTACAACTTCAAACGTATCTGAACCCTCATGGTCAATTAGGGCAGTTAGAATCTCCCATGCGGGATTAGGCTTGCCACTCTTAAAAGTCTCAGTAACGTAACGGAAAAATACAGGGACAACGTTAAGACCCTTATCATCAGTGGCTACATTTACTGTGCCGTTAATAAAAGGAGTGTTGGTCTTTTTAGAGACACGCTGGGCAAGGCGGTCAGTTGAAAATACATATCCCTCAATATGGCATGAATTATTTGTCTTTGAAAACATTCAATTTCCTTTCTAATTTTTCTTTCAATATATATCACATATTATAGCACGTTTTTAAATTTTAGTCAATAACTTTTTTAGGGTATTTCCCGCATGATTTATGCTCTAAACAATAACCGGCTTTGTCGCATTTACACTTAAAGAATAAATCACAGATAGTTTTCCATTCATCAGAATATTCAGATAGCGCTTCAATAATGTCTTTCATTAGCTGTCTAAACTCCCAATAGGCACGAGTACATAGACGCTGTTCAGCCATTGTCATAAGTGTGCGGCTATTGAAACGACAACTAACAGTCGTTGTCATTCCAAGAGGGAGAACCATATTTGCATCTTCCTGCGGAATTCCACATTCCTTTTGCATATAAGTAGTAGCTTCGGCAATAGCTTTCATACAAGAATCGTACATTTGCTTAGCATCTTCATTTGCTGCAATCTTAGGAGGAACTACATAATCAAAATCTTGATATTTGATATAACGTGTACTTGCCTGTAGACGTGTAGGCGCTCCACCATTATGAGTATAAAATTCTCGAATTACCTTTGCTGAATACCCTTCTAGAACAAACCATACTTCTCCAAATTCAAGCGTGCGGAAATGCCCATCTTTGATACAAGAAAGACCACGTTTATAATTCTTTTCTACGTTACTGGTATCTGTGCCATAACAAGGGCCAGCCATTTCTCCAATTAACGTAATAGGATTCTTAATAGTATTACTGTTAATCGTTACTTTTCCCATTTACACCATCCTGTGAATTGAAACCATAGTTAACTGAATTATATACATCAATATAATATTTTTCTTTTTCATTTAATTCTTCTTGCGGACAAAGTTCTACAACCTCAAATGTGAATTGGTCTAAACCTTCTTTAAGCATAGCCGCATACAGTTTATTATCTTTAGGAGTCTTTATGCCGCATCCGCAACGGCAGTGCTGCGTAAAGCGATTTGCAATATCTACAGACTGTCCTATATAGCACTTTGTATCATTTATGTCTGTAATTTTATAAATGCCGCAAGTCTTTTCAGTACCAACAATATTAACGAATAAAGCCTTTGCTTTCTTCTGGAAGTACGTTGACCATATTAGCTTTGAAAGAATTTCTGGATTAGAAAGGCGGTTCTTAAACGAATTTAGAATATCAATATCTGCTTTATCACTATCTTCTATAATGATACGATAATCATCTTTAGAATCTTGAACCGCCTGTTCACGTTGAAACGCTTCAATTGTCGCAGCCTTTTGGCGCTGTAACTTGTCAAGTGAGCTTTGAAGAATTTGAATCTGCTCAATATATTCAGCTTTATCTTCATCAACTTGAGCTTGAAAATCACGAAGGTTATTCATGATATTCTCTTTTTCAATTTTCTTGAAATCTTCAAAGCTCTGCTTTTGCTGTTCCACGTTCTCTTGGAGAGCTTTTAAATGCGCCTTTTCATTTTGAATTTGATATTCAATATGCTCTCGCGCAAGAAGAACTTCTTTGTTGTTCTCTTGAACTATATTGCATGTTTCTTTTTTACCAGCTATAACACCTACACTATAACCACATACGACAAATACAATTGCGCAGACAACAGCTATAATAAATTCAAGAGCCATATTACTTAGTGTATGTTACAGTAATTTCAGGGTCAACTTTCACACCTTCATCGGTAAGGCGAATAAAGTTAGTACCGCCATCAGGCTGTAGTTCACGAACTGCATACCCCTTGCGAACAAGTGATGAAGTAATAATGCAATTTGTAGCCTTATCGGTTAGATGAACAGCCTTTGCAATATCCTTAAAAGTTTCATCCTTACCCTGATTCTCCTGTAAGTGCTTTAGAACCTTTTTAGCATTGTCTGAAAATACTGGCTTAGTAATCGTAATCATATAACTCCTTTACTTTCATTTTATATTTCATATATATAATAACATAAAATATTCCAGAAGTCAAGACTTAGCTGAAAATTTCTTCTAGCTTACAGTCCTGTGCTGGTTTGTCTGAACGAAGCCTAGATAGATAACCATGTCTGATTGTTTTATTCTCCTTATCAAGACTCATGCAGTTTACCTCTACAACCGTTCCAATATATTTATCAGGATTGGCCGCAAGGTCAGCTTTAAGATTATCTGTAAGGCCAGAAGATACACGACCAATAGACACAAGATTTCCTGTCTTATCATATGCGCCAAGTCGTAAAGCGCCAGCCCAACCATAGTATGCGGCCTTTGTGATTAGATTTCCTTCTTTATCTTTATATCCCCAAGTCTCAGATTCTTTACCAGTATAAAGATATTCTGGTGGCAGAACTTCTGTAATCACAAAATCAATATCATTCTGTGCTTGTTTAATTTTGAACATGACTTTTGGCTGTCGCTTGCCTGGTGCGTATAGACCATTCTCTACGCGAAATACCATACCTTCTTCGCCTGCGGCAAGTTTATCAGTTGTAACTCTATCTAGGTCTAGATAAGCATTATCATAGCATCGCGCTACTTCTAATTCTGGAATTAATGGAGTTTCAATATCAATATGCTCGCAAAGATGACTATAGCGATAATCATATGTTACTTTATTCATAACATAATCTTCACCATTATATGCAAGAATATCGTGCATATAGAAATGAATTTTGCCATACTCGCCATTCTGACGTTCAATAGCTTTTTCTGGTAAAGCGCCTAAAACCGATGTTACATTCTTAGATGTACCATTAGGATAATAAACTTCACCAATGATACACGTACCATTAGGAAGTTCATTCATAGCCCAATCTTTAATATGCGGCACTTTATCAATATTGTCGCTATAGTAACCAGTTTTTTTAGAGACTGTACGGCTATAAAGATGAACTTCATTTTCATCTTTGACTAACTGGCTCCAATAGCCGTCCTTTTTCACAGTACCAATGATTGGTGTACTCTTAAACATATCCTCATAATTTTTAGGAGCTTTGCTAACCAGCATTGGCGAATAAATATTTAGAGACATATTCCTCCAATAGAAAGAAAAGGGTAGACTAAAGAATAACTCCCCGTCCACCCTTGTTTGCAATTTTACCTGTGAAGTTCTGCGGCTCAGTAATTGTCATAGATACAATTTTATCATCATCATCTAACTTAATGCCGCACATGCCGCCAGAGCGAATACTACTTGCCCGCACACTATCAGCCATGAAACTAATTTGTCTCTTGGTTGATGTTAATGTTACAACACACCCATTTGTCTCTTGGATACTGACAATTTTGCTGTTGGTTTTAAATGCCACAGAACCTTTAACATTGCGGGTGCCACCGGCAAATTGTTTACCTTCACACTTCTTAACCTTGCCGTCCTCAGCAACAAAGAACATATAAGGCTTATCTACGAATACATCATTGTGAATCGTAATAATCTTTTCATCATTATCAAGATTGATGATTGCACCAATAGCTGTTCCCTTATCCTTTGGGCCGCATTCTTTAATATCTGAAAGAGCAATCCTAAAGAATCGTCCTTTATTCGAGAATAAAGCCACTTTTCTATCCTCAGATACGGTGAATGCAAGGTTGCCATCACTATTATACTTAGAAGGTGAGACTTTTTGTAGATAACCAAGAGGATTAAAAGCAATGATAAAATTCCTATTCTCTTTTGGTGTAGAAGACTTTGCCTTTTTCGTCTTTGTAATTTCTTTTTGGACTACTTTAGTGCGGCGCGGGGTGCTATATTTCTTGCCCATATCTTTGAGCTTTGCTAAGAATACTTTATCAAGTTCCTTTTTATCATTTAAGATTAAATCACACTTTGCAATGATTTCATTCTTTTCTGTCAATTCTTTTTCAATTGATTGAGTATCCAATTTAGTTAATTTCATTAGTGGCATTGAAAGAATTGATTTAGTTTGTCTATCTGTAAATTCAAATTCTTTTTTAAGTTCGTTTGCCGCACTTGATTTATCATTTGAGCCACGAATAATTTTAATAATTTTATCAATGTTTGTTAAAGCAAACTTTAATCCTTCTAGAATCTCTTTCCTTTGTGCAGCGAGATTCTTATCATATTCAGTTTCACGTTTCAAACATTCAAAACAATGAAATAGATATTCGTCTACAGTTTGCTGTAGATTTAAAAGCACTGGTGTTTTACTGATAATTCCATTCTGATTCACATTATATTGCGACCTTAAAGGAGTTGCTTGAAATAGCTGCTGTAATACTTTTTCTGTCGCATATCCTCTTTGGCATTCAACAACTAAAGCTATACCGTTTTTGTCACTCTTGTTATATACATCTTTAATGCCAATTAAATCTTCTGATTCAATTAGTTCTTTAATCTTTACAATTAAAGGCTCTATATATACTTGATAAGGCATTTCAGTAAAAATAATTTCATTGCCATCAATATTATATGTTGCTTCTACAATTACTTTACCTTTTCCAGTTTCATTGATTGAAGATAATTCATCTTTATTAACAATTGTACAACCAGTAGGAAAATCAGGATAGTATTCATCTGCTTCAAATTTTCCTGTTTTAACATATTTACCAATTAAGTTAATCGTTTCTTTAAGATTATGCGGCAACCAATTATTGGCAATTGAAACGCCGATGCCCTGAGCACCATTAACTAGAAGCCTAGGGAAATATGACGGCAATACTACAGGCATATACTCGTCTTCACTAAAGTTCAAAACCATTGGAACGGTATTCTTTTCAATTCCATTCAGCATAAACTCTTCTGTAATTTTAGAAAGACGCGCTTCTGTATAACGGTCTGCGGCAATTGCGTCTCCACCCAAGATTACATTACCATTCGCTCCGTGAAAATCAACCTCTGGTACATTGTTTGTAAAAGGCTGAGACATACGAGCAAAGGTTTCGTAAATTGCTTGGGTCCCGTGCGGCCAATAGAGAGCAGCAACGCCTCCATCAATCTTTGCTGATTTAACATGTGGTTTATCGCTAGTATATTTTTTTGTATACATTTCCCATAGAATACATCTTTGGCCCGGCTTTAATCCATCTTTAACATTTGGAAAAGCCCTATTACAATTTACATCATATGAGCTGTCAATAAAATTCTGTTGAACAACTTCAATAAGATTTGATTTATCCAATATTTGCTTCCTCCAAGTGTTTATTTAAAAACTCTACTCTCGGCTCAACCTTTTTACCATATAAATCATTGAACATATTATTTGCTTTTTCAACATCTTCAACGGTTAGTAGACTGATGTTTCGAGTGGATGGGTCTAATAGACAATATGATAATTCGTCCGCATCCTGCTCACCTAAGCCTTTCATCCTAGTAATTGCTTTAACATTATTCGGATGCTTTTGCTTATACTGTTGTAATGCCACATCATCTTTTAAATATACATAATCATTTTTCTTCGTAATCACTCGGAAAAGTGGAGGTTCAGAACTATATACATGACCATTTAAAATAAGTTCTGGACAAATATACCAAAAGATATTAAGCATTAGATTTTCGATTGCGAACCCATCAAAATCCAGTTATTCTTATATTTCTATAAGCCCTGACTATCTCTTATTGTATTAAAATACAAGATATTATTTCAAACTATGTATCAATAATAGTTTTACTCGCCCGCTCCGGCGATAGTCGATACAACTTTATTTGTAAATCCATTCATGAGTTTTTTTAGAATAAATAGGTACGTTAGTATAAGTTCTTCCAGTTAGCATTTTTTGAAAAGATTCTTCAGAAATACGTTTGTCACTATTCTCATAGACTTCTTTATAATTTTGTGAAACATATTGTTTTCTAAATTCAAGAACTTCTTCATCTGAATATGCATTAGTAGTGTATCTGCCAGAATTATCGTTTACTCTATTAGCGTTCTTTTCTGGCTGTTCTCCAGGGAAAATCCATTTATTCGTTTTCTTGTGGAAATATGGCAAATGCTTATTTGACCTGCCGCATAAAATACCCTGAAAACTTGCATAGGTAATAATGTCTTTGTAATCTTCATAAAGCTCTTTCGCTTGCGCACCATCCGCGTATTTTTTTCGTGCTGACATTATCTGTTCTTCTGTTAATTTAGAATTAGCCTTTATTCCAGCAATCTTTTTGTAATAATTTTTGTTGTCTTCTGTATATACTTCTGGCATTATTTCTGCCCAAGTTTTACCTTGCCATACAGCTTGAAAGGTTCCAAAAGATACTTTATCTTTTACTGACTCATATGCTTCTTTTTGTGTTATAAGTCTATCGTTGTAGCATTTGCGAATAAACATTACATCAGATGCAGATAACTTAGCTCTTGGGTTTCCTTCTCCACGAGAGCCGCAATCTCCTCCTCTATTGCAATTATATCCTTCTTCTATTGCATTGGTTTTATCAATCCAATATGTTTCTAATTTATTTAATTCTTCTATAGAACATTCTTGAAGAATAATTAAAGAAAAATTTTCTTTTCCATATTTGTGTATTGCCCAATCAACAGGAATATTACTTTGCTTATACCTGCTTGGAGAACAATGTTCAACAAATCGTCTATCTATATCATTGCTTTGTCCAACATAAAATTTACCATTTATGTTGTTGACTATCTTATAAATACCTATCATGTTTACACCTTTCTGTTTCTTTGAAAGGCGCTAGATTTACAAAATTTGTCACGGGATTGCCATGTTATAAAATATATAATTTAGGTTTCCCCGTTAGCGCCTATCAACTTGACTTCCATCTATATCTAATATGAAATCTATCATACCATGATTATAATATTTTGTCAAGAAAATAAGCACCCTATTGATTAATAGAAAAATATTACACAGCCAATTTTATTTAGCATCCGTAGCAGTAATAATTTTATCATATCTTAATTTAGATTTATCATAAACGCACTTTGCAGTTTTAGGATTAAATTCTAAGCCAAGAGCTTGAATCAAATTATTGATTTCTTTATTCTTTATAATACTTTCTTGTTTTGCCTTTAACACAGAAAGCATTTTTCCTCGAACTCCGTAAACAGCTTGGAACTTAGAATCTCTACCAGCAACCATATTTGAAGATGCACTTCGACCTTCTGTTAAATATAATTCGCAAATAGAACGGTCTTTTGACCAACAATCAGATAGACTTGTTGGCATTTTCAAAAAGTTATTACCACGTTTCTTATTATTCTTAACTGCTGCACGCGCACGTTTAGCTGCTTCTGCTGCTTTTCGCGCAAGGATAGCCTTTTCAAGAATAGCCTTTGCATCTTCTGGATTACTGTCTAGCCATACCTCTAATTGCTGTCCAAGAGCAGAAGAGATAAATGGATTATCTTCTGTTGAAGTAGCTCTCACTTTAGTTTGACTATCATATCTAATATTTTGAGATACTAAATTGAAAGCAATAACTAGTCCTTCTTGAATAGAAGAACCATCAAGATTCTTTTCTTTATTTTTAATAATTCCATTTTCTCTCGCCCAATTATTAAAGCAACGAGTAATAGTTGACTTTACTGCTGAAACGGGGACACCACTTTCAATCAAAGCATAGTTACAGAATGGAATAATTTCACAATTACTTTTTGACGTAGCAGACATACAAAAATCAAAAATTTGTGTATCTGATTGTTTTTGCTCGAAGCAGCAATGTGTTTTTACAATTTCAACGTCATTGCCAATACAATTTTTAACAATTTCTTCAAGACCTTCTGGATGATAAAATTCTTCTCCATTAAAAATAATTTTTAGGCCTTTACAAACACACGAAAGATTGAATAATTCTTTTTTCAATTTAGAGATATTAGGATGTGCGTCTCTAAAAAATTCTTCGCTTGGATTGAATTCTACAGAAACACCATGCTCTGTCTTATCACATTTACCGGATTCACGTTTAGAAAATTTACCCTCTTCAAAATAAACGGTTTCAAATTGACCGTCACGTTTTGTGGTAGCAATAAGCCAATGTGAAAGAAAGCATGTCAAGCTTGCTCCAATTCCAAACGCCCCCGTGGAAATCTTGTATACAGCATCTTCTGACTTATTATACTTACCACTTGAATTGATGTCTCCATACACCAATTCAAGAACAGACTTACCCTCTTTCATTACATTAGGATAAATACCTTGGCCATTGTCAAAAACCTTAGCAATATTTTTTTCTTTATTATATTCAATTGTAATCTCAGAACAATTTCCAATTAAAAATTCATCAGAAGAATTTGAAATAATCTCACGTAAAAGTTGCGTAGAATCTTCATTTGAACCTAAATAACTATCTGGTCTATGACGAGTAAAAGTTAATGGGTCCATTTTTTGAATAGAATCTTCTGTATATTTATTACTCAATCTTATCTCCTATCCTATTCAAAATATAATTTATATCAATTTTATTAAAATCGGTATAAGGAATTCTGACTAATCTAATATTATTATCTTTACAAAATTTATTTTTTATATTATCTCGATATTGAATTCCTGCTAAATTTTCTTCTGTATTCCATCCACCATTTGCAATAAAATGAGTAAATCCATCATACTCTATACAAGTATTGTAATCAGGAAGATAAAAATCATATCGCAATCTACGGTCTGTTTCTAGATTTTTACATGCTTCAAAAGTTTTTTCTCGTTCAAATTTTATTTGTAGTAATTCTAATTGCGTTTTTACTTTTTTCTCACCGACAGATTTAGATAAGCATCCACAACTATATGTACCGTGTCGTGTTTTATCTCCATATAAATCACGTCTCAAATCGTTGACAGAAACTTTTGTTATATTGCCACAATCACATTGACATTCCCAGTAATGAGTTTTATTTATTGTTCCCAAGTCTCTAATTACTGTTAGCATACCGTAACGTTGACCAGTTAAATCAATAATTCCCATTTTATTTTTCTTTACTGCCCATTCTCGTTGCAGGCAACCACAAGATTTTGTATTTCCAGATTTTAGTTTGTGCATAGAAGTATATACGATACTATGTTTTTCACAAGAGCATTGACATTTCCAAAGCCAACGATTGTCATTATTTTGTTTATCGGTTAATTCAAGAACTGTTAACCTACCAAAAGTTTGGCCTGTAATATCTTCTATATAGGAACCTTTTACAGTTTTAATTTTATTCAAAAATCCTCCTTTCTATTTACAGATATTATATCATTTTCATTTTCAATTGTCAACAAAAAAATGGATGCCGATTATAGCAATCGACACCCATACAATTACATTCGCTTGTTTTCTACATCTTTTAGGAACTGCCTACGGCTATCTACTTCATCCTTGCAGAACTCCTTGAAGTTATTCTTTAAGTTCCTATATTCCTCACGAGATTTATACCAATCATTCTTTGCCCAACGGTAAGCGTCCTCAAAATATTTTGCATCATCAAGCATAGATGCGTAAGACATAATACCATAATAACGTTCACGCATAGCTTCAGCACGCTTCTTCATAATTTTTGTACGACACTTATACTCGGCAATACGCCAACCGCTCCAACGGTTTGCAACATCAACATCTTCGTAATGTGGTTTAGCGTATCCAGTAAACGTACCCCACTTTGAAGATAGTGTTACCGATGCAAGTTTAGTGTTTTCATTCCAAGAGCAATCAATTACTCGACAATGTGCCATTTCTTTTCTCCTTATCGTTTATTATAGGCTGCGGACATATAACTATTCATGATAGCAAATTGAGTAGATTCGAGGTCGTATGCCGCATCTTTTGACGGCTCTGGAATAAGCCTAGAATTATTCTCAATAAGTTCGTCCATCTTCATTACATAATGCTCTGCTTTTGCCTTTGCATCTTCTGACGAATAGACAATATTATAACGCTTAATAGCCATCATTTCATCACGATATACGTTCTCTTTGCCTAAAGAATTACGTTCATCAATCCAAATAGCCTGAGAGAATGGCGCACCGTCAATAAGATAGCGTTTGACAAACAAGTAAAGCCGCATAATATGCTGCAATTCCTTAGCAACATAACCATACTTTTCAATCAGCTCATGGTTTGCAGGAGAATCATGGCAAATCTTTTTTGCCTTTTCCATAGCCATTCCAAGAGAAGAAAAAATTAATTTATGCGGATTAAGGTTAGCAATCTCATTACAATGTTTACGGAGATATTCCCAGTAAATCTTATACTGAGGATTCACAACATAATATTCAGTGCAAAGAATTTCCAAGAAGTTAATATTTGCCTTATGGAGAATCTTAAAATAGTCTCGAAAATCTTTAACTGTACAATGCTCGTCATTGTCCATAATCTCAACCTTGTTGATATGCTTCTTATCCAAGAACAAATCATATGCTGTTGGAATCATAAGCATTTTAGTATCTACGTCTGACTGCTCGTCCCATAAGTTATAATTCATAGAGCCATTTGCGGCACATACGATATAATCATTATAATTATATTTACCGCTGTCTTTAATAGCTTTAAAGTGCTCTTCAACCCTGTTCTGAATCTTATCTACCATTTTTATTTCCTTTCTCTATATATGTATTATAACAGATTTGTTTACCGGTGTCAATACAAAAAAGGCACCCTCATGGGTGCCTTTACAAAAAGAAAAAAAATTAGAAGTGGTAGTTATCATTGATGTAGTCGTATAACTTACCGCCGTTCTCTACATATTCAAGCATCTTGAATACGTTATCGTTTAGAGCCGTCATGAGGTGAACGTCAGGATTTTTAGAATTAGCAAGCTGGCTGTGATAGTTTCCAAGGTCAAAACTATACATGCTTGTGCGTCCATTAATGTGGCAATAATCGTTATAGCTATCAATTTCACAAGTCTCTTGATACCAACTGCGTGAACTATTCATTACTTGCATATCAGAGACAATGAAGATACGAGCGTACTTCTTACCAGTGATTAGCTTGAAAGCAGGAATGATGTTCGTGCCCCAACCGCAGCTATCATTATCGCACATTTCACGAATGACTTGGAACGGGCCGCAAGCCTTCTTGAAAGTCTGTGCTTTAGCACTTGTACCAAATTTGATGAAGTCACAGCTGCCATTGATGTAAAGAGCCGCAGCATAACAAGCACCTACCTCCTTAATAGTAAGATTAGACTTGTCACCATAGCGGTCTTCCATCGAACGAGAAACGTCAAGCATGATAATGGAGTTACCTTCCAGTTTGGGCATGTTACCGCAAGCAATACGGAAAGCAGTGTCAAGCGCCGTGATAACAGCAAAGTGCTGAACCCTTAGATTACGATAAGCTGTATAAATCTGATAAGGGAATACAAGAGACTTCTTGATAGAAACCTCGTTGATAAGCTGGTCTACAAGATTACGCTTAATCCATTTATCATCAACATCCTCTGCGAGAATGTTGTTGAGATTGCGGATAAGAGCGAGATAACCGAGACGATTACCCTCAACCATATTCTTCCAGCTATCCTTACCAGTGGAGATATTGACTTCCCAAGTATCAGCTGCCTCTAGCTTGCCATTCATATAATCATTAACAGTATCACTCTTGGGATGAATGATATTGATAAGGTCATACATGTTATAGCGCTTGCCCTTCATCTGATACTTCATAAGATTGTACTCAGAAAGACCAGACATATAATCTGCAAAACCACGAATCATAGCGTGAGAACGCTTTCCGCCAAGCATATCAACAGCTGCGAAAATCTCAGACATATCATCAGGACGATGACAGAAAGCCTTATAGAAATCGCGCTTGCGCTCAAAGCTCTGACCATTCAGCATAGCCGCAACGAGCTGAGAAACGCTCCTCATGCCAAGCGAATTTCGTGCAAACATGGCACACTTACCAGCGAACTCAGCGCCATACTTATCAATTACAAGATTCGTAAGTTCGATGAAACGAGTCTGCTGCGTGTCTGCGTTCTCGTAGAAACTATCATCCATCTTGCTAGAGAAGAGGAAATTCATCCAATCCTCAAGAACATCCTTCTTGTAATTCTCTCCACCCTCGTATGACATAGCACGCTCTGGCTTAACATTTTCATTAAACTTAGACATATAATCATCACTTTCTCTTAGAAGGAAAAACTTTCCTATATTATAATATCTGTTTATATAGCTTGTCAAATAAAATTTTAGAAAACATCTAGGTCATGGAAACCTGAATAATCAATAATCTTTAGATTACCAAGAGCATCATAACCATAATTGTCAGTGTGTAAATCTGAAATCTTCTCTTGATAAAGAAAATCAATGAAACGCTGAGTTGCCTTGCGGCCATATGTTTCAATGAAGATGCTGCACTCGGTAACATAAAATTCATTATAGATATTCTTATGTTTCTTACGACTTTTGTCAATCATGTCTTTTGCGGTCTTGACGGTCTTATTATCTTGTTTCTTTGAACTATAACTATACGGTGTTCCAGCACAAGAAGAAACATATACTGGAATGTCACACACAAAACCGAGAAATGTAGTCTTTGTAAGCATCTGATTAACTTTATATTTGCGGGCAATGCGATAGATATACTCTTCAGCAGCACAATAATCATTTGCATCTATTGGATATAAACCATTATTGTTTGCATTTTTATATAAAGTAACATCATCGAAACAAAAAAACATTGGGACTTGATTTTCTACAGCACAATTCTTATAATGTGCCAAATCTTTATCTTCTATAAATGCAGTACCAATATAAGGAATTTTGAACACATAGTCTTTAAATTCCTTAAAATGGAATACAGATTTAGAGCAGCCACCTTTAACCCAATCGGCACCAATAGTCTTACCAATTTGTTGGATAAAAGAGCAGAATGTGTCACCATCTTCATTTTCAAAATATACCTGAGATAGTTTCAAAAATTCAGGGTTACAATTACGAAACTTTTTATCAAGAAAAATAAGCATCTCTGATTTATTCATATAGTTTCCTTTCTTCGTTCCACTATATTATATCATTTCAGAGTTGCATTTGTCAATTATTTTCTTTTTAGAGCCGATAGCTTTACCTTTTTCATCTAGAATTGTGCAGATTGGGCATCTTTTATAGACATATTTTAAAAATTCATCTACCCTTTCAGTCTCATTTTTATACATACCAAGAGAAAGAAAGGGTAGAATCTCATTATTTATATGCTCATATTCCGCATATGCATCATCGTCTAATTTTCTAGTGCATCCTTGTCTAGATTCTTCTGGAACATATTCACCTATGCGGCATAATGTACATGAATCATTATCGCACTCATGGCAATGCAAGCTAACGATAGTATAATCATCCATTTGGTTGCCAATTTTTTATAAATCTAGCTGTACTGTAGGGAATCCATGCTTGATACTCTGGCGGCAGAACAACTCTCACTTCTTCTGACTCTGTGACCATAGGAACACCGTTTACATATATCATCTGTGAATCAGATTCAATATGAATATCATACTGCTGTCCATGTTTCAGTTCAACATCCATTGGCGGCACAAGATTTTTATATACCCAGTCTTCGCCAATATATGTATACATTAGCGAGCCTTGCGAATTTCAAAGATAGGGTCATAATATGTTTTGCCAGCTTTGACTTTATCAAGAAACGCTTCCGCATCCTTTTTCTCAACAAACATCATTGCCTTGCTTGAATCAGTTGTGCGCATACCTTTTGCAGTAAGCATACGGAACTGCTTATCGATGTAAGGCTCTTTAGTGCGCTTGCCGTAAATCATCCACATAATTTAATTCTCCCATTCTTCTATAATATGTTTTAAACGAATTTCTTTAGTGAAATTGTTAATTGCCTCTATCTCTTGGTCTTTATAGCAATCATATACTTGGTCAACATTGCCAAGCCATACAAAATGCGTATATCCATCTTGATTTACCAAACCAAATAAATCAAAAGTTTTATATTCAGGCCTGCCTTGAATGATTGCATCTTCGAGTGTCATTAAATCTCCTTAGAGAACTGTTATTTCTTTTAGTATAATTATAACATATAAAAAATGAGCCGTCAAGAAAAATTTGACAGCCCATTTAAAATTTTATTTAGTTGTTAAGGATGTACTCGCGTACTCGTGCTTGAGCAAGACCCTTGATTGCCGCAAGCTTTACAGAAACAGCCTTCTTCTTTTTGAAGAAGTCCCAGAAATTCTCTTCCATAAGCTCGTCAACCACCTTGTTGATAGCCATGCCAAAGAACTTGCCGTTCTTGTAATCAATCTTGTCCATATCAAGAACAATAAGAACCTTATTGATTTCCTTCTCTACAAATGCATCGGTACAATACTTATCTACGAACTCCTTCTCTAAAGAATCAGTACCAGTATAAACAGTCTTTTTCTTAGACTTGTCCTGATGCCACTCGTCACGTACAATTTTAGCAATCTGAATATTGCCCCATGGGTCACGAACGCAAGGATAAGCTTTGATTACGATACCCTCACCGATAGTGCCACTAGGAAGATTATAAATGCATTCATCAACATGCTTGTTTACATCATCCCAAGTCATATTGCTGATACGACAAATGATAGGAACACAACGATAATAGAACTTGCTTACTACTGGATACCATATATCATAATCAACATACTCACCATCATCAGTGTTGAGAATATCAAAGATGAAGAATCCACCCTCAAGATAAGTCTTGATACTACCAGTAAACTTGCGGCCATTCAGCCCATTTAGCCATTCGCCGTATACAATATAGTTAGGATTGTCGAGCAACCAGTCCTTTAGTGCCTTGACTTCAGCATCGTCAGTGTTAGTGATATAATCAGCGAAGCCAGCGTTATCCTTCTCAATAGAAATTTCACGAGTGCGACTACCGCAAGCGATATTTCCATTATCATCTACCCAGATGGAACTTGACGTACCGTCTAATTTTGGCTGCAAAATTACGTCACGACCGATGAAATTCTGAACCTCTGAACGAGTCGAACGCTCAAGATGCACGTACTTATTGAAGTGAGACATTATAAATTCCTTTCTCTTGTTTTCGTAACTACATTATACACAAAATTTTGGCCGTACGTAAGAACTTTTTTCTTCTCTTTTTTCTGTTTCTTTTTGCTACTTTACGTAGTAAAGTAGTTTATTTTTCTTTATTCTTTTATTCTCTTCTTTTAATAAAAATTACTGTGCGAAGCACAGGAATTTTTTTATAATA